AAAAGACGGTAATCCAAATATCTACTCCTTCAATTATAAAGAGGACAAGAATACTAAATGGAAAGGTGTAATGGCTCAAGAACTAATTGGTACTGAATTGTCTGATGCAGTCATTACAGACGCAAAAGGGTTCTACATGGTAGACTACACCAGACTAGGATTTCCTATGATAGAAATTAAAGAATAATTATTCTTCGTCAGCTAATTTTGCGAAATAAGAAAGACTACTATCTTCGCCTTCCTTAGACATTCCTTCATTACCACTTTGAGCACTTGCGGTTGGCTGCGGAGCAGGCCTATGAGGAACACCACCATCAAAAGGTGCTGTATTAACAGGACCAATTACAGTTTCTTCTGCTCTTTGCATACTAGGATCTATCCCACTACCAAGAACCTTATTAAGTCTAGCTTTAAGATCTTCATAAGATTTAAAATTATCTGGCTTGAGGAAGTCTAGAAGAGGATATTGTTGTTTCCATGTGGTTTCAAGTTTTTCATCATCTTCAAATAATGGTGTAGGAGAAGCAAATTCAGCTTTATCGTAATTAGTAAAACCTTCTACCTTACGAATTTTTAATTTAAAATTTGCACCTTGCCAAAAATCAAATGGATTAACAGAAGTTTCATCTTCGAATTGAGGATTCATTTGATCATTAATCTTATCAAATATTTTCTTTCCGAATTTAAACAAAAACGTTTTGCCCTCATTCTCAGGACGTTTTGAATCTTCTATAACCATAATATTTGTATAATAAGTCAAGCGCCTTTTTTGTTTGCGAACAATATCTCTATTAGCTTCGAGACCGGTATCCCAAAGTTTAGAATTATATTCAGAAACTGGATCTTTACTACCATTAGTAGTAAGACTATTTTCAATATACCATCCACCAGGTCCTTGAAAACCATGATTAAAAACGCGTACCCATGGAATATCTTCTCCTTCAACAGGAGGAAGAAATCTAATAACAGCATAACCGTTACCAGCTTTATCTAGATCTGCTTTCCAGAATCTATCATCTACTCCAATTTGGGGACTGTTAATTTTATTAAGCTCTTCGGAGAGGCGGCTTAATGAGGAACCTCTTTTCTTTTTCATATCTGCAAACGACATATTTCTCCTTGTATCTGCTTTGTTTCGATTTTTTCGTTATATCCACGCTGTCATAATATAACTATTATTATAACCTAAATCTTATTGAATTTCAAGTACTTTTTTCAAAGTATCTTTACTACTATTAAGATTATGGTTAAAGAAAGGTTTATATTTCATACACATTTTGAAGTAGTCCGGCCACACTATTGTGTCCTGCAACTCTTCATTAAATCTTGGCATAAAATTCAAGATATCATCCAATATAATAAATGTTTCAATATTTATTTTTTTCGCTAAAACATAACGAAATATTGGAGGATGTTGACCGTCAACTATTTCAAATAAACTGTTGAAATTATTAGGGTCGTCATCCATGATACTTGTACAATCGGAACGGAAGTTGTATTGTAAACTCTCAATACGTTTTTTCCATTCTCGATAAGTTGATACACACCTTTCACCAAATGCATCACCTATCCACATATTTATATTACTTGAAAAATTAGATACTAAAAAATCTACTAATTCTTCACTATTATATTCTCGAGATAATTTTTTAAAAAAAAATTTCTCTTTTCGTTTATTAAAAGATGATAAAGACACGTTACACTTTCCATTGTATTTGATATAATCATAATCAGAAGTAAAGTGTAATTTTAAAGCCGTGTAAGTACTATAACATTCAAATTCATTCATAATATAATTGCAATATAAAGTAAGATTACATTGGTTATAGCTAATTCAATCACGAGAAGAGTGTGATACCAAACCCATCTGGATTCATATGTTTTATCTCTTTCTAATTCTACTTTTGTTTTACCATCTTGTAACTTAGGTAACCAAATTTTTTCCCAACTTTTTTTAATGCTTTGGAACATTTGTTGTCTCTCATATTGGTAATTTAGAAGTTGTTTGAATAAAATTCAAATCTTCCGCTTCCTTTCTCAGCGATCTTTTAAGATCTGTTGAAATTAGAGAAGCAGCTGTTTCATACTCTAACATATGTAATTCACAATAATGTAATATAGCATCCATTATAGGCATCTTATCTGCTAACTTTATAACATCTATATTAAATTTTTCAGGTGATAACATCTTAATCATATTTTTCTTATCAATATCAATTTTTTTCGCCATAATCCCCATCATATTTGTGAAGTGTTTCTGCCTTAGCTATAACTAAATGAGCAAACCGAGTATTTGGTTTTACAGTAGTTTCACCACCAATATTATACAAAGTCGCACCTGCATAATCTTTAAATCCTGAATCATATATTGAACTAATAATTAAAACTCCATTCCTATTAAAAGTACTCCTGCCGAGAAGAATTGCAATTTCACCTTCTGCTATATTTACATGTTGTTTAGACTGAATTTCATAACAAGCACCCTGATCTAAAACAAAGTTACCATTTTCATCGACTTTTTGTTCTATTGATTTTCTATGTTCTTTTTTATCTTCATCCATATGCATTGGTCCTCGACCAATTTTAAAAACCTTATCGACTCGTAAATCAACAGTATTTGGTTGAATCATTGTTTCATCGATATTTGTAACCTCAGTAGAGGCATTCACGGGATGTATAAACATTATTCTCCAAAATGATAGGGATTTTCTTTTGTTTCAAATTTCCACTTTTCTTCTAAAACATCAGTTCCATAATCTAACTTCCACATTATATTTGGTACTGCTGGTGTTGATCCTTCAAACTTAGTTGAAGAAAAAGAAGCACCGTCTTTAAACAAAGGACTGATTTCGTTACGAAAAACATATATTTGATTTTCATGATATAACATGCAAGCAAAAGTTCCATCTACTTCATTTAGATCTTCATTTAATGCTTGATCAAATAACCATTCCGTATCCCAATCACCTTCAAATTTTCCTTCTTTAATAATACCATTATGCCACAAATATGATTTGTCTTTTTCAGCAGGATGAATAAATCTACCTGTTGCTAAATCAGTATTATTAACTTCTTTTGATGTTGGTGCTTGTTGATGCACTACACAATAATCCCAATTTCCATCTAATAAATCTAAATCTAAAGGCCCGTAAGATTTTGTTTGAGATTTAAGGTCTAGACCATCATCGGTATACAAAAACTGAGAAACCGAATGTGATTCTTCCCCGCGGTATCTATTTAGGTCAACTAATTTGAGTAAAAGCTTTTTATCTTTACTTGCTGAAATACTACACATGCCAGTCTATCTCTTTTTGATATGGAATTGGATCCGGATCACCAATATTCATAAATGCCTTAATACGTTCACTACATGAAGGACATACTCCACAACTTTTTCCTTCTACATCCGGATCATAACAAGTTAAAGTATGTTGTAATAAATTGTATGTTCTCAATTCTTTACAAATTTTAAGTTCTTCTGTTTTGCTCAATAAAGAAAACGGTGCAATAATTTTTGTTTTAAATGTTCTATTTAAAACTGTGATCTCATTAAGTGCATCAACAAAAGCTTGACTAGTATCCCAATAACCATATTCATCATGAACTTGAAGACCACAAAAAATATATTCCGCCTTTACCACTTCTGCAAAAGCACAAGCATTACTCAATAACATCATATTTCTAAATGGAACATATGTTACGGGTTGAGGATCTCCTAATACTTCTTTAATGTCAGGCATATCAATATCAGTACCAGATATATTTGCACTAATAGGTTGAACTAATTCTCCAAAATAACCAATATCTAATTGTTTATGTGCCACCCCTAATTCTCGACATAAGTCTTTTGCTTTTCCGCATTCAGCTACTTGTTTTTGTCCGTAATTAAATGTTAAAGCAAATACTTTTTCTGGTCCATAATGCCGGGCCAACATCATTGTAACAATAGAACTATCCATGCCGCCTGATAATATAACAGCGACATTATTTTTAATCTCTGGAAGTTTATTTCTGGCTTCTTGTAAATTCATATTAACCTTCTTCAACAGTCTTGATTAATCTTTCAAGATACCATTTTGATTTTTTTAAATCTTCTAATTGTTTTTCTTTATTTTCATAACCCTTTTCCGTTTTCTTACCAGCTCGTAATACATACTTAACAATATTACCACGATGAAAATTTAAATCAAACGCTTCTATAACATCAATTGCTTCTAAGTTAGTATTACTTTGATAATGTTCGGGGTCTATTTTATTAGCCATGCGTTCCTGAATATGTAAAATATTTGTAATAATCCAAATCCTTTGGATATTTTCTCTCGGGAAATTTACCTGTAACAATTTGTCTGAAGGTATCAACATTATAATATAAAAGATCTAAATTAATATCTTCTTCTTTCATATTATAAACAGAATCAAATGTTGATTTCGGTTTTTGTGTCAATCCATGAATACCTGCATAAGGGGTACCATCTAATGCTGACATCACCGGATTAGAAGTATCTATACTATGAATCCAGTCATAGTCTCTATAATGCGCAAACTCTCTTGCTTGCCAAGTCCCCAATAAATGATGTCTGTATTCTTTCCTGATACATTCTCTATCCATTTTCTCAAGTAATTTAATTCTTTCATTTGCTTGAAGAGTCGGGTCTTTATCCTGCCAAGAATAAACAAAAGGAATACCAATTATTGGCCAGAGCTGACCACCTCCAGCTTTTCCTTCACCATATTCAATAAATGCATTATAACATTCAATCATTTCATCTGGTGTAGAACCTTGAATGACCGGCATAGCATGAGTAGAAGTAATGGGATAATCATTAGCAAATTCAAGAGACCTTTCCAATGTTCTTTTTTTGTCTCCAAGGACATCTGGCAAAACAACATAGTTTGGTTCTAATCTTTCATACCAATCATAAAGAATATCATTATCTAATGATTCTCCTAATTCAAAACAACTATTATCAAGATAAGTAAATTCTCCACAACCTGCGAATTCACAAACCATCTCTGCATAATTTTTATCTTCTAGAATTTTGTGAAGCAATACAAATTGATAATCGCTAATAAAATCTTGATGTTCATCAATTAAACATCTGGGAATTTCATGTGAAATATATGTCATGTTAACTCATTAAAGATCTACATCCAGCTAAAAATTCTCTACGACATTCACCGTCTTCGAATTGCCCTGATGCTGAAAATGTAGCTGTTGAAGATCGAAGATCTTGTATGCCACGGGATTTGACACAAAAATGTAAACCATCAATTTGAACGGCAACATCTTCTGTTTCGGCAACAAGCGCAATCGTCGCGCGTATTTGTTCTGTTAGTCTTTCTTGAACTTGTGGTCTTTTAGAAAAGAATTGAACTATTCGATTTAATTTTGAAAGCCCCAAAACTACATCATTAGGAATATATGCTACAGACGCTACTCCATCAATAACAATAAAATGATGTTCACAATATGATTGAACATTAATATTTCTTTCAAGAACAAAAGAACCCCTATAATTCATTGAATTTTTAATTTTTGTACATTTTGGAAATCTGTCATAATCCATACCCCAAAAAACCTCATTAACATACATCTGAGCAACTCTTTTTGGTGTATCACATAATGAATCATCTTCAAGATCTAATCCTAGATCATCCATAATTTTTTCAAAATGTCCTTCAATATTTTTAATAGATTTTTCAGAATTAAAATTTCCTCGCTTCATTGGAGTTTCTAATCCTAAAGAAATTAAATGCTCATTCACTTTTCGACCCAACTCTGGATCGCATTTTCTACGTACTTCCATTTTCTCCTTATTTTAATTTATTGTTATATTATATAATATTATAAGTACAATGTCAAGAACTTTTTAACAATTGTTTATTATATGGGGGGTATTATGATAGGAATGTTTTTATTATTTTTTGCACTCGTCGAATGATATAATGTTACCGCGGGCATCAAGTTTAATTTTTTTAATACCAAATCGGGTTTCCATACTTTTCTTTTTTCGATCATCAGAAGCTATATGATCAAGGTCTTTCCAATAGTTATTCATCTGTGTGACTTTTTGTTTTGAAGTCATTAAACGTTCTAAAAAATTTTTAAAAGTTTTCATCAATCGTGCTCCAAAAATTTAACTCCATCTCGTTCTTCTAGAAGTTTTCTATTTTTCATATGTTCTGCTTCAATTTCCTCTTTACTTCCACCAAAATAGCCAACAGCATAACCATGTTCACACATCCATTTGTTTACATTGGTCCAGCCCGAAAACTCGTGGCCATCTTCGGTACAATTAATCCAGAGTTCTCCGAGAATTCTTCCGAATTTACCTCTACTGTCTTTCTCTGGACATCTAACTTGAACTTCGATATCATCCCTGTCCGACACAATTGCCCAATGTAACCACGACTTGAGGGCGGTCGAGGAGAGTTTTCCGTAAAACTTTTCTGCCAAATCACGAGTTCTTGATTCTGGTGTATCGATTCCCAACAAACGGATTCGTCCACAATACCTAACATCGAACCCCAAATCAATAACTGCATCAACAGTATCTCCATCTACAACCCTCTCTATTGCCGTTATGTGGTAAATAAACTCACATGGATTATCGTTTTTATATTCAGCCATTATCTTCCTTTTTCAAATTTTGTAGCTGACCGTGCTTCTGTTCCCAAGTGACGGCCACAACTCGGCTATATTCTACGCAGCGATTGCGTAAGAGTATGCAGTATAATCGTCATTGTTTGCGATTAGTTTGATGGACCGTTACGGTGGTACCTCTGCCGGATATCTCTTTATCTTACTTCACAATCAATCGAAATCTATTTCAGCCCCATCAACGAAAGTCATATCCAATAAAAAGTGTGGCATAAGTAATACCTAATGCGAGCAATATAATTATTGCGAGCCACATTAATTTCTTTTCCATAACTTCCTTTGGTGGAGCTGATCGGAATCGCACCGATGTCTTAACTGTTATCTAGATATGTCAACGATATCATCTATATTTATTAACCCATGGAACTCTCATAGAAATATCTTTTTTTTCAGATATTCCAGTTGATTGACCCTTATTAAAAAGAACTATGGGATAATCCAATTCTTCGTAATTAGAAAAATGTGCTGAATAATAAAATTGATCTGGTATACGAATAGGGTCTAATTTTTTCATCCAAAGATATGTATCAAAGCCGCCATATTTTTCAATATCTTCAAATTCAAATTCTTCCCAAATTTTTAAACTTGTATTTGGTTTCCATCCTAATATTGAAGAATTATACGGAGTACATAATATATTTCTATTTCTTTGATCTTCGAAATTATCCATATGTTCCCTCCAACGGGCCCACGGAGCACATAGATAATCTTGTTTTTCTACCCAATCAAATAAACTATCTATATTACCTTTTATTACAACATCTAAATCAAATGCTAAAACAACATCTTCTGTAAACTGTTCTATTATTGGTGAATGATATAAAACTTTGGTCCACCATTTAGGAAGAATTGGTTCATCAAATACACGAAAATTTATATTATAAGTAGTATTTTTAAATACCATTTTTTCTAAACGTTGTATATCTTTAATAGTATATTTGTCTCCTACACATATACATGCAACGGCTCTTCGTATGCAATTTATTGCCATTGACCTATAACCATAAATCGTTTATAATTACCAAAATCTTTTTCACCTTTATACCATATATTTTTTATTTGATTTTTTTCAGTTAGCTCTTCAACATCCTTTACACAATTTATATGATCCGGCAAATCAATATAATCATTAGATTGTAAACAAACAAAAGGATTTCCCTTAAAAGAAAATTGATTTGTAAAATCTTGCATGTGCTCACAAGATGTACAAATAATTAAATGTCTTCTTCTGAGTTCTTTTCTTTCAAAATAATCATCATGTTGAATTACTTTATATTTTGGATTAAATATATTTTTATATTGAGCCATTACTTTTTGACATGCTTCATCTGGATCATATAAATCAATTTGTGTTATTCTTCCTTTGGTGAAACTGTCAACTAATTCTATCAGGGGCCAACCGAACCAAGAACCTACAATTTCTATTAAAAGGGGATAATCCCAATCCGGATGACCATGAGGAAATCTAATACTTTCAGAAGAATCTTTTGTATATTTTTTAATATTATCAGGAGAAGTTATTTTTAAATCATTTAAAATATCACACATCCATTTTTTGGATTCATATTGATCATCAGATATAGAATCATCAAAACTTTTTTCATATTCAGAATAATTATTTTTTATAAATCTTTGAACTTTATAATATGGAGAATTTCTAAAACTTTCTACCATCTGCCTATAACCATGAATCTCTTATAATTACCAAAATCTTTTTCCCCTTGATACATGATATCTGTAATTTGATTTTTTTCTGCTAATTCGGAAGAGCTCTCAACACAATTTTCATGTTCTGGTAAATCAATATAATCGTTGCTTTGTAAAACAAAAATCGGTTTAGGAGTTTCTTTATAATATTCTCTCATTTCACCAATATCAGGCATATGTTCACATGAAGTACATATTATCATATGTCGAATTCTTTTATCATTTCTTTCAAAATAGTCACCAAATTGATTTAAATTATAAGAAGGTTTAAAATGATACTTATATTTTTGAACTACTTCCTGACAAACTTCATCTGGGTCATATAAATCAATTTGTTCAATTTTTTCAACAACTCCTTCTAACATTTCTATCAAAGGCCAACCAAACCAAGATCCAATTATTTCTATTTTAAAAGGATCTTTGCTTCCGAAGTGTTCAGGTCTTAAAATCTGGCACATCCATTTTTTAGATTCATATTGTCCATCTGTAATAGAATCTAAAAGATCAGAAGCATATTCCGGATAAGATTCATCTAAGAATCTTTTAACTTTCATATATGGAGACCATTCCATAGTATTATTATAATTTACTTCATCTTTTTCAAATTGTCCCAAAGTTCTTTCCCATTCACCTTTAGTTCTTTCCCATTCAATCACATTCCGGCGTTTTTCAGCTGCACGTCTTGCTTCTTCCTTGTCCCATTGTCCTGAAGTTTTTTCCCATAAACCCTCACAACGTTGCCATTCAATATTAGCTGCGCGTCTATCTCTTTGGAGAATTTTTAAATCAATTTCCGCTTTTTTAAAATCTTTTATGAACATCCTACCACTATTGAATATTTAACTTTTTGAAAATCATATTCTTCTTCAAATAAAACATCATTCAAATTATTCTGCTCTATTAATTGTTGGGTTGACATCACGGGATTGCATGAATATAAACGTTGTCTATTATTCCCGGCTAAAATGAATTTTCCCTTATGTACTTTACCGATAGGATATGTATCTTCACAAAATTTGTGAATAATGGGTCCCTTAAATTTTATATCATCGAATATAACATCTGTGCAATAAATGTTATCACTTATGAGTTCACAATCTTCACATACATAAGGATCTGAATCATAATATGATATATTATAACCTAATTTTTCTATTTTATCAACATGATAATTCATATACCAAGAACAGACGATATTCAAATCATCTTCATCAAAAAATTGAGTAATTAAAGAATGAATCTTATCATTTAAAACAATATTATATCGATTATTGGCTGAACCTAAATTATGTCGTCTATTTTCCAGTGTACTATACCACAAAGTATCGTATGAATTTTCCGTTCCATATTTTGAAATAGAAGCAGCGAACTTTTCAAATTCTATCATAACTGCTCCACATGTCAAGAGCCCAACCTTTTGCTTCATGCAACTCTACATGAGTTTCATTAGGTTTCGCCCATTTTTTATGAGAAGTATTAAAAAGACATATCTTATAATCAGATCTATATTCTGTTGGATTTAAATCATCTGAATATTTACAACCTATATTATAATTATATACATTTCCTGGTAACCAAAAATCTAAATTATTTTTTCTATGTTCCTGATAAAACAAATATTTGTCATATGAGGGATATGTAAAGAAAGCCTTTTCCTTATTTCTAACTAGCCTCTCATACATATCAAATCCAACATCGTCCTGCCAGGAAACAAAAGAAGAATTAATCGGAGTCGTCATATATCCATAATTAATTTTTGCTGCTTCATTGTTTCTCCAATAATTCCAAATATAAGTTACCTTATTCTTTTTTCTGTCTACTAGATCGGTTATATTATTTTGAATTAAGATATCTAAATCAAACCAAGCCTTAGGTCCGGAGACATGTTTATATCTATCGAAATAACACATCTTTTCGGATGTAAATATTTGTGTCCTTGGAAATTCGGAAAAATCATCTGGTATACTTTCTATTTTTATATCTGGATCTATACCAGTTGAATTATCAGTAAGACATGTAAAATTAAAAGGATTATTATAATGTTTTTTAAGACTCTTGAAAAGCCTATTAACATATAATCTATTATACTTGGTTCCCCATTTCAAACAATAAAAATTTGTCATTTCCATTGATCTCTAAAAGCATCAAAACCTGATCCACACTTCTCAGCACATACTGTAGATTTACCATCTGCACAAGAAGATATATTCCAACTTTTTTGTAATTTTTTAAAGAATCCACCTTCAATAATATTTCGGAGAGGTGTATGAAGTGCATTAATATCTTTTAAATCATCGAAATATGACCATATCTGATTTTCACCTATTTCTTGATAAGCTTTATAAAATCTACCTGCTGTCCAACAACAGGGAGTTACTAAACCTTCAGCACTTATATATATTTCATTATTATCTAATGACTTACATGTAATTTTTGTTTGATCTAAATACTTTTGAAAGGAACCATGACTCTTAATCAATTTATCATAGCTGTTAACGCTCTTATTCTGATTTTCTGGATTAGTTGGTGGCTTAATCTCATTCCCCTTAGTGGTTATCTTTTTATCAACTTTCTTACCTTTATAGCTTTGTACCCACCTACCAGTTTTTTTTCTTACAAATTCGAGTCCGAATAATTTAGCCATTCTTTCCGCTTCTTCGACTTGATGTTCATTATGTTCAAAAATTAAATATACCCAAATACCCTTACCGCCGGCTTGAGTAAATACATCCATGGCATGTTCTACCTTTTTCCAATTTACATTAACTCGATATAAATGATTTGTATCTTCTAAGCCATCTACACTAAAAGTAACCTTTCCTCTAGATCCTAATATTAAAACTAATTCTTTCCACCAATCATCATCTCTAGCTCCAGCATTTGTAGTCATATGAAGATACATTTTAGGATTATTAACTCTAAGATATCTAAAAATGGAAAGCGTATCATTAGACACAAGTGGGTCTCCATGATTACCACACATCAATAAAGAATTTAATTGATGAACAAAATCTATATCAACCATGCTCATGAAATTATTCAAAGATAATTCAGCATTTTTCATATGTCGATTATTTGTCCTGTCACACATCGGGCATTGTGCTTGACATCTTTGTGTTGGTTCTAAATGAATATGTTTTATTTGATCCGAAATATACATTTAATAAAAACTTTCAAACTCTGGCCACTCATTAAGTAAATTAGTTTTATTTCTTTTATCACATAATTTAAGAAAATTCATTCCTTCTATAAAAATATTATTATCAACCGGAATATTTAATTTTAATAAATTTTTTATATCATCAGAAATATATCTTTGATTTTTGCCTTGATATAATTTTTTCACTCCGTTTGGCAAACAATCTATTGTAAAATAACCGGGAACAACTAATAAATTTGATAATGGTGATAATATATTAAAATTCTCTTTTAAATAAATTTGTATCTCATCTAAGTAACCAACATTTAATGTTTGAACCGTAACTTCAAATCCTATAGGATATGTTGATTGTAATTTTTTAATATTCTCGATCTTTTTTTTCCAAACAGTTCCGGTTCTAATATATTCTTCTTTTTTATCAATCCCATCTATAGAAATATTAAAATATAATTTTTTAAATGCTTTTTTATATTGAAATAAATGTCCGGGAATTTTTGTGGCGTTAGTAAGAGTAGATATTTTTATTTTTTTTGAAAATCCATGACCGATAAGCCACTCTAAAAAATCATAATAACCATCGGTCATTAGCGGTTCGCCACCCGAAATAATTATTCTTGTTACAGAAGGTAAAATCTCTTTTAAATCTTCATAAGTTTTTTTATTAAAAGTATTTTCATATATTGGCCATTCTCCTTCATTATATTTTTCCTTATGTTGCGACCAGGCGGACGAAGATTGTGGACCGCACATCAAACATTTGAGATTACATAAATTTCCAAATTTAATTTTAAAGGTTGGGTTATTGGGAATTAATTTTTTGCCTTGTTTAAATTTTTCTACTTGTCCCTCATAATCATTCTTTAAACTTTCTTTTCTTCTGGAATTCAATCCGCGATCTTCTCGTTTCCAACAGGATTGACAAATATCTAATCTTTTATTTTCTAAAAAAGCTTTTCTTTTATCGTTGATATAATCAGAATTAAAATATTCTAAAATAGAATACTTATCACTGAACATTTTAGATTCACCTAGATTATCACAGCATAATTGATATTCATTAAATGAAGAAACAGTAAATTGTGTAAACGGGAGAGCGCAGAAATTTTTTAATTTTTCCATAGAGGAAATTTATTTTCAGGTTTTCTTTTTGGAATTTTACTATCTGCAGAACTTACACAATTATCAGTTATGCAAGGCATGAGCTTATCAAATAATTTAAATCCGGTTTCAATATTTCCTAGAGGTACATCTGAGCAAGAATATGACCGCTTAATGCTCCCACAAGGCTCGCGTATAATAATACTACGATACCCCGACGAACAGATCCAGCCTTTGAATTCATTAAAATTAAACGCATTAAATCTCTCAGCTTGATCCACTTCATATATATTTCCTTTTGAATCTACTAAATCTATTTCACGTTCTGTTGGTCTGGAATCATTATGTAAAATATCTAACTGTCCTTGTGTATATCCATCTACAACTTTTGTAGCTGTCGGATTTGATTGTGGTTTTAGTGTTGTGTGTATACCACGATCTTTAAAATATAAAACATGTTCTGTTAGTTCCCAAAATCTTTCCGGAATCATCACCATATTAATTGTTATTCTAATTCCATTATCTTGAAGGAAAACTAATTTATCAGCAAAATCTGCTATCTTATCTTGTGTATTTAAAGCTTCAAAATGTGCGGAAGCAGTAATAGAAGCCTTATCAAATTTATTCGCGTATTTAATATATGTTTCAAACCATTTTATTTTACGAGAACAATTTGAAGTCATATGTATGCGCTGACGATTACAATTATCTTCATCATCTGCAAGGTGTTGTAGTATATCCAAATAGCCGGGATGAAAGGTCGGCTCTCCTCCGGATAAAGACCAATTGAAAGAATTAAATCCTTGTTTTCTTGCTTGTTTTTTTATGCTATCAATTGTCTTAATACAAAGTTCAGTTGGTCTATGATCTTTTTTATCTGATCTAGCATACGGCCAACAATAGGAACATTTGTAATTACAAAATCTACCTAACAACCAAGATATTGTAAACGTATCTCGATACAACATTGTTTTAGTACCGAGAGCCTCAATATCCTTCCATGGTATTTTTGTAAAATCTTCTTCATTGTGTCGCATGAACAAAATCAAATTGTTTAGGTGTATAATTCATTAAATTCATTTCATTATCCATATCCCATAAAGGGGCTGTCAATGTGTGAACATTTTTAAATTTTCCTTTAAATCTTGCATACACCTTTGTTATTAATTCTTCATACTTTGGCAAATACATAATTTTAATTTTACAAGGTAAATTTACTTCTTCACAAAATCGTTCTAATTTATTAATATATCTATCATTAATAAATTCTGGATGTATTGAAAAATTTATCAATGAAAGTTTATTTAATTCTTTTAAATAGGATACTTGCCTGGTGCCGTTAGTTAAAGTCCAAATTGTCGCTTCGGGTACTTTTTCTTTTAACCATTTTACAAAATCTATATAATGAGGAATAAGAGTTGGTTCTCCTCCTGAAATAGTTATTTTTTTAACATTTAAGGGATTAACTTTGGTCCAGGCTTCTTGCATTCTCTCCAAGGAAGTCCAGGAGCCTTTATAATCATGGCTACGAGGGTCACAATAAGTGCAGCTGAAATTACACCTACGATCAGTATAATAATCAACGGCAACACCAACATCACTCGTAACAGCGTAAATTTTATCATGGGGTTCTAACTTTCCTTTTAGTCTCATATTGTCTATCATTAATAAATGATCTTCGGTCCGACCTTTTGGCATCGCTATATCAGTACCACAAAAACAATTTTCATTAGGACATACTATTGTTTTAGGTTCTGTATATTCATCTATTGAAACCGGATAAGGTGTCCTACATACCGCAGTGCCTACCTCCCACCATGCAGCATCAATAATATAATTCGTTTGTTTACAATGCCATCCTTTAAAATTAGTTCTATTTTTAATAGTTTGATCATCACAAGATTTTAAACCATGGTCGGTTAAAACTTTAAGCATTTAGAGACCTCGTAATATATTTCTTCACATTTATTTGGAAGATAATCCCTTTTATTCATCCAGTTAATTAATTTAATGCAATAATTTTTATCGAATACATTTGTCTTTAAGAAATTTATTATTTCTTTCTGTAAAAAATTATTATTATTATTTATTATAATATCTTTTACGCTAGAAGGTAAATAAGATGCGTTTAACCATTCTGGTGCGTCTAAAAAATCATATGATATAGTATTATTGGTTATCCCTTTTGATTCTATCCACTTAATCGTATCAGTTAAGTCTGTGCTATTAAGGGTATGAAAGACGTAATGAGGTATTACGAAAAAATGCTTTAATTGTTTATCAAAATTTCTTTCAAATCGAGACCATTTAGTTCCATATCTAACGAATTCTGCTACATCACCAATTCCGTCAATACTAACATTATAATTCAAACTCTTGAATCTGGTAAGATATTCTCTCCATTTTTCATTTGGGAAAATAGAATTATTTGTAACAATCATTAAATTAATATTTTCAATTTTAAGAGTATTAAACAATTCTAAATACAGTGGATCCATAAATGGCTCACCACCAAGAATTTTTAAATCTTCTAACTCACTTAAATCTAAATCTGGTAATGAATTTTTATGTAATTTTCCACCAATTGCCGAACTGAATTTGGAATTACAACCCATGCATTTAAAATTACATAAATTGGAAGCGGAAAATTCTAATTCCTTTATTTTTGGATTTTGAATATATTTTTTATCATATTTGCTATTGAAATTTTTGCGATAACTAGGTTTGCCTATTTCGTCATCTCTATAACATTTTTCGCAACCCTCAATCCATTCATCTTTAAGCATTTTTGATCTAAGGTCTATATTTTCAGGACCATTAAATGCTTGAAATAGACTATCATATTTTGGATAAATTCTTTTATCAAAAATGCAACATGGATTTATTTCTCCAGACGGATTCAATTGTATATGAGTAAAGGGCGCCATGCAAAAATGTTTCATTTTACGCGGACCAATTCATTATGTTCATCTATTTGATAATTTTGAAAATAGTCATTGAAATTTTGATTCCATACCATATCAGATTTTTTTCTATAAATTAAAAATCTATTATATTCATGATATCGTGGTTTAAAGCTTTTAATATATTTAACTATGCGATGTAATTTTTCCAGAGTCTGTTCATGCTTTACCCAATACATGTGTCCAGTTTTTTCGGAAACTCTGTCTATAGGTTTATCAAAATATGATTTAATTAGTTCCTCTGTTTTTTCTATATCTTTCATTGTTTCTTTTTCAAAATCTAATAATATCAATGAGGGATCTAAATATTTTGGGGATTGCACTATGGATATATTCACAGATGCTTCTAAACTTATAAAAGATTCAAATACATCATAAATGTCCAGCATTTGATATATTGATGTTGTACATGTAATATCCAACCAGGTATAATCATTATGTTCTCTAAATTTTTTAATATTTTTTTCTAATTGATCCCATGTTCCACCATTCCTAAAATAAGAATAAAATGTCCTGCCGGCATCAACCGATATTGTAATGGTAGAGGTATTAAATGGTAATAATAATTCAGATAATTTAACAACATCAAAATCAGAATTAAAATTAGAATGGAAACTAAGATGTATATTAGAAGCATTAGGGTGATCAGCTAACTTTTTTAATACTGGAAGAAATTGTTTTTGGTATAAAAGTTCTCCACCTGCAAAATTAATATGTTCCAGATAAGGAAAATTTTCATTCAAATCATCGACTATTTGCAAAGCTTGCTGGACAGTCAGAGCCATTTCATAATCATCATTAACATCTTTCCTATGCTCGGTTCCTAATAGTTGTTTTAAATCGTATAGGTGAGTTTCTTCATCTGGTATAAAATTTTGAAGCTTCTTTGACCATCCGGAAGAAAATACTTTAGAACAATGTATGCAAGCAAAATTGCAAGCATTACTAAATCTAAGTTCTATATGTCTCAATCCTTCATTTCTCACATAATGAGTTTCTGGATCGTAACACTTTATTAAAAAATGCTCCTCTGGGCAATGTTCCTTATGAAATTCTTCATAAAATTGAACAGTATATATGTTAGCGTCTTTGGGAGGTTTTCCCTGATCCTTATAAAAACTACCATTCTTTTCTAAAGTAAAATCCTGCCTCATAGAAGGGACGCCAACCGCCTCCATTGATTCGCAAGTATCACACCCTTTAGGCCATTCATCATTGTGAAGTTTTCTTCTCAACTCTTTAAAATTTTCATGATTATAAATTTCCGAAGGTAAAAAAGTATCTTTTTGGAAAACTAATTGATCTGCCTGCCTTGGACAACAAGAAACAGTTCCGTTTTTATAATTTATTCCACCCATTGCATAAAAACATTGTTTCATATCATATCTCCATAAATTCTTTCACTATATCTATACCAATCTGGTTTCATATCTATTTTTTCTTGAAGTCGAATTTTTATTATTTTAAGATCTTTATCATTTGGTTTCCAATTTTTATATAATTCATCTGGCCATTGTTCTCTTTTAAACACGCGCGATGGATCTGGTTTCATTCCTCGCATTTTCATTTCTTCAATTAGTTCCAAATATCTATCATGTAAATACTCACCTTTATTAAAAAAGAATTTAATGTGGCCCTTATTTAATGTATAATCTTTCGGTAACGTTTCTTTTGTTTCATTCCATTTTGGGGATTTTAATGAACGCTGCAATGCCGAGCCTACCATAAAGATTTCTCTATATTCTGCAACTAAATGTTGGTCAGCTAATTCTTTTGGTTTTATTATATTAATTCTTGTCATATCTCTTTATCTATAAAAATATCTCTTTTTTTAACCTTACAAGTCTTCCAACATTTTTCTACTGGTGAGGGCCATGACCAAGATTTTTGTATAAGATCAAACATTTCACCATCAATAACTTCTGATATAGTATTATATTTTAAATTGTTTGCTAAAATTCCTCCGGAGCCAGTCCAAATTTTTCCAAATTTAGTTTTTCCTTTTCTGGTAGCGGCTATTTCCAAAGCCTCGGAATTTAAATAACAACAAGGTAGCAATGCTCCGGTATGATTTATAAATAATCTTTTTTGATTACCATATTTACATTGAATTTCTTTTTCTTCTTCCACTTCTTTTTTTACCTCTCCGCTTCCTCCTCTATGAGAAAATATTGCTCTGAATCTTTTAAACCCTTCCTCTTCCGACATTCTTTCTGCATCATCAAATAAGTGCTCGTTATGGTCAAACACAATAAACTGCCAAGTTGCATTGCCTCCTGCTCCTATAAAGGCTCTCCAATTTTCTTGCACTTTTTTAAAATTAGAACCGATTCGATATTTTACTAATGATTCCTGATCTGTTCCATCTAATCCAAAAAATACTGAGGCCCCTAGTTCACCCAACTCCTTCCAAAATTCTTTTGTTTTGGTAGACCCATTAGATGCAATATTAACATCTGTAAAAGATTTAAAATGTCTTACAATTTTTAATATATCTGGATGAAGGGTGGGCTCATCTACGGAACCACAAAAATTTAATAATTTAAGATTAGGAAATTCTTTAGAGGTAATCCATCTTTTAAGATCTTCAAAATCAATAATATTTTTATTTAAAATAGATTCAACTTGTTCTTTCTTTTCTTGCCTAAGACAACCGGGGCATGCTATATTACAAAAGCTAGTTAATTCTACATCAATCCACTCAATTGTTTTATTATTCCACATTTTTTATAACTGCACGTTTCCCATTATCTCCGCAAGTAAGATAACATCTCGGTAAATGCATAGGGTGCATTTTATTCCAACTCGCCTCTAACTCATTTTTATACCAATTACTTTCTATTATATCATTAATTGATCTTTTAGTCAAGTCATTAAAATCATGGCCGATTTTTTCATATAGGTGATCTATATCATTATTTTTATGGGCGACTGATTCATCATATAAATGACAACAAGGCCATAATCTTTTATTGGCCCCAATATAAAGTTCACCCTTTATTTTATGCCTGCACATAATCTTAGCATCTTCATATTGTTTTGTCCGCGCTCTTTTTTCAACCACTTCATATGAATCGGAATCTATTTTATTGGCAGCTTTAGAAGTTACTTTGTTTTTTTCAGAAGTGTTTCTCCAACTTACTCTAGTGGCAAATTTCATTCCGTTTTCTTTTGCTTTTTGCCTAGCCATTTCAACTTCGTCTTCATTATAATCAAAAATGATATACTGCCAGATGCTATGGCCGCCAGTAGAATGGTAAGCACGTATATTATCCCAAACTCTATCCAAGATAACATTTTCCCTGTAATCATTTCTTGTAACTCCATCAACCGCCCAATGAATATAAAATCTTTTATTAGATTGTTTAGATAGTACGCCTAAATCTTTCCAAAATTGAGCGGGGCGAGTTCCTCCATTTGTGGACATTTCAAGATCGCGAACATTTTTTTCATACAAAAAATAAAATATTATTTCATATAGTTCTGGATTAATCATTGGATCACCCAGAACACCACACATCTTTATTTTAGTATTAGATATATCAAGAGGTTCAAACCAATCTATTATATCATCTAAAAGAAGATTTCCTTTATAATAATATTTTCCTCGATTATCAAGAATGGTTCTCATACATCCGGAACATTTTGCATTACAAAGAGAAGATAATTCTATTTCTATAATGTTTATATCAAATTGCATCGAGTTCTTGAAAAACTTTTTTTGTTGTTATATCAATATCCCAATTACTTTCTTTTTGAGAAACAATATCATATGTAAGACCTTTAACCACATGCTTTGTAAACATAGGTTCAATATTTTGACTAGTTTTTGTTACACACATTCCACATCCGCAAAATGTCTTAGGGCACGTAATCATCGGCACTTTATTATGTACATATAATTCATGTTCTAAACTATCAATAATTTTATCAAATTCTGAAATCTTACCTAATGGCGCAACTTCTCCATTTAAATTAACCCCGCATGTTTGATGAGTCCAAACTCTATCAGCTTCGGAATTTATAAAAAGAAAATACCAATTGACCATACAATTCCAGCCCACAAAATTAGTGCTAGGAAGAAAATAAGTATCCACGCCATCAGCTTTGAAGCATCTACCCCCGCAGCAGGGTCGACCAAGCCCGGTTTGACTGTTTCCTTTTTCTGTGACAGATTGACCTTTCTGTTTCCAATAATTTCGAAACCATTTCATTTGTTCTCTATCATATATATGCGTATAGCCCAGCTTAATAGATCTTTTGTCATTTGGGTTATCATCTCCTATGATTCTGGGAATAAAATCTACAGCATTTTTTTCTAACTTTTCACATACATCTACACATTCTTTAAAATAATCTTTATGGAACATTACATTAACTTTATACTTTTCTTTTAAAGCTATTGCATTTGATATTACTTGTTCCTTTTGCTTCTTCGTTGATTCGCAATGATAAGACAGAGTGCCGCCTGTAGTCAATGATATAACTTTATCTGTGACCCTATCATTAAACCATCCATTAGTTGTTAATCCTCTACTGAAATCTGGATATTCACTTTTTACGTATTTTAGAAATTTAAAAAAATCGGGATGAACAGTGGGCTCCCCTCCCGTAAAACTTAATTTTTTCTTAGCAGGTTTTTTTCTAAATGAATCATAAAGTAATGCATATTCCGCAACGCCATCCATAGACTTGCATAAAGTTTCATAATTTACAAAAGCAGATGTCTTATTATTTCTATGGGGAGGGCAATAAGTACATGCATATGAACATCTTCTACCGAGATCCCATATTATCTGATAACGATTTGATTTATCTTCTATACTATACATATCTACCAAATGCCCAATATCGTTCCTGACACCACCAACACTTTTTACAATGTCGAGTATGATGTTTAGTGTCTTCTGCATTCCCTTCACAACTATATGTTAACGGAAATAAAGAATCTAATAATTCTTTATCTTTATATGCTTCTGCTTCCCATTTTTTATTAACATTTATAAATGGATTTATATAGTGTCTATATCCATTTCGTTGTTCAACAATTTTATCAACTCCATTGTCATCCCTAACACGTTCTTTGTTCTTAGATATTGTTGAATCATCCGTTGGTGGATTTGAAGTGATTCCTGAATATAATATTTCAAATTTGCGATGACGAAAATTATAATCATCCCGCTCCCAAAATATTTTTATTTCTCTCATATATTCATCATCCAATGGTGGATAATAAACTTCGTGGGGTAAAATGAAATCAACTCCCAAATCTTCCTCTATAAAATCTATTACATTGCCGGCATATATAGGATTATTAGGCCGACCTCTACGAACAGATATAGGTTGAAATTTAATATCTAATTCTTCATCTCGTATTTTTTTACATAATAGATAAGCCAATAAAGAACTATCTGCCCCACCAGACATCCATTGTCCTATAACATTAACAGGAATTTCTTCTATATCTGAAGAACCTTCAAACGAACCCAATTTAAATAAAAATTCTTCATTTTCATATGGTTCTTTATCTGCATTTTTATATGAATCAAAAAAATCTTCTAAAACTTGTTGCTTTAATCGTTTTGTGGTTGATGGAATATTAATTTCAACTGTTTTATTTAAATATGTTAATTTCATAATTTATTATACCATTCTAACCATTCTAAGTCTGGAAAAATTTTATTAAAATCTAAATCTCTTTTTTCTGATACTTTATAACACCATTCAACTGTTTCTGGTAATCTTTCCGACCAATCTTCTGTATTCATAAAAGAAACTAGACCTTCTAATCTTTTAATTCCATATGGAAGTTCTTTCCATTCATTCCATGTTAAGCTTTCTACGCCATTACATTTTCGCCAATTACTTTTTAACCATTTTCCAAAATCTTGATACTTTAAAGTTGTTTCTTTTTTAAACCAATCCGGAAGTACTTTACAGTTCAATTGTGGTGGCCAATATGCAAGATGCAAATCTATCATGCCAGCACCGGCAGGAAATTTATTTAATATCTTCCAATCTTCTTCTAATTTCCAAGTTATAAATTCGGGCAAATAAAAAATATTTAGTGCTGTAATACATGTTGCTGTTGTAAGTCTTAAATTATCATAAGGGTAATCATCCATTTTGTGTAATTGATTTACAACTCTTTTCCACTTTGCAGGATATCGAATAAAATAATTTTGTTCTCCGTATGCATCTATACTAAAATGCATAATAACATTTTTAAATTCTTTCCAAAGATCAAATAAATTAGATTGCCATTCTATGCCATTTGAATTATATCTCAACTCAATATTTTTAGCATAACCCATTTCAATAATTTTTTCAAGAACATCATAATGTTCATCCATTATAAGTGATTCACCACCAGCCCAATATAACTGTCTTAATGTAGGAACTTGTTCGTAAAAGTCTTTCCAAAACTCTGGATTTTTTTTATGCCATGCATAACTTCCACCTGACCATGCTAATTTACCAGATTCTTTTTCCCACTCCATACTAGACTTGAGTCTTTTATTTTCTAGAGTAGGCCAAATTTCTTTATATTCTTTTACCCATTTGCTACTATCATGCGGACTACACATAACACATGCAAGATTGCACTTACTACCAAGGCGAAGATCAATGTACCTTATTTTAGGTGGTATAGTGCCGTCAGTTTCAGTTTCTCCAACAATATCATCGAGTCCGAGCTCATTAATCCATTTGGCTGTTTCCCATTGTCTTTTACTTCTGTGTCCGGCATCTTCTTCCTTAAAACATTTTAAACAAGATGATGGTTTTTCGCCTCGCAACATCATTCTTCTGACACCTTTCATATATTCATTATTCCAGGCATCTAATAATCTAGTTGTGGATAAATTTGCTGGTTTGCCGTCATCTCTTTTAAGTACTCCGGCTTCCGAAACAGTTTTATTAGTAGAATCTTTATCTTGTACTGCCGAAGCATTTGCAGTACAGCATACTCTCATATGACCTGACGGTCGAGTCGAAATATGCATCCATGGTAATGCACAAAATGTTGAAGATGGAGTTGGTGGATCATTATCTATTTTCATATTAACTGTCTAACCAGGATATTAAGTTGGGGTGAAGATAATCTCGGAAATTCTGATTACGAGATGAATCAAACAATTTTATTTCTTTAATCATTTTTTGTTTATCTTCTTGATTATTATCAATAGCATCTTGAATCATATTTAATAACATATGATCACTAAACTCTACATTAAGAATTTTATTATATAATTTTTTTAATAAAAATATAGGTAATCTTTTTATACCTATACCTCTGAGATTGGGATATACTTCAGTAAAATAAATATTAAATGAATCATTATTCCAGTTTATCAATTCATCTATATAAAATATATTTAATGAACTTACTACACAATTATATTTAATTTCTCTTATATTATAACATTTTTTAATAAAATTAGCAATTGATTTTTCTACTTTTTTAAAAGTATATGGATATCTCACATATTCAAAATTTTTTCCTATTGAATCAATCGATATTGTAAAATATAATCCCTTGAACTCGTTAAGAATATCACAAATTTTATTAGTAAATAAAGACCCATTCGTTGTTACATTTAAATTTAACCCATCTTTTTTTAGCGGTATCATGGCATTAATAAATTGTTTATTAAAAAGAGGTTCCCCTCCAGTTACTTTTAATGCACCAATTTTGTGTATATTATTGATCACCCACTCCCATTGGGGCAATTCTACTGAGCTTAATATATCACTAGAAGAAAAAAATCCATCAGTTACCGAAGTGATATCATCAATGCTTTCATGACGTTTGAAATAATTAAAATCTTTTTGAAGTAAGCTTGAAGCCATCGGGGAACACATTCGGCATGCCATATTACATTTATTATCTAATAAAAAATGTACCATTAATCCGAGAGTGTCTTTATCAATTTTGTCAGGATTTAATCTGGGACTATGTGGTCCTGTTTTTTCTCGGTCCCAACAAAATTTACACCTTTTATCTTTTACGCCCTTTAGGTGGTTATCCTGCAGGGTTCGATAATTTGAAGAATCAATTATTTGTTCCGGATTTAATTCCGAATCATTGGATTGCCATTCAAGGGGATTTGGTATTTTTTGAATAGGGCAATGGCTTTCATTATTTTTAGTTATAGCCTCACAGGGCATAAAAAGAGGAAAATCTTTTTTTCGATTTATAAAAAAAACAGATTTAAATGGTAAATCACAAAGAGGCATTTTCTAAACATAATTAACACTGATTTGCTTATTGCGCTTTAATGATGGAAATGTAAAAGTAGGATCGCTGTGATGTTCTCGTCTATCTCTTTTTGTATCAGCAACACCAACACCCATTAACAATACAGGGCTCTCTCCTAAAATATCTTTAACAGCTTGAGAATCCATACACTTACAACAACCAGTGGAATAACCCATCTGCGTTGCTATAACATTTACATAGCCGGCTGAAATACCAATCGCCATTGCGCGATCTTCTTCATAATCATCATCCTCTTCTCTTACTTGAGTAGGTTCATTTTTGGTAAATGCCAATAGCATTTGTCCTAAAACTTGAGGATTAGTATACCAATCGCCCTCTCCATCACCTTCTTCAAAGTGAGCTCGACCGTCTTTAGATCTTTCATGAGGAGATTTGTTCGCATCATAGGTTTTATAGATTGGTCCAAAGCCTTCTGTGTGTGAATGAATTTTTTCAATCATATCTCGATCTTCAATAACGTGAAGATTAAAATAGTTAAGATTTTGTTTTGAAGGAGAATTAGTTGCGGCCTCAACAATTAAATCTTTATCTTCTTGAGGAATGTCTTTACTTAAATCCCAATTCCTCTGACACTTTTGAGATTCATGAATCGTTTCTCGCAGCATCTTATTAAATGAACCATGTGCCATAATTATTTCCTTATTAAATTTTTATTAATCAATAATCTGTTCCATAACATCTGAAACGGTATAACTTATATTATATTTATGCATTAATCTTTTTTGATCATTTCTTAATTTTATACTATTATAATATTCTTCTTGTGTTTGATATATGTGTGTTAATATACCGATATTAGGCGGAGTAAAGGTTAAGAAAAAGTGTTCATGACCATATTGCTCCATAAGTTTAAAATTATATATTCGTAAAGGATCCTTGTTTTGGGGCACCAACGATATTTCAAACCATTTTTTAAATTCATATTTATTTTTAAATGCTTTATCAGAACACGTTATTAATGTTTGTATAATATATCTATTCATTATTCTCCGGAATAATCCATGGATAATCAATATTACTTGGTGCCGAAAAATAGTTAAGAGACCAACGATTATTCTTACATTCAACTTTATGTTCCATTGCCGGTTTATTAAATTGTTTTGCTCCCATATCGCCGAGCCAAATAAACAATCCATAATCCAACTCTTCCCATTGTTCATTTATTTTAAGATACATTCCAGGATAAATGTTATAAAGAAAAGATAACATTCCTCTATCTGTATGCTCTCTAATATAACCTTTATTATATTTTAATATTGAAGCTTTAAAGTTTTTTGTATTTTCATATAAAGGATCATCTAAAATATCCATATTTAAATTATACATTTCACTACACCATTTTTCAGCCTTCATTTCTAGAAATGGAGTCCAATCATACATTTCCATTTTCCAATAGTTATCGTGAAAGTTATTCCATTCTACATTATCAAATTCTTTAATAGGGATATCAATTTGATAATCTATTTTACAATACCCTTTTTCTAATATTTTATCTATCATAAAATTCTTTAAAAAGTTTTTTACCTACTTCTAAATTATTAAATAAATCTTTTATATTATTATTACCTACTTCATCGGTAATATATTTGTAACATTCAAACCCTACGAGAAATTCATCACATATTTCTTTTAAGAAAAAGGCTTCACAATCTACTAAATCTGGATTTATAATATTTTGAGAAATAACTTTTTTTGTAACATACTCACCTTGAGATAAGAGAGTCAATCCTATATTGTTACCTAAAATTTTGTTTCCATGTTTAAATGAAGTAATTTGATGTAAGCCTCTTAGACCTGAAACATATGTTCCACAAGAACCATAATTTACTATTCGAGTTAATAACTGTTGGGTCAGCGATAAAGATTGTAAATAATTTCTTAAACTTTCTTTACATTTTTTTTCGCCGATTCCTAATAAAATATCCGGATTATCATATTCCTCCGGCATTGCTACTGCTAATATGTTTCGCATACACTATTATAAATGGTTTGACATTCTTCCGGCATTCCCCATTTTTGAAAATGCTTATAGAATTTTATATATTGATTTGTATATTCAGGATTATTTTTTTCACTAAACATAAATTCAGAAACCTTGTCTAATTTTTTATCTAATTTATTTGATATTAATTCTTTTGTAATATCTGGTAAATGTAAAATACTTAAATAATAAGGTTTTAATATTAAATCTAATGCGTGGTTTTCACCTTCCATACCGTAATGAATTGGAAGATCTATCCAATCAATTAAATCATTTAAACCTAGAACAGAAAAATTATGAATCACAGAATTATAAGAAATGTTTGTTGTATAATTCATCCATTTTGCAGAATTAATTTTAAAATCTTTTATATTTAAACCACGTCTATTCCACTCACCTAATTTACCAATAGAATCTATACTTAATACTAAAGAAATCTTTTTAAATTTGGGCAAATAATATTGCCATTTTTTATTTGGAAAAACAGAATTATTTGTATTAATAAACAATTCAACATTTTGAATAATTTTTTGATCTTCTAAAACTTTAAAAACTTTTAAAAAATTATCTTCTATCAGTGGTTCTCCTCCAAGAATTCTTAATAATGTTAAATTTTCTAGATTTACATTGAACAAATCATATGGAGAAGTTAAATGTTTTTGAGGAGCTATTTGTCCAACTTTATCTACTCCAATATTATTTAATGCTATATCATCGTCATACCAATTCTGACTAAAATGACTGTTGCACATAATACATTGAAAATTACATTTATTACTTAAACATAATTCTAATTCTCTTATAGAAGGAGTAACAACATGAGGATATTTTTCATTCCAATAATCTCTATGACTAGGATTACCGTTTTTAGCATCGACTTTACATTCTATGCATCCTGGAATATCTTCATTGGTAACCATTCGCATACGAAAATTATAGTATTCTTTACCATCAAAAAATTCTTGAAGATTTTTATGGGTTTCGCCAATTTTTACATTCTTAAATCTATCAAAATATGTTGAACAAGGAACAACCATTCCGTTTTCATCTTGTCTTATTGTAACCCATGGCGCAGAGCATCTCATGACCAATCCCCCATGGTATTTGGGTCTGGACATAAACGAAATTGTCTATCATATTCTTTATAATTCTCTAAAGCTCTTTCTGTTAATCCACTTTCAAGTTTTATCATATCTTGTAATCGATTAATCTTAGTGCTTCTTACAATGGGATTAACACCTTTAGATAATAACCAATCAAGCATAACACCTGATGAGATTGATGTCTCACCCGGCAAAGACGGAGGTTTACCTCTACAAATAGAAGAATAAGACTGTACTTCAATGTTATGACGTTTACATTCATTAATTAATTCATCATTCTGACAAAATATATTCAATTCAAATTGGTTTATATCGGGGGGTATTTCACATATATCTAATAATTTTTGAAGATGTTTAATTGTAAAATTGCAGACACCTATTTTTTCAACTTGGCCTTGATTTTTAAGATGTTCAAACGCTCTCCATGTTTCTTTTAACTCTTTTAATGGTAAAACGGGCCAATGTATTAAATATGTTGTTATACTTAAATGTTCGCTGGAATTTTCAAACTCTTCAATAACATTTTCATATCCCCATTTAAAATAATCTAATTTGGACTGGACTTGAAAGTAGCCCTCAAGATCATTACCAACTTCTTTCTCATTTAAATATCCAGGTGCAGAATCAAAAGTATCAAAGCCGGCTTTTACTGCATTTTTAATTCCAGTATCTTTACCTTTTAAAGCGTGGCCATCATCGCCCCACTTTTCAACTGTTCCAAATATCATATATTATACATTATAATGGGTGGGACATTGTCAGTTATTTTACCCATATCCTCTAAGAGATATTCAGAAGGTAGAGCTCGCTTATATTCATCTTCAAATTCCGGTAAAAAATCTAATAATGATTTATTATATTGAACATCGCGCACTTTTAAAAAACTCATGGCTGATTTAAATTTGCCTAAATCTGGTTCAGCATGTTTAAAAGATTTTGTTAACTGGTGACTTTCACTATTTTGAAGCTTATATGGAATAGGTAAATTTATAGCATCTAAAATACTAGGTATCATCAATCTATTAACCGTAGTTAATGTTTTCCCAAATTCACCGGACACATAATTTTTAATATCATTTAAATACTTATAATTCATCATTTGCATGGTACAGTAGAAATCTATATCAAAGTATTCCGCATATTTTTTTATATTTAAATGTTTTTTAGTAAAATTGGAACCTTGGCGAATATAATCATCTAATTGTCCGACGCCATCTATCGAAACTATAAATTTAATTTTTTTCTTAGTTAATTTATATAACCATTTGGGAAAAGTAGTGGCATTAGTTATGAGTTGGAATTCTGCATCAAGATTAAACAGGACATCTTTTACACTTTTCATTAATAATGCTTCACCCCCTATAAACCCAATTTTTTTAATATTTTTGAACTCATCAATATTATAATTCCAATTATCTATTAATGGTCCATATCTGGAAGACCTTTCAGGACCACAACCAGCGCATCGTAGGTTGCATTGATTACCAATTTGATTTAAATTAATGTGAGTTAATTCTTCCTTAGGTGGCTTAATAAAAGGAATTCTAGGAGACGTTTCATTAGAGTTTTCTAATTTTATACAATAACGGCACATGTCTTGGACATCGGAAGAAAATATGCCATTAGCCATATCTGATCGAATATTTTTTAATAAAGAACTATTAAAGAAATTATTCGGCGATGAATTATGATATTTTGGATATACTTTAGACCAAGAACAAGTTTGATAGTCCCCTTCCATGGTCATGTTTAACATGCTATATGGAAATTCACATGTGAAATTTTTAGTCATATTAATCGGGGACAGCTATCCTATACTTCATATTCCACTTTGAAAAAGTATCCACTATTGAGACAGAATATCCTAAACTAGCAAAAAGATTATTAACCGTAGTAATATTTATATTGAAAGGTTCATTTGCTTTATCTGTACCGGGACCAAAATTAACAGAATCTGATGCATGACCATAATAACCCATTTGATCTTCGTATACTTGGTATATTATAGCGGGCCTGTGTGTTTGTATAGTATTAATGGCTCCCATAATAGCAAGATATTCACTACCATTAGTATGTAAATTAATTAAATCAACATCGGAGAACTCATGTTCATCAATTTCTTTCATTGGAAGAGTAGCATCATCCGGAAGAGTATATTTAGCCGCATTTGCTGCTATATCATTTCTGACAAATCTAAAAGAACTATGGTCAGCGTCATCAGTTAATTCTATGAGACCTAACTCGCCCCCTTTATACTGTCCTCCCATTGAACCATCTTTTAAAAATACGTTCACATTATATTCCTGACCATCCGACAGAGCAATTTGTTTACTAAATCGGTGTGAAATAATAACTTTGTATATTTCTATATTGGATAGGCTTTCGGTATTTTTCTGAAAACAATCAATGTTAGATGCAGAAGGTTCAAATGCTTGCACTATGTTGAAATCTTTACTCAATACAGTTGACCAGGCCCCCGTATATGCTCCAATATCTATTGCTGTTCTTTTATTAGATAAATTTAAATCATCTAATATTTTCTGATGAAGACTAAGAGACGCATCATTATCTCCAATGGGAAAGTCATCAGCTAGCTTGTCTCTAAGTGCTGTATCGTCTTCGTGTCTATACCATCCGTTATCTTTTATCATTTAATTCCCTTTTGATTAATAAGAATTGAACGCTGGAATTCTTTCATCAGTATATCCTAAAATATTGTTCATTTCATTAATTTCTTTTATATATTGTGATTTCCATGGTTCTTTTAAATATAGACTATCAACTCTTTGAATATATCTTAAATTATGTTGGATCCTATATCCTAATCTGCCAGTAGATAAATCTCCTTGACGCCTATGTAGAGAAATAGTATTATCAAGAAAAATTAAATCACTGGACTTATACCAATGATCGTAAATATATTTATCTACTAATAATGTTTTATTTATATTATCGGTTATTTTTTTAAATTCAGAATCAGTCGCGCCTTTAATTCCGGCAACAGTGCTGGTAATAGTATAATGTAAACCCTTTATTCCGCCGGGAGACTGCATAACCATGGGCAGTTCACTTCTTTCGGGGCACATATTATTTTTAATTATTACTTGTTGTTCATCTTCCGATAATTCGGGAGTAAATCTATTTTTAGTAAAATCATGAATGAGAATCATATCATCGAGCTCACTTCTAAAAGATTCTGTCTGTTCTTCATACCAATCGGCCGTAGTCAAAAACCCGGTAGAGGATCCTATGACATCTGCATATCCATAAAAAGATACGCTAGGCGCGAATAAAAAATTGCCGGATTCATTAGCATGCCAAAGCAGGTCTCCATCGGGAAACATTCCCATAAAATCACCATTGGAATCTCTTCTAGATGTTACTCTAACTGCTGCAGCTTTTTCCTTATCTATATCGGTAGCCTTAATCTTATCTACTGCTCTAAACCATTGCTTCTCTTCATCAGTTAAGTTTAATTTCGACATATTTTCAGCAAATTGAAAAACATCTGCGAACCCATATTTTTTGGTAATATTAAATAAAAAAGTACTAGTGCCATCGCCCCATTTCAAGGTTAGCTCTTCGAATTGTGGTAAAGTAAAATCACAATTGCGTATTATAATTACTAAATTGTCCAAATATAAAGTGGCGATTTCACTCCATAATTCTGGGGTAATATCTTTATAATATAGATCATCTATGAATAGGCCAAATCTTCCTAATCCAGGAATTTTACTTGTTTTCATATATTTTTTAAAATTGAGTAGTGTGGCTCATAATATTGTTTGTTGTTTCGTCTATTTCTTCTGAGGACATAAACTTTGATTCTAAGTGAGACCAATACCATTGATAATCTGTACTGTCCCAATCTTCATATATTTCATCCCACGTATACTCGGTCATATGAGGTATAAAAAAATAATCTGCTAAAGGATCAGATAATGGTATAAATCTAAAATCAGCAGAAAGTCTTAAATGATTCGTTGTATTGGTTGTACTAAAATGGGTAGTCAGATTATGAAAAAAGAATACATCGCCGCTTTCAAAATCATTGGTTAACCATTCATGATCATCTTTTTTTAGTTTAAAAGTTATCTGATCGGATTGGTCATAAAATCTATCTTCATTTGGAATAAAACCCAAATTTAAATGACTATCCTTCGCAGTTACTATAACACCCTTATCCATGGGAGTATCGCCTAATGGGACCCACGCGGTCCACATATTTTGCGCAACTCCGGAATACCAAAAATCCTGATGTAATTTAGAAAATTCACCATTATTTTTAAAAAATCTAAAAAGTACTCTAGGCAATAAAACAAATTCTTCGCCATACATATGAGAAAATAATTTAAGTACAGAAGGTTCTTTATGTAAATATTCATTAAAAGATTGTAATTTAACGCATTTTTCCCAAAATGCATGTGGCCCAGATCCGGAATTAACATCTACATCATCGCGTAAAATATCATCTTTTAATAATAAATTTTGTTCATTACATATACGCAAAACATCATCCCTTAAAGATATGTTTCTTTCTACATCCACTATTCCTTTTATATATAAGTAACCGTCTAACTTAGCCCTTTTTTTAATCTCGTCAAAATCGCCATCATGAAATGCCTCACTGGAATCTGTATATGGAGACATATCATAATCATTAATATCACCAGACCAATCATTATGAACGGTTTCATATAAACCATGCATTACAGCGCTGTCCGTAGCATTATGTTGAATTCGTTTTTCTACGTCATGCATAGATTTCATTCCTCTCCGCCAATCCGGATTGCTCCGTGATATTTTTTGTTACATCTCGATAGTAAAAATCCGAATCGGATTTAGATTTTATCATTTCAATCACCTCGGCGAACTGTTCATCATTTAAAGTATTTATATATGCTTCAGAAATAAATGTTGTGACATCGTGGAAAAAAAACATATGATGTTCCTTGAAAAATTTAACATCTTGAAATTTTAAAGATTTCATATCATATGCAAAATAACTCTTGTTTATTAAAGACTCCAATTCTGAATATCTTTCATGTATTATTCCATGAGAATTAATAATATATGTTTGCAATTTTTTAAAAACTTCAACTAGTGGAACATTGATACATTTGCTTATATAACTTACAACGTCTTTTAGAATAATATGATACCAAAAACATTCTATTATCCAATAAAACATCCAACACTTAATAACATCAGATTCTGACATTGAAGCGGTTTCTACTATTATATCAGCATATTCTAAATGTTCATTTTTATATTTGTCTAAGCTGGTATATATACGCCTCTCGGAAAATTCCTTACTTACAAAATAATTATATGGCATATTTCTAACTTTGATTTTATATTTTTTTTGATATTCCGGCGCACCAAATTCGGAATTAGGAAGAACCATGGCTGGATATATCATCCCATCAGACGAATCATTTTGTAAAAAATATTCCCAATCAGAAATAAAACTATTATATGTCATTCCCGGTAAAGGAATTATAAGTTCAACTTCAAAAGGCACATCATTTTGCTTTTGATTATCTACTATTAGATCTAGATCAGCTATGCTTAAATTATCTCGCCTAATATTAGCTAATGTATCATGATCAAAACTTTGTATAGCTACTCTGGGCGATGGTGTTTTATCAAAGGGTAATGCCTCTCTGATTAATTTCTGAATTTCCGCAACTCCATTTTTTTTCGGTGGCGTCTTGGCATACCCTAAGGTTGGAAAAAATTCAGGATAGCCCTCTTTTTTGTAAACATCAACCAAATGTTGCACGAGTTCAATATCTCTTTTTTTAAATATACCAAAATTTGCATCAGATATCCACATTGCAAACATTTTTTTATCCGCAATGTATGTAATTTCATCCTTACACCGATCTATATCAAATATTTTTACTTTTTGATAAGTTAATCCTCCCCAATCACAAAAAGAACATCTAAAGGGGCATCCTCTATTAGATTCCCATGTAGCATGGAATTTTACATTGGGATGATCTGTCATTAATTTTTCAAAAAATCCAGTGAGATAAGGACTTGGTATTACATCAAGATCTTTCATTCTAGGATGGGAAGAAGTTCTCAGAATATCATTAGTATCATTTAATATGATCCCATTTATTTTAGAATAGTCTGGAATATCATTAATTCCTTCTAATAAAACATTTTCAAAAATTTCTTCGCCTTCATTTACAACAGCAATATCAATATATGGGTGATCTTTAAACCACTTATCCTGTTTAATTGGTATATGAGGACCGCCAACAATAATAAGACAATTAGGATATAGTTCTTTAATTTTTTTTGCTATAATACATTGAAAGCTTGTATTCCAAACATAACAGCAAAATGCTACCACATCTGGATGATCTAAGGAATCTAATATATCATTTAAAGGTTCCCTAAACACAATAGTGTCTTTAAGAATATAATTATTTTTAATCAATTCATTGCGGTAAGCATATTCCCACAATACCCCTGCCGTATAAGGCAAGAAGGCCCACTCACATTCTGACATGCCCCCTATAGTTTCGTCAGCAGGGGTTATTTGACACATGTATAAATTTTTATTCATTGCAATGTATCATTAAAATCTATTTTTATAGTTGCATGATTATCATGAACGGCGCTGGATAACGATTCATCCGGAACAATATTTAAATTATATCTATCCCAATAAAAACATTTTGATTTATCTTTAAAATTTGAATATATATCTTTCCATTCCAAATCTTTAGAATGTGTATCAAAAAATAAATCAAAAAATCTCTCATCTATGGGTTGGTATCTAACGTCTAAGGTACTCCGAACTTTAGATGATATATTATGATTGTTTCCATGTTGAGTGAGGACATTGAACATTAAAAAATCTCCTGTTTGAAAATTATCAGAAACCCATTCTTCAAAGTTAGTTGGATGAAATGCAATCATCTGATTTTTTTCATGAAAATATCTTTGTTCTGGAGGAATTTCTCCAAGAATATGAGATTGAGAATTTATTTTCATGGTACCAAGCTCTATAGGAACGTCTCCAAAAGGAACCCATATCGTCCACAAATCATTTGACATTCCAGCATACCAATGATCTTGATGTGGTAATGTTGTCAATCTGGGATTATTAGGAAAAATTGTCCTTTGAACTAATCTGGGTATAGGTATGCAATCTTTGCCAGTAATTATTTTCATTACATCATAAAACATTTTTTGATGCATATATGAATGTAAATCTTCCAGATAATTAATATCAGTAAAATATTCATCCGGCCCCACTCCGCCCGCATAAAACATATCTTGAAAATCTGTATTAAAATCTCCAGTTTCATCAATATAATTATATTTTAATAAAATTTCGTCTATTTGACGTTTAACATTTAAATTCTCTTCTACATCTAAACATTGTTTGAAAAAAAGATATCCATACTCATCTGCAAAATTTTTAATTTCTGAAACATTTCCATTTTTCCAATGCTCACTACAATCTATGAATTTTTTTACCATAAAACATCCAGTGCTCGAGGATTCAATGATATAAAAAACTGATATACATCATCAGCAAAGGCTAGCCCTTCGTGAGGTTTAATGGAATCATGTAAATAAAACCGGCCTTGTTCTATATGCGATTCGCTTACCATTTTACCATCTTTTTCATAACGTATAACCATGCCGTCGGGATTAGTAGTGCCCCATAATTTAATCCATTGTGTTGGATGCCATGTATCTATATGTTTTTTAAAATGGCCCAAATAATCCCATTTGAGTATGCAGCTTCTATACATATAAGGCGATAATTCACTTAATGCAGATAGGCTAGAAATCTTTAATGCATCGGTTGGCACTTTAAAATGTTTTTCATTCACAATGCTGTCCATATCAATTTCCCGAGAATTCCATTCTTTCCATTTAATTAGATGATCATCTGTCCATTCTTTATATTTAAATTGTGGATATTCTAATAAAAAATTCCATCTATCTAATGGATAACACGCAGGGTCATCTTTTTTAAAAATACCATCTTCATTGATTAAAGGAACCGCGGATCTTGGAAATTCTAGGTGAACATCTCCCCACGGTAGAAAATTAAATTTGGATATTTCTTTTACAAATATTTCACTATCTATTTTTAACTTTGTGGGAACTAAATTTTGGGTATGATATGTGTAATATTCTTTTTCCGTTAAGACTTCCATGTATCATTCTTTATCTGAGTTGATCTAGTCAAAAATTCTCCTGTGTCAAGGTCAAATGTATCACCTGTATTTACACCATCAACAAATAATGTATCTTCGTGTTCCAAATAATATGGTGATTCTTGAAAATTAAAAATAGAATTATTTGACATCATTACGGGCGGAATACATTCTGTTGAGCCATATATGTTCCAAATCTTTTCCGCGCCAGTTGCTTTCATTAATGAAATATCTTCATCGGTAACTGGAGCAGAGCCTGTAGAAAAATTTTTAACAAATTCAAGATTTGGTTTTCTTCTTTTAACAAGAATCCTCCATGTTCCAACTGCTAATGTAAGAACTGTTGGTTTAACTTCTTCTACAACATCCCAGAATTTCAAAGGTTCCATTTTAATATTTACTATTTCACAATGTGTAATTTTTGCAGGTATTATACAAAACGCCCAACTTGCTATAGTCCATGTCGGAAAGGGATTTAGGATAACATCTCGATTATCTATTCCCCATTTTTCAACTAACCAATTTCCTGCTTTATAAAAATCCCCCATGTGGTGCGTAACTTTTTTTTGTTTTCCTGTGGAGCCGCTACTATACATAGATATTTTCATAAATTATATCTCCAAATATTTTGTTTTACGTTATTAAATATTTTGCATTCTACTAAATCCACAATACCTTTTTGGGATAACTTTTTCATAATGTTTGAAAATTTATAACTCCTGACACCGGTTTTAGAATCTACATTATTTGTTAAATAATATGGACCGACACCACCAGTAATTTCCTTTTGGATGTTTATATGGCTCCATTGATACGAACTTTGTGTAATATCTCTCGATACTTTTTTTACATATCCAGGAAGAGAAGCGCCTCTGAATAATAAGCGGTATCCTTTTAATTCTTCCTCCCATTTAACCCCACTCATAGAAATTAAAGTTGAACCTATAAAAGTTCCCACCCATTTGGCTTCATTATATTTGATACTTTTTAAACTCACATTATTATTGTATCTTGAATATGAACATTCAACTAAAAATTCCAATATTATCAGTAAATCATCATCATTTAATAATCTATTCCCACATACCATACTACTTCCAAACCGGTTCGGATGCAGCCGACCATAACCCGCACTTAAATTATATATATGTTTATTAAAATATATGGATATAAAATTTTCAATGTCCTTTAAAACTAAAATAATATTTTGTCGAAGATACTTGATGGAACGTGTATTATCAACCACATGATCATAGTCATCATATGTATTATGAATATTATTTTTTATTTGATTATATAATACGCCTATGGTTGTTGTTTGCATATCTTGAAACTTGGAAGTGATGAATATCGGATCACTTTCTAAATAATCTTGAAATTTAACAAAAAAATCTTTTAATGTAACTTCATCTTTTAAATAATCATAATATATGTATTTTAATATTCGTTGTTCTCCAAACCAAAAATTCATAACAATCCATGCGAACATCCAGCCTTTAACAACATCTTCATAAGACATAGATTTCAAAGAAGTAATTATTTCACATTCTTCCATGTCGACATTAAAAGGGATAATTTTTGTTTTTATTTTAAAACGTTCCCTATAAGATTTATCATTAAGTTCCGCGTTAGGTAAAATCAAACAAGGATATACGTTTATTTTTAATTTTTTAACAGGCATTAACGCGGATAACTCATCAACCCACCCATCATACGTAGTACCTGGTAAGGGGTATATTAATTCAACTTCTCTCTCTGTAGAATCCATCTTATCTGCATTGACAATGCTCATATTTTTTCTTTTAATATTAGATAAAACTTCTGGATTGGTAGATTGTAAAGCTACTCTAGGAACAGTATTATTATTCTCAACACCCTCTAATAATCGTTGTTGTATTTGTAATGAAGAATTTTTACTTGGTGGTGTTTTTGCATAACCTGAGTGTGCTATTTTTTTGGGATAGCCTGTGGCTTCATGATATCCCACTGCCTTATCTATTATATTATAATCTCTTTCTTTAAATATGCCCAAATTACTATTTGTGAACCAAAGATAATTTATTTTATTACGACTAACCCATTCGAATTCTTTAAATAATCGCGGCTCATCAAATTTTATCATTTTTTGTGCAGTTAAACTACCCCAATCACAAAAAGTACATTTAAATGGACAACCTCTATCCATCTCAACGGTAGCGTGAAAATTAACCGAAGGATTTTTTAATATAATATTATTAAAAAGACCCGACAAATATGGACTAGGGATTGTATTAATATCTTTAATTCTGGAAGCCGGCTTCGTTTTAAAAATTTTATTATTTTTTCTAAAAATAAGACCCGGTATCTCAGAAAAATCTTTTTTATTAAAATATTCTAATAAAATTTGTTCAAAGACTTTTTCTCCTTCTCCCACAACACCAATATCTACATAGTCATGCGAATTATACCATTTGCTATCATTAGAATTAGGCACATGTGGTCCGCCACAAATAATCAAACAATTAGGATACTTTTTTTTTATTTTTTTTAATATATAAAGGTGCTTATTAGAATTCCACATATAATTACTAGTAGCAACTATATCTGGTTGTCCCATATTATCAATATAATAATCTAAATTATCTATATTAAACACTAAATCTTTTAATATAAAATTATCGGATATTATTTTATTTTGTAAACAATAAGACCAAAGAAGGCCGACGGAATATGGTAAAAATGCCGATTTATTACTTGACATTTCAGTGCCAGTTGAAGAGTCTATTAAAGGAGCCGTTAATTGTAATAGATATATATTTTTCATGCCGCGGCATCATTTAAAAATTTATAAGAATAGTTTTCCCTAAAAAAATTAATTTGATATTTGGGTTTATTCAATGTATGATATTTTTTTAAAGATCTCCAATATTCAGTATGATCATTTTTAGAAGAAGTGTAAAACAATTCTAAAAAATCATATACATGCCGACACAATCTAACATATGAACGATTAAATATTTCCTCTTTATTTTTTTTATATTTTAATTTTTCAATAGTTTCTATCGCCCATGTTATTAGAAAAAGTCCTGTAGCTTCAAGAGGTTCTGCAAATCCACAACTTAATCCCACAGATACGGTATTCCCCAACCACGGAGTTAAACAATATCTATTATTAAAGGGAATGGCGTGAATGTCTTCGGCTTTAACATTACCTACATTTTTATTTTTAAATTCTTCAATGGCATCATTTACACTTATAAAATTATTATTAAAAACATACCCATTACCACTCCTTGATCTTAAATCTACATTCCACATCCACCCATAATCCATAGCGAAAGTGTTTGTTATAGATTGACAATTAGAATCACCAGGCGCGAAGAGGGCCATATTATTAGACAGAGTTTTATAAGAACCAAATTGTTTATTTTTAGAAAAATCACTATTGAATCCAGTACAATCTATTACTAGATCAGGATTATCCACTTTACATAATCTAGGTCGCGTTATTTCTTCTAGAAGAATAATCATTTTTAACGCATCTAAATGATAAGCATGCATATTATTGGGAAACGGGTGTATCCAATCAGTTTTATGCCAACCATGATGTTTAATACCATATTTAATTACGCCGTCACACTTATTAATTACATCATCTTCAGATATTCCACAATAATCAAAGAATTTAACTAGTCCAGGTAATGTACTTTCTCCAACACCTATAGGTTTGGAATTTTTAGGAAGTTTTATTTCAACTTTATTAGTTTGGGATAAATATGCGGCAGCTAACCAACCGGCGCTTCCACCTCCTAAAATTATTATGTTCATAGACAAAGCTTCGTCCTTCTATAAGTTATATCCCATGACTTAAATTCTTGCAATGATTCTATCTTATAACCAAAACTATTTAAATATACTTCAATATCTTCTTCACTATGTCCATACTGTTTTAATTGATGAGGATATGCTTGATATACTATTGTAGGTAAATATTTTTCAATAGTTCTTTCTAATCCTAACAATGCTTCATATTCCATACCTTTTATATGCATTTGTATAAAAGTAATATTTTTAAAATCGAAATCATCAATAACTTTTACTATTACTTCTTCGCCTTCTTCTTCATTTAATTGATAACCTCCATAATTACCTTCTTGATCAGGCTTAGCAAATTTTTTGCTTTGTTTAGAAGCTGCGGCAAATGGAAATATTTTTACATCGGGTACATTTTGTCTTAAACATTCACAATTACTTTCTATAGGTTCCCAAGCATACACTTCATCAAACTTTTTAGTTAATTGCCTACTCCAAATACCAACATGAGCTCCTACATCAATAGCATTACCCTTAGGTACTGATTTAAGTATTTCTCTATGAATACTACCATCCATAGGAAAACCGCTTGAATGCATATATTCAAAAAATGAATCATCATCTTGTATGTAAAAGTTGCCTATCTTCTTCATTTCCCTCCGCGCTTCTTCCACTGCTCAGGATACTTTTCTCGTAATATCTCATCTATAGAATCTTCAAATGCTTTGCTGTTTCTGCCTGGTTTATAAGTACAAGGAAATTTAAAATCTTTATTCCCAAAGTTTTTTTTCCAAAAGTTAACTATCTTGTTTATTATCATACATGTACCATAGTCAAAAAATCATCATGTGTAATATTGTTTGAATAATCTATATCGTAATCAGGCTCTGTCCAATCTACATATTTCATATTTTTTGTTTTGTTTAAGTACGGTTTTTCGTAACCAATTAACATTGATGCAAGGTTAAAATGATTAAAAATGGTTTCTCCTTTTTTACAATATCTCTTTTTAGAAAGAAACATATTCAAATAATCATTATATTCTTCAATGTTTTGTTGATTATTCCAATATCTCCAAAATTCGGAATCAGTTCTGTCACTCAATGTATAATGATATTTTACAAATTCTTTTGAATGTTTGAGAAATCTTTTAAGATGCCTAGATAAAACTTTAGATTCTTTTGAAGTCCATTTCTTTTTCTTTTTATATTGGTCTACAAAATTAATTACCGTCACACAGGTTAACATCAATGAAGTCGCTTCCATAGGTTCTATAAAACTCTGTGCCAGCCCATTTGATATGCAATTATCGACCGCAACAGTTTTCATAGATCCATTTTCATATTTTATGCAATCAAATACAAAATCTATTTGGCCATTCCAAGCATCCTTTAAAATTTTTCTTGCCTCATCATCAGTAGTAAAATAATCTGAATAGATAAATCCCCCCGCAGTTCTATTACGTGTGTTCACATCCCACAACCATCCATCAGGTTTTGCAGTCAATTCCGTATAAATTTTATGTTGTTTAGGAACACCTCTGACTTTTCCAGCAACAAATTTATTACAAATCATGTCATCATAACTTTCATAATCAGACAATTTTGAAATCAAAACTCTATTAAAACCAGAGCAATCAAAAAATACATCACCATATACGGTTTGACCATTTTCTAAACGTAAAAATTCTATACCATTTTCATTTATGCAAACATCTTTTACACCACTGGGAATTAATGTGTAATCTTTGAGATGTTTCTGTAATGTCGCTCCAAATTTATCTGCTAATATTTGATATGCATGTCCTGGTCGATCACTAATTGTTTTTGGATAAGGAGTTAAATTTTTATCAAGCAAATATTGTTGAGGACCGTGAAATAAATTAAAATATTTTGTGGACATATCTAAATTATTAATACAATACTCAACAGAATCTACTTTTGTTTCTGAAAATTCGAAAGCATCTTCAAATAAATGATACCACACGCTACCTGAATAATTCCAATCATTAAATTTAATTCCATATTTAAATGTAGCATCACTATCTTTTAACCAAACATTTTCTGAAATATTTGCATTTTCGGCTATCAAACGCAATGTCGGTGTTACTGTTTCGCCAACACCAATCGGGTTATTTTGCTCTTCATGAATAACTGTCAACTCACAATCAATAGAATTTTTTATATAACTAGCAGTTGTCCAACCTGCGGAACCACCACCGACTACTACGATTCTAACCATTGTGTTAAATATGGATGTAAATAATTTTGAAATTGTTGATTTCGGGAAAAATCAAATAATGTAATTTCTTTAAGCATTTTCTTTTTATTTTCCACATTTCTTTTAAAATATGAATTGCGTATTTGATTAAACTTTTTCGAATCTATCCGAGGAACTTTTTCTAACAATTGTCTACTTAGATGAATCGGACTTATACCTCGATTATCTGGATATACTTCACAATATGAAACATAAACTTTTTTAGGTAAGGTGCAACACCATTGCCAATGATTAAGTAAATCTAAAATATTTAAAGCAGAAACAACAACTGCAATATTAACTCTTCCTAAATTTGTAGAAGTTCTTAAAAATAATCTTATAGATTTATCTAGGTCATCAAATGATTGAGGATATCTTATATATTCGTAACCTTCTTCTACCGAATCTATACTTAATTTAGGATGTTGCTTTTTAAATTTATTTAATTTTTCAATTAATTGATCGTTAAATAATGTCCCATTAGTATGATATGCGAGAATGGTATTTTTAGCCCAACCTTCACTAATATATTTATCAAGGAGTTTTAAAACTTGTGCATCAAAAAAAGGTTCCCCTCCGCTGAATCTAAGTTCCTTTAAGGGATTATTTAAAAGCCAATTATATTGTTTTGAATTAGAAGTTTTGGGAATTTCAATTCGCCCTCTAAATTTACCAGATGTAGACTCTTCAACTTCATGAAGTAAACCTTCTCTGCTAAAGAATTCATAATCTAACATTAATCTATGACTCGTTTGGGGATCACACATTCTACATGCCAGATTGCATTTATTAGAAAAAATGAAATCAACTACATCTAATTTTCCTCTAGGAATAGTATCATCATTATGGATTCTGAAAGATTCTATACCTCTTTCTTCCATATCCCAACAAGTTTTACAAAATGGATGTTTTTTATTATTAGATAAAGCTTCACGTAATTCTTTAAATTGTTTTGAATTAAAAGCTTCTTCGGGGGTAAGATCTGTCTCTTCCCATTCCATTGGATCTTCCCAATCAGGGCGCGACATATTACAACAAGGATGAAACCATTTAATTTTGTCTCCATCCCAATCTCTAATTGTAATTTGTTTAAAGGGATAACTACATAACATTATTCTACATTAAAATCATCACTCGCGAAGCCGGCTTCCCAACCAAACTTTTTAATTTCAGTAGGATCAGCACAAGTCTCTTCGCTCTCGCCAGTTACATTTTTAAAATCAATTGAATCGATATCAAAATCTTTCGGTGAATGTTCTTTAGCAAAATCATAAACAGATTTTGGTGTTCCATATCCAATATCAAAAACCTTAGGAAATTTTTTCCATACAGGAGTTTCAGTCATTAGTAAATATATAGCTTTTACACAATCTTTTACATATAACCAATCTCTCGTATGAGTTGTTAAATAATTAATATTTCCTTCTTGTAATTGTCTATAAAACATATCAGGTCGCGATTGAGGTCCCCATACTGTGAAGAATCTCATTCCTATAGCATTAGTTGGTGCCATTGCTTCACAGGCCCCTTTAGTCATTGCGTAAGGACTTTTCATATCTGAAACAGAAGAACTCGATGCATATAAGATTTTAGAATTTTTATAAGTATCAAAAATACGTTTTGTTCCCTTAATATTTACTTCATAATATTCTTTTAAATATTTTGGATCCCAACTATTACGAACACCGGCTCTTGCGGCTAAATGAACTACAACTTTTGCATCGGTATGGGGTAGGGGGTCTGTAGTGATGTCACAATCAGAGTGAGGAACTTCGCGATCTTCCCAACCTAATCCGGAACAATTATCAATACCATAAACATCATGGCCCTCTTCAGATAAAAAATTATATAAATGATGGCCAATAAATCCTTTGACACCTGTTATTAATATTTTCATTATAACCATTCCTTTAATGTTGTTTCAAGTAATCGCCAATATTCAAAAGATTTCTCTTCAAAGATTTGAGGTTCTTCATTCTCAACTGCTATTACTATAACAATATTATTTATTGGGATTTTGGTTCTTTCTTCAAACATTATTGAATAAGCAGTCGCCTGAAGAAAATATTCTTCAACCCATTCTCTTTTTTTATATTTTCCTGAAGTCTTCCAATCTAAAATTGCTTTTTGGCCTTTCCAATCGGCAACGCAATCGCAACGACCAGCAACTCCTAATTGTTTGCTCCATAACGGAATTTCAATGCCGGCAATATTAGCAAGATTATTATCTAGGTGGGGTTTGATAGTATTGAACATCTCTTGAACATTTGGTTGAGAATCTTCAAAATAATTTTCTTTATTTGAAATATAATTTTCTACAACTTTATGTACTTTTGTTCCACGACGAGTGGCTTGAGTTGTTATTTTGTTGGCTTCTTCTTCACCAATTCTAGCTCTCCACTCTTTAAAGAATTGAGCTTTTTTTCTACCTAATACTGTTGTAATGGATGGAAATGATCCGTCGGGGGTTTGATAAACTCTGGATCCGTTTGTGGTGGTTGCATCTAATTCTTCAAATTCAAGTTCTACATGATCAAACATTCATCTTACTTCCCGGATAATTCCTTTTCATTTGTTTCAGATGATCTGTGAAAGCTTCATCGGGTTTTTTTCGATGACCCTTAGCAGTTGTACCTGAAATATTATCATAAACAAACGTCGGGCATGCAACTTTCATTTTTATCTTCCCATTGCATTCAGGACATTGGCTTTCCAAAGGCTCATTCCTTCTTGCAATAGGAAGAATATCTTCAAATTCAAAATCACATTCCTCACATTCATAATCATATGTTGGCATAATCTACCTATAAAATATATGCGTATCTATTTTTACTGTTTTTTTCTTATATTTTGCCCATCTAGGGTCATCGATATAATCAGCGTGATAATATGTTGCTCCATCTGTTATATCTCTTAAATCTTCAGCATTTTTATAATAGTAATTTGCTAAATCTTGAACCTTATTCCAAGTTGGTCCTGGATATGGAGAATCATGTCTTCCGTCACAATACCAACTGAATTGGCATCGATCTCGTTTAGGAAAACCACTTGCGAAGTGTTTTCCTTCATAAACTACTTTGCAATAAGAATTAGGAAAATACTTACTACTTACTCTATTATGAGTTACATGGGCAACCGCTAATTTTCCAGCCGTACTTTCTACAGCAGCTTCAAAATATATATTTAAAGCTAGACAAGCTATTTCATCTTGTGCTGCAGATATTAGAGTAGACGGATCCATTAGTTGTGGGGCCACGCGCATTAAATTTTTCTTTTCAATAATTTCAGGAAGTATTTGATGCTCAAAGCGAGGTATATTTATTTTCGCTGCATTAGCATCTGATTCCTGAATAATTATTTTTACTGGGTAAGTAATTACTACTACTACCGCCATAACAAAAACTATTAAAAATTTCATATAATCCTTGATTAGAAGTTAGTAAATCACACTTCCATAATTATTATAATAAATTTTATGTATTGCTGTTGCTGGTTTTTTGCATAGGTGGTATAAGATGGGGAAAAGTCTCACTTACGAGCTTATAAGTTAAACCACGAATACCGAGATCTTTCTTCTTCATGTTCACAAGATACTCAGCTTCTCTTGGTGTAATACTCTCTAACATTGATATATACATTGTCTCTCTTCTAGCTGGTTCTATGGTATTTCCTGTGCAAAAAGTTACACCCCCCGGACCTTCAACAAAATATCTTAATTTGCGAATTTGTCCGTAAAGCAGTGTTGAACCCGGATCTTCTGCACCGGCGTTAAATGGAGGTCTTCCCTCAGGTAACAAAAACTTTACATCTGGATGAAATGTATACCACAATAAGTTTTCCAAATGGTCAGTTTGATTTTGTTTGAGTAAGTCTCCTCTTTCTTTTTGACTCTTTGCTTTGTCAACCAATTCCAATAATTGCATTAATGATAAAGCCATAATTAAAACTCCTGTATCGATTCAGTCATATCTTTAAGTCGATGCTTAATAAAATAATTGAGCATTCTGTCGCGACCCAAATATTGGTCGCTTTCATACTTTGTTCTTATATTTATAGCGATCTTATCTGGTATACAGCCAAGATCTATTAAAACCTCATTGCGTTTAAAGTTCCTTAAAATCTCCCCTTCAAATGCCTTTTCCGGTACTATATTTAGCCAATCCATGATCTTCTTCTTCGACATTGGCTTCTGTCTTAATCCTTCTACCAAACAAGCGTCATTTGAAAGAATGTTAGGTATACCGTCACTTCTGTCTCCTTTTACTATCAAAGCACGCAATTGGCCAGCCGGATCTGGCTCTTTAATAAATTTTTTAGTTCGGGGCGACCATTGAAAAACATTAGGATATTTTTGCAATTGGATAAAATCTTTATCAGAAGAAACTATCAATATATTATAATCTCTATGAGAATATTCTTTACAAATAACTCCGATAATATCATCTGCTTCACATCCTTCCAAAGTAACTACTCTGTAAGGCATATTTTCTGCTATTTCATTTCGTATAAGATCCATACTATCAAATAGCACTTGCCAATCTACATTTTGTTTATTTTCTTCTCTTGCTTTCTTTCTATTGGCCTTATAAAAAGGATAAATGTCTTTGCGCCAATTTTTTTTATTATCACAACAAAAAACAACTTCTTTTCCATACTTATTGCTAAATTTATTCTTGATCATTTTAATATTATTAAGAACCATATGCCTCATCGTGGCATCTTCTTTACCTGGTTCAAATAGTTTACGGAATCCCATAAAATTAGCAATTACCATCTGGTTATAATCAATTAATATCATATTATTTTTTTCGTTTTTTAATTTTAATTTTCGGCCCCAGTTTTATTTTCTCTTTCTTCTTTTTTGTTGTGATTATTATTTCACATTCTTCTATCATCATATCATAAAATTTAATTAATCTATTTTGTTGGTGGCCGCTCATATGGCTATATGCCTCTTTAAAATCTACATCTCCTGCTTTGGCTAATTTTATTTCACTGGCTAGATCTTCAATATGTGGTTTTAAATGTTTAGCAACCGGTTTTGAAACTTTATTACGTTCTAAAAACTGTTTGAAATTAAATTTCTTTTTAAATTCTTCTTCAACTTGTTCATCAATAACATCTTCTATATCATATTTTAATTTTTTCGCTGCATCTCGAATTCTTTGCTGAATATCTGGCTTTATTCTTTCCTTTGACTCTACTATTACTTTACGTTGCTTAGCAATCTCTTCTATCTTTTTTAATTTTTGAATAAAGAGCTCTTCATATTCTTCTGGTAAACTCTTTAATCCTCTTATTTTCATTCGAGCAATATAACCAACATGATTTCCAACCTCGATTAAATCGGTAATTTTAAGTTTTCCGGGAGATTTACTTTTTACTTTATTTTTTTTATAATATTCTTGAACAAAATTCATACTCTCTTTAAAATCAAAAAATTTATAATACCATCTAAAGGCTCCATGAATTTCAGATTTTAATTCTTCGTCCGGTAAACTATCCCAATCAATTGGATCCGGTTCGTCTCCCATATATTTTGCATTAATACTTCTTTTTGAAAAAGCCATTTAACTACTTTCATACTCTCCGAGTGTTACGTTATATAATTCTTTTAGCTCACACATTATATAATGTAATATAACAGACATAATTCCTTCACATTTTTCCATATGATTTAAATTAATATGTATATAATTTGAGAGTTCATCTTTCAAAATTCCTCCATCATATCCCAAAATGCCGTAAGTTGCTAGCCCGTTTAAATGTGCCCATTCAACGGCCTCTATAAGATTTTTACTATTACCACTGCCACTGAGTACTAATAATCCATCACCTTTATTAGCATAAGCTACAAGTTGATGCTTAAATATATTATCGTAAGAATCATCGTTAGATGTAGCAGTAATGAAACCGATATCGTTACAAAGAGATATAGCTTTGATTCTAGGTCTTGAAATTCCATTTTCAATTGTCCCTTTAGTTAAATCTTGTGCGAAATGATTGGAATTACATGCACTTCCTCCATTTCCGCATATAAAAAATTGGTTTTCATTTATATATATGTTCCAAATGCCCTTTAATAGTTCATCAAGTTGACTTTCCGAAACTAAATGCAGAGAATTACTTATAGAAGTAACATGTGATCTCCATCCGGATGTATCCTTTAATAATTCTATTTCTGAATTTGCTTTCATTTCAGGCATACTTTCTGATAAAGTGTTATCTGACCATTTTACTGATATATTTTTATTTTTCATAGCGCCACACTTTGCATATAACCAGCATAAATCATGATCCCAATCAGAAAGAGTGTGATAAAAAGGACAATATAATCATTCATTGTAAAACACTATTCTTGTTCCCTGATTATCAAATCCGACATCAAATGTATCTAAAGTTCTATTTTTCATATGTATCTCTTTAGCATGATCCGTCATGAAAAGTATATATCCTCCACCGCCAGCTCCACATATTTTACATCCTGTTGCCCAAGAAATAGAATTTTGCATAATAGCATTAATTGCATCATTAGTAATTCCTTTAGCAAGAGTATTTTTAATTTGCATGGATTCTGTCATGAGTATACCAAAATCATCGTACTGTCTATCCTCAAATGCGTCTAAACCCTTAGTACAAAGGTCATATATTTTATTATATTTTTTTAATTTTTTTTCAATAGTATTTTTCTGAGAAGTAAGAATTGAAGATGATTGTCTATGCTGACCAGTATTAACCAGAACAAACTTTCTTTCAAACTCTGCATCATATTGTAATTCTTCAATTTCTACACTACTATCTTTAAAAAACCGAAAGTGGTTAAAACCGCCGTAACTAACCGCAAATTGATCTTGTTTGCCAATCGGCTTATCTAAGATTTCAAGCTCAATATGACATGCTAGATGAGCTATATCGACCTGATTCATTGGCTCTCCGATCCAAGTACTTATAGCATTTATTAATCCAACCAGAATACTTGAAGAGGAAGCTAAGCCAGATCCCTCAGAAGGGATGTCTGCTAATGTTGTAATTTCGAGTCCGGGACTTACATTAAAATGTCTGAGAACTTCGCGAATATATTCATGCTCGATTTCTTCAACATAACTGACATTTTCTTTTTTAGTATAATTACAAACAAATTGATCTCGATATAATCTATTTAATATAACATAAGTAGATTTATCGATAGCAGCACTTATGACTTGACCGCCATTGGGTGATGTAATATAATATTCTGGAATATCGGTTCCGCCCCCGAAAAAACTAATCCGTAGGGGTGTTTGACATACTAACAATTCTTTTCTTCAGTTCGGTAGATGAATAAGGATGAAATCTCTTGCAATAATATAGTTCAATATTTTTTAAGATACATGTATTATAACCTGTTATGAATTTTTTGTCACGTAAATAATCATCACCTAAAAATCTAATATTAATTTCTATTGTTTTTAATATATTTTTAAGATCTTTTTCTGATTCATAAGGAATAATTTCATCAACATATTTACATCCTTTTAATTGTATGAATCGTTCAAAGACTGACTGTACTAAATCTTTTTTGTGAGCGGGACTAGTGTGAAGACCAACAATTAAATAATCACAATTTTTCCTCGCTTCTTCTAACATTACAATATGCCCTGCATGTAATAAATCAAAAGCGGATGCTGCAAATCCTTTTTTCATAAGACCGTTGCTATTCTTTCGGCATCTAATTGTTCTTCGAGTTCATCTTCAATATCCATTAATTCAAACATCTCTATCCATTTAGGAGCTCTATAATCCCAACTATAATATTTGTCCGCATGTTTTTTAGCTCGATCTATAATATCCTGAGTTTCATCGTTCCAATATGTATCCATTAATTTATCTATTTCATCAGCAAATCTATAACAATGTTCTATTTCATCTTTAATATAAGGATACATAAATGCATGATCAGAACAAGTCTCTGGTAACGCTCCTAAACTATTTGTAAGCATTAATGTTCTGGAAGACATTGCTTCCATAGCAGTTCTACAAGAAGTTTCTTCCCATATACATGGATAAGCCCAAATATGCATATCTTTCCATTCTTCTCTTAAAGGCCTTCCTTTAACAATTTTATGTAAGGTCATATTAGGATTTTTTTCAATATGATCAAATAATTCTCCGAATGGTTGATCGTTTTCTTTCCACCCATAAATTTGAAAACTTGAATATACATGTAAATGCCAATCATCTCTTTCGAGTTCATGTAAGGCATTACATAATACATGTAAACCTCTTTGAGGTGTAGAAGCATAAATTAAATTTATTTTGTCTTCTCTAGGTTTTTCATAATGTTCAAATGGAAATATTGCTGTTTTTTGAACTTCACAACGATCCATTGGTAAATCATATATTTCTAGAAAAGTATGCATTTGCCAATAACTCGAAAATATTAATTTCTCAAATTCTTTTGCACCATCTTTATTTTTTAAAAAATCATGACATGGATCTTTTGCTAAATCATGAAACCACCAAATTCTGGGCAAAATGGTTTGAATATTTTCTGGGTATAATCTCGAAATTATCCATTGATAATCTGTTTTATATTTTTTAGGTAAATGTGACCATAATTCTAAGGTTGTTAATTCTGTTCCCCCAAAAGAATTCTTGGCTGCATTTTTTTCACCTCTTTGAGGTATTGATTTATCTTTATAAATGTCTTTCATACTTCGATCTTGAATATCCTAGGGCTATTTAAAATATGTTCTTTTAATTCTTTATGGAAATTTATATTTGCTTCTCTACATTCTCCTAAAGAACTTTTATACTGCCTTTGTTCTCTATCTTGAATAGTTTTCCACCAATCGGTTGTGGGGCAATATAAAGGTTTATGTTTTAAACCATAAAATTTAGAACACCAAGGAAAAACTACAACAACCTTTCCTAAAAGTGTTGCCCAATAAGCACCGTGATAAGAATTTGTAACAACAATATCTCCACTTGCGATAAATTCTATTGTTTCTTCAAAATTGATTTCATTGTTCATTTTATGGGGATAATCCCAAGTTTCCGGAGGCATACCATGAATAACATTCATTGGGAGTGAAGCATGAGTAAAAAATACAATATCATATTTGACTTCATATTCTTTATCAAAAGCTTCATGCATACAACTCGCGCAGGGAACCCATCTTGCAGCTGGTATTGATTGATATATATGTGGATGATGATCACGTAAGCCCAATAAATCAAATGATCTTATATAACCTGGATAAGTTATATTCATTGGTGGAATACATTGTACTTGTTCATCTAAACAAATATACATATGTTCACCAAGGCCCCATCCATATATTCTATAATTAGTATTTTTTTGATGTCTCAGAACATGAGACATTGGTCTCATTTGGCCTATGAGTCCTCCGCCACCGTAAATGACATTTTCATGAGGTGGTGTATAATCATGATCTAATTTAAAGATGTCTTTTTGATTTCCAGGTAGATCAAAATATTTTGTAGGAGTACTATATGAATCGCCTATGTTAGTTTCATCTGTCCTAAATATATTAGTAAACTGTAATTTCATAGAAAAGGTATTAACATGGATTTAAATGATTTTGGTTTTAGCACAGTCAGTGAACAAGAATTTACTTCGGCTGCAAAAGAACCTGAAGAGAAAGTAGTTACTGCTGCGGTCGAAAAAGCCAAAGCCGGACAAATTAAAGAAGTTGAAGGAACTGTAAATAAAATTTGGAGTTTGTTGGATTATCATTATGAAGATATTGATAAGCATAAAGAAAAATTAAATAAAGAATATGAACGACAGATGAAAGAGGTTGAAAATTTAATCGTTCCTTTGTTAAATAATTTGGCAAAATCTTCCACTAATGAATACATATATTGGCCAGGAAGACGAGAGATTCTAGAAACACAAATTGAGAAAATTACTGCACATACTCGAGACATTAATATATTCACTGAGTAACTCCATATTTACAAAGGAAGTAAGAATCAATAATATCGGTTGCAGGGTTGCCAGTTTCTTGAACTAATTCAAAATTATTCGACTCTGCCTTCCAAGCTTCTAACATAGCTTCTTTATTAGAATTTCCCTTACCTGTTGCGAACTTCTTAATAACAGTTGGAGGAACTGTTTCATAGCGGAAACCATTCTGTTTTAATTTTAATTTTAAAATACCAACATTTTCCGCGATGTTAAAAACTCTACCAGTAGACCCATAAGAATAATCTTCTAATATAACTTTCTCAGCTCTACCATTATGCCAGCGTAATGCTTCTATGGTCCAATCTGCTAAAAAGTTATACTTATCTATAAATGTTAAATCTTTTGGTAGTTTATAACAATTTACATTTTGAAGGGCGGACCACCGAGGCCTCCACTTATCCAAAGCAAAAAAACTAAAATTACAATCAATAGGATTAATTGTTCCATCTTTTTTAAATATACAAATACATGGGCTGGTTGTAGAATAATCTATTCCTGCGCAAATCAATTAAAATCCTAACTGCTGCAATTCTCTAATACTATCTCTTGCAGATGTATGTAAGATTGCAATGCCGCCTTTTGACTTCCAATCGGCTACGTTTCGTTCAGAATCATCAATTAAAATATTCGGAGATAAATTTTCTTCAACGGCATAATATAGTTTTTCTCTCTGAAAAACACAATGAATCCTTACGGGAAATATTTTATAATATTTAAAAATCCATTGCATTTTTTGCACGCGACATTCAGGAAAACCAGAGTCGTTAGGAATCGCGGTCAAAACATGCCAATCAAATTGTCCGGAAATATGATTTATTAATTCATCCGCATCGGGCATTTTGGGAAGAGAAAAGAAAAAATCTTCGGGGAGAAGTTCCCATCTGTTTGCCCATTCTTTTTTAGTATTAAATTTGTCAATGATGGGTTTATCAAAATCTGATAAAACACCATCCATATCAATAAAAACTTTCATAATTAATCGTATATAAAATTCATTTCGCCTTCAAGGCCTACTTTTTCTTTATATGCTTTATCAAGAATATCCTCTAACCAAAGTTTACCTGTAAATGCCGGAGCATTTTCAATCTCTTTCCACACTTCTTGAATCGCAGTAACACCTAATGATTCAGTATGTTTTTCAAGAACCTTAACACACTCATCAACATATTTTTCAAATGTTGTTTTCATAATACCCTCTATTATACATCATTAATAAGAAAATTTCAACAAAAAAATTTAAATCAAATCTACAACCTCACATCCACCATCACTTCCACAAGCTTGTGTTTGTGCTCCGGCTGTATGATCTTCTTTTTCATAATCACTTAATTTATCCCAATTTACATTTTTGGGCATTTTTAATAATAATTCTTTATACTGTTCTTCATCACAATCTTGATAAGGAGCTTGTTTATATGTATGTTCACTAAATGGTAAAAATGAAATACCGCTAATAGAATCAAAATTTTCCCAAACCCATGAACCCACAACCATCCATTCGTGTTCTTTAACTGATACTGTAATAGATGGTTTATGTTCACACCAATGATCTTGATATATTTTCCACAATTCTAATTGATCTATAGCTGTCATATCCGTTCTACATATAGCCCCTTTTGGACTTTTTTGTGGAAAAGAAAATACTGCAGTATGAGTTGGTTTTGTTATATCTGGTTCATTTGGAAATTTGGCATCTTTCATAAACTTACATAAAGGATCTTTATTATCCGCTCTTACTGTGCGGATGTAATAAGGATTATGTCGAGCATGAATACCAGAAGAACTATCAACCAGCTGAGATACCGTTCCAGAAGGTTTGATACAAGTAATTGCCGCTGATCTTGGGATACCGAGTTTAGTAGACCATTCTTTATTTGTTTCAATAGCGACATTTCGGAGCTCCTCTAAAAGTTTGCCAGTTTTTTCTTTTCCTTTTTTTCCATTTGTTAATTCGTTATCCATTATTCCGGTAAGAGACACTCCCAAAAGTCGTTCTTCCTCACAATTTCTGGCCCATTCTTTGGTGATGTATTTGAAGTTAATGAGCGTTGATTGGAATGTTCCAAGTATGGTAGCATTGCGAACTTTATCTTTGAGAGATTGGCGAGTGTCCCGTCCTCGGACAACGACTTCAGATAAGTTGCAAAATTCCCGTGACCGTAAAATGATCTCGCTGCACGGATTTGTACCAAAGTCTTCTCTGGGATCTCGTCTTCGAATAAATCCTCCATGTTCATCATCTTGTTCCCTTTCATTTAGTTTTTGAACTTGTCGATTAGCTGAATCTCCATTATATATTCCTCGCTCTCCAGATTTTGAATCATAAAGAGATAACCACTCTCTCATAAAAGTACCAACATCTGGTTTTTCTTTATAATTAACAGAATTATTTGCTAAAGCACGTTGAACATTAAATTTATACCATTCCCCATGTTTTGCGAATCGCATTTCACGATCATTAAGATCACTAAGGCTGATAAGAGCACTTCTTCGAACACCACCCACAACAACTACTTCTGCTGTCTTACAAATAATATCATGACATTCAATTGGTTTAAGTTGTCTTCCCGCGGCAGTTGTAAACATTCCCGTTACAAAATTAAATAAATCTACTAACGGTTCCGGGCCTGAAGCTCTACCTCCAAATGTTTTTAAAGGCATGCCTGCAGCCCTTACTTTACTCATATCCCATTTAGGAGAAAGTCCTTGATATAATAATGAAACTAATTCTTTAAAAGCCTTGCACCAACCCAATTTACTATCTGCAACTACTATGGTAGTATCTGTGGGAAAAAATTCTTCCGCGATAACTGGCATTTGTTTTGTGTATTCTTCTTCAACAGAAAAACCAACACCTGTTCCGTTCATTAAAACATACATAACTTCATCAAACGTTCTTTGATTATCACATTTTAAATACGAACAATTATATCCAGCAACATTTTCTTTTTTGAGAGGTTCACCAGCCGTCATTAGGCACCGCATAGATGGCATAACTTCTAAATTTAAAACTGATTCTTCTAATTCTTTTCTTTCTTCATCAGAAAAATTATAATCGCATTTCTCTTTTAAATCTTCTTTAAAAAAATCAAAATATCTTCCAATTGTTTCGGACCATTTTTCTCTTCTCTCTTCATTATACTTCCATCTCGCATATCTTGAAAGATGTATAAATGATTGATATTCTGTGGGCAGGCTCATTCATTTTCCTTATGTTAAATTTTTTCTAGGAATTCTTTTTGTTCTCGTTTTGATAGCCCTTCAAGGGCAAATGCTTTACTATCTGCTAATTCATACTTTATTACTTCCATTTCCTGTTTAGAAAATGTAACGGCATCTTTATCATAATCTTCAAATGCCTCACAGCACAAAGGAAATTCAGGTTTAACTAACTGATACATTGCCGTAGTATAATCTTGAGTTTCTTTCTGTGTATGATTATCCATTCTTAATTTACAAAAATGGAAAAAATTGTGTAAATCTATTTTCCAAATAACTTCAGTATAATTACCTACTGGCAGCACAGATCTAGCTAATTCTCGAGCTAAATCAAGATCTAATAAATTGTGATAGGAGTGAATGGCATTATCATATATGCGATTAAATTCGAATTTAACAAGGCCTTTTTGCTCAATGTCTTCACCTCTACCCTGATTGTTTTGGGTCGATTGTTTTTGTATATCATCGTCATGAGGAACGTAAAAGTCTTCACTCATCAACGAATATCGACCTGAATATTCATTTAAATTCGCCGTCCGATGCCGAACTATTTGTCTCATAACAAAGATGGGTAATTTTAAATAGAATTTTACTTCACACATTTCAAAAGGAGATGTGTGTTTATGTCTCATTAAATATCGAATTAAATTACGCGTCTCACTAACTTTTTTTGTGCCTTTGCCATAACTTATTCGTGCTGCGTCGACTACATCGTCATCACTTCCCATAATATCTAATAATCTAACTAGTCCATCTTCATGAACTTTCACCTCTTCATTCATATTCTTTTCCACTGGTTAAATTTTATTCTTGCGGGAAGGCCGCGATAAGTATTCATATTTATTATATCAATAATCTCCAAAATTTCTATTTCACCTATGACCATATCATTAATATCTTTAAATTTAACTGTGTCCGGCCATATGCAAACCGCGAATCCCTTTTTAATAGATTTTTCAATTTTTAGTACAATTTCAGTATTTCTTGGTTCATTATCATATACAAAAACAACGTTCTTAGCATAAAACATACTAACATCATCTAAATCGCTGCCGGCCATGGCAAGAGAATTTGGAAGAAACATGCTATCAAACGGGCCTTCAACAATGTATATTAATTCATCTTCTTTTATTTTATCTAATCCGAATATTTTTGTGGCGCTCTTATCTATTTTAATAGTAAAATATCTTAATGTATTATTTTCTAAACTTCTACCCTGAGCAGCAATTAGTTTTCGATCTTTACTAAAAAATGGAATAATTATTCTGGGGTCGTTTTCTTTTAATCGTGCGGCTAAATCTACATCATATTTGCTTACCCAACTTTTAAAACAATTCGCAAAGTATAAATCACTATAGCGCTCTTTGGGTAACAGTCTTACATCACAAAATTTTACAGCTGGATGATCTGGTTCTAAATCAGTTAATCTTGGTGCATCTATTTTTGAAAAAACAGGTTTTCTAAAAATAGGAACTTTTTCTTGTTGTACTGGCTCACCTTTTTCTTCCTTATAATTTTCAAACGAATATTGTCTTGATAATGTGGGATCTAATTTGTCTAATAAAAATTTTAATGATCCACCAATACCGCAATTATGACATTTAAAAATTAAACTATTTTTTTTATTGAAAAGATATCCTCTTGCCTTATATAAATTTTTTTGAGAATCTCCACATATTGGACATCTAAAATTATATAAGTCTCTGGATTTCCGGGCAAAACGAGATAGGCGAGAAGAAAGTAAATTCGTGTACTTATGGTCAATATATAGACTCATTGTGCTCTATATTTTAGAGTTTAATTTAATAATATATTATAGTATGATTTAAAAGAAATGTCAAGAAAAAAAAAGGGACCAAAAGTCCCTTTTTACTTGCCGAGGATTTTATTAAGAATTTTTAAATATTCTTATAATTTTCATAATTTCTACACCAGCATTAATTGCTTCTTCAACTATTACTTCAAGATCTTCTGTAAGATCTTGTACTCCAAATTCATCTTTAACAAATTGAATTAATTCTGCGAATTCGGCATCATCAAAATCTTGTAATTCAACTAAAACATCTTCAACGTGATCTATAGTTGATCCTAACCTTTTCAAAGGATCAATAAACTTCTTTGCATCAGACCACCCAATATCACTTGTTTCCATTGCGGTAACAGATACTTCACTTAATGCAAAAACGAAAGCTAAAACATCTTTCGTTTCTTGTATTCCTGCCATAATATACCTTTCTAAATGTTATGATCGGGGTGCGAAGGAAAAATTCTTCTTTGTTCCCCAATTCCCATAGGTTCAAGTCTTTTTAAAACTTCCCCTTTCTTCTTCTTTTTTCTTACGGGTGGATCATCGCCAGCTTCTGCACTTCCTGCGATTCCACCTGCGGCCATAGACATGGCTGGAGCATCTTCTTTAACTTCCTTATGTTTAAGAAAATCTTTAACCATTTGAAGATCCATATCATGTAATTTTTTCCAATTTGGGTCATCAACCCATTTAATACCTACTTCACGATCAGCTTCCATATCGCCTTCTGCTAGAAAATCTCCTTCTCCCCACTCATGAAGTATATCTTCATATAAATTTGAAAATTTTTCTTCCAATATTTTTTCATCTGCTAATATTTTTAGATTTTTTTCTTCGCGAAGGAGTAATAAAGCTGCGGCATAGGTAGCTATTGTTGTTTTTCCAAAAGGTATCTTACCTAACAATTTTTTCAAATTGAAGATAAGAGTATCCATCATAGTATAGGCATTTCTTTGTTCTATAGTAGTAAAGTCTCTTTTTTTAATGAGAACTTTACCATTCTTATCGATAATACCTAACTTATAAGCATCTGTTTTTTCAAATTTGGTAACTAATCGTTTTAGGAAGGAAAATAGAAAATATAATTCTGAACCCTGTATTAATACATTTTTTAAACCCATGAAAATCCTATAACCATCTTAATTGCTTTACTACGTGTTGATCTAGTGTTATATCACTTTCTCTGATATTTGCACCTCTTATACTGGGGACAACTTTTGGCATTCTTTTTAAATATATTAAAAAAGGTTTTAACACATGCCAACTATTTTCATCAATTTTATAAAATAATATTCGAGTCGCGGCTTCGTTCTCGAATAAATTATATATCATAATCAAGTGGTTAAGAATTAATCTTTGTTTTAATTCATGAGTTGTTAGATAATGATTTAAAAGCCTTTTTAAATATTTAAACCTTTTCATATCATCTCTATAATCCTCGGTACCGATACATTGAGGATTATCGTAAAACTTCATGCAATATAATTCTATATTATTCTCATTTATATCATTAAAATTCACTTTTTCACTTTTTTCACTTTATCAGTATCTTTTTCTTTATTTTCAATCATACTTAAATAATGATTCGAAACTTGAATTGCACCGTCAAGAGAAGAAAGCGTCCGATCCAATTGTTTAATTTCGTCAGACGCTTGATCTAATCTTGTTTGAACTTGCAATCTATCTTTTTGTAAGAAGTCTAATTGCTTTTCAATTTCACCTTTATCTATCATAATATAACCATTAATTAAATGTTAAGCAACGTCGTCCCAAAGTAAAAGATACTTAGTCAAGCCAGATACACATACTTTTATAGCACCATTTGCTGGTCCGGTATTTGTACTAACAGTATTTTCACCGGTAGTTAAAAATGGTCCAACATTAGCACCAGGTGCAGCACTATATCCACCTCCTGGAGTTGCATCCCAAGCAAAGGCAACATTTTGTGAAGTGCCTGTTAATGTGCTTGAAACATCAAACTTAATGAATGCGGTAGGACTCGCGCTAGGCGAAGCATAAGTATTAGCATGAGATAAAATCATGACATATGAATTACCAGAATCGGCACTATCCCACGTATTTAAATCAAGTGTGGCTCTCGTGGCTGATGTTTCTGCGGTAAAGGCAACATTAGCATCATGTATTAAAACTTTTGCGGAAGAAGCCGTTAAAGTTCCAACATTAGCCTGAGTTGCTCCCGTGCCCATAGGTGAAACACAGATTTGCGATGTAGTAATATTATCAAAAACATCGGTAGATGAAGGTGAAATATTAGCGGTATGCAAAGTTTTGTGAACTATTTCTTCAGTAGCCGCTGCTGTACCAGTGACGGTATGAGTAACGTTTGCTAAGAAATCTTTAACTGTGAGTTTCTTGTTCACAGGTGATCCACTTGGATCATCTATAATATGAAGTAAATCTTCGGACGCCGCTTCTGACGCGGGCGTTAATGCGGTTATTTTCTTATCAGCCATTTTTCTCCTTGCTGGCTTTTGCAGTGGGACTCACCACCAGTTAAAATCATGCTGAGAATCGCTCTTGCGAAGGGTCTGTTCTCAGACATCCAAATATTTATGATACCAATCCTAAGCGTTCTAATTCATCTATAATGTCCGCGGCAGTTGTTGCGCCGGCGACAAAAGTAGAATTAGCTGCAACAGGAGCTGTACCATAAAATCCAACTATATCGGTCGCGCTTCCTATTTGTACGCCACCTCTAAATCTCATTACTGTAGTATTAGCGGAAATATACATATCTTTTTCGACACCATCTTCGAGTGCCATATCAATGCCAGATTCTAATTGCATATTTCCGGTTTCAGAAAAGTTACTAGTAAAAGAACCATTATCTGGAACGCTATCTTCTATTAGTAGACTACCTTGAAAATCAATTCTTGATTCTATTAAACCAACAATTTGCCATCGATCGGTCGCCTTATGGCCGGTAACTGTATCAAATTTAATACTAACGCCATTGGCAAGGGCTTGATTAGTTCCATCAATATCAACAGTTGTCGCGCCGGATGAAGTATCTCCATCTCTCCACCATTTAAAAGTGTCATTGGCGGTTATGGAAGTACCATCAATTTCAACATGCCATACTGAATTTTCTTCTAAATCAAGGGTTCCTAAAATAACTGTTAAATCATCAACTTCACCTTTTATTATTTCAGGTTGTAAAGCAGTTTTAGAATTTCTTAAATTTATGTCTCTGGCAACATTTGTATCAGCGCGGGATTGAATTTTATTAGCAACACTTCTTGTGGTTTTATCCGTAGATAAAGCTGATAATAAATTATCTAACCTTATCTTTTTATTAACTGGATTACCAATTGGATCATCTACTATGATTAATAAATCTTCGGAGGTAGGCGATTCATGAGTATTCAAAGCTGGTATAGTTTTGTCTGCCATTTATTTCTTCGATTCTGGTTCAAGTTCTTTCAGTTCGGGTACTTCAACGTCCACAGATTCAGCTGTCGTTAAAATATCATCGCAAGCACTAATTGCACCTGCGTAAGCTTGTATATTAGCTTTTGTTTGCTCAACTTCTTGAAGCTGCTGCGAAAGCTGTTTTTCAAACTCGACTTTCGCAGCTACATGTTGATTGCGTTTTTCAACAATTGTGCTCACATTTATATTTTCAATATATTCCATAATTTAATTAATTATTAAGCAACTGTAATTTGTGAATAACCAATTGCTGTTTTAACTGCTGCAGTTAACCTACCTGATGCTAATTCTAGGGCAGTTCCTGATACTGCATCTTTTAGATCTGATCGATTACCCATTGATACATTAGCCGCAAGATCATAAGTTGTTGCTTGTGAACTTGTTGCGGTAAACCTTAACACGTTTCCTGATACGCCGTCAGCTATTGCTGTTCCAGAAATATGTGTGACAGTTGCAGTTACGTTTGAACCAGCTCCTGCTGTGAGTAACAGAGTCGCGGCCGAACCAGCTGTATAAGTTATACGTTCATCATAGGCAATTTCAAATACGATATTACCTGCAGAACCGTGTGCTGTAGAAGTCACAATTCTATGATTTGACATTGTTGGATGTTTCAATCCTACGGATGCAGTTGCACCAGCGAGACCGCCAATTGCAACTAAAATTTCTGGTGCGTCACTTCCCGGAAGTTTAGTTTCCCAACCTCGATTAGTTGCGTAGACCCCAGTTTTGTCATACGTATGACCTGCCGAATCGGGCAACCATTTAGGTTTATTGGAAGCCGCATCGTGAGTTGTTCCCCATAAAGGCATCTTGTTCTCCTTAATTTGTTAGTTATTTAATATTTATAATAATTTTTTAAATTCATTTATAGATATTGTATCTATATTAGAAATTTCTTTATTAAAACACCATTCTTCCTGAACATGAATAAAGTCAACTTCAGGAAAATAATCTGTAAATATTACTTCAAAATTCTGAATCCATCCTTTTGCCTTGACGGGTAAAGCATAACTCGGAGCATAACAATAAGTATCTTTATATATATTATTTACTTTTCCATTATTTATGTTAAAATCAAAACCCATTAAATAAACCTTGTCGGGTTTTTCATTCTCACAACATAGCCAAGTCGCAAGAGGTCCTGAATCTAACAAAGGTATATGTTTTAAATCATCAACTACATTTATCTTATCTTCTTCCGATATCCATGTGAACCAATAGCATGGTTTTTCTTGTAAATCCATTGTATGGGTATCATCATGAAAAACTCTACTAATTTCTTGTCCGTAATGCGCGAATTTATAATCTGTTTTTTTATTCTCTATTACTTTTATTCCGGGCTCTAACGTTGACCGAAAAACTGGATACATATCTGGATCCAGTAACTGAAAATTTCTAAACCAGCATTGTTGTAACTTAGGATAATCAGAAGTAACAAGTTCATGTAACATCTTATTATCTATGCATATAAGATTAGTTGGAGTCCAATCTCTATACATCGCATTGCAACCATATGTTATATGATTTAATAATAAATCTAAATTAAATTCTTTACGACTTTCACCGTTTCCTATCACTACATACATTACTATATTTTACTATACAGTTGGATTAATTTCCACTCCATAGCCGGGTTCTGCTACTTTAGGTGATGCATATGAATAAGCATCTCCAACCCTAGTAATTTGTCCTGCTTGAACCATGTCATCTAAGAGTTTTTGCACTTTTGATGGGCTACATCTTAATGTTCTGGCAATAGTTGAGGCAGAAGCGGGTTCATCGGAAACAGCGAATTCAGCGCCAACTGGTTCGCCATCGGTACTAGCAAAAGAACTTCGGAACAATTCTAAAATTTGATCCTGTAATGAAGTATCTTCATTTGTTTCAGACATTTTGTTCTTAAATTTTCGAACAAAAGCTAATCCTGTACTTTCTTTCATATTCTTCTCTTCTGGTTCCATTTTTATTTTATTATTAATTTTACCATTTTCTTTTACTTTGGAATCATTTTCATCATCTTCTTTCTTCATTGCTTTAGAAACTGCTTTCCTTTTTTTATGTAAAAATTTATCAGAATCATCCGCGTCACCATCATTATCAATATCTTTATCTTTACGATTTTTAAACTTCTTTTGAACAGCATCCGGTTGAACTGCATCTAATCCTTCGCCATCATCAGCAGTATTATTCTTATTAGTTTCTTTAGTTATTATCGGTTCTACTGGCTGTCTCTTACCTAGAATTTCTTTGGCTTTTTCGTAAGCTAATTTTTTAATTTTTTCTTTAAAAATTCTACGTCTGGCATCGAGTCTTTCGGGTGTTTGATCTTCAAAGTCTTCAACCATTTCTCCGTCTGGATCATAACTTCCACCAATTAAAGCAGAACCAACCGCACCTAATACTTTTCCTCTTGTTGATGTCGCCGCGGCCTTTTTAAGACCAGGATCATCTGCTAACTTTGTTTGAGTTAGTTTCTTTCTGGCTCTTTCTTTGGCTTCCGCATCCATTCTTTTCTGTTGTGCTTTGTCTGCATCAGCTCCAACTGCAGCTCGTCCCTGATCAGCTTTAGTTTGAACTTGTTTTGTTTGTTGAGTTTGGGTTTGCGCCTTTTTCTTTTGATCTTTTACGGCTTTATCTGCGATTTTATCTGCATCAGATGTCACAGTCCGAACTCCAGCAGTTTTGACTGCTTGAGAGGGCCCGCTAGCGAGATCCTTTACGCCCCTCTTTACAGCACCTCCAATTTTTTTCAATAGGCCCGGTTTTTGTTTAGCTTTCAGTGATGCTATTCTTTCTTTCTCTGTCTCAATATTTGCTAAATTATCATGATGTGTCTGCATTGCATCGGCTTTACGTGTCAGTTTATCTGATTTGTTTTGAACCCTACCAGTGTGCGTCATGAAGTTCGGTAATTCTGCTAACACTTCCTCATCTTCTAATTGATTTACAAAAGACGCGAATGAAGTTTGTTCATCTTCATTAAGAGAATTATACATTTCGATGACCTCGTCAACAACTCGTTCGGTTATATCTGAATCATCCGTAATCATTTGACCACAAGCTTTTTCTAAATCTTCTAATTCACATTCATCTGCTAATTTTTGAACTTCGGGTGAAGGAGCATCAATTGTTCCCATTTTAGTAGCATAAGCAAGAGAAACTAATCTGCGCTCTGTATTTTTAATTAACCTCTCACCAATTTCTCCCCATGTTAATTCATGATATTTTTTATACATTCCTTCAAGAATAAATTTATGAGAAGGTATGAAACATTCATCATATTGCTCTGTTTTCATTTTTTTCATAACCGAATTAGCTACTTTTTGATCGGTCATTAGAACCATCAAAACACTTTGTCGAGCATCTTCTGACATCTTATCTAGATAAGGTGCTAATTTAGCATAATCTTTTTTAGATACTAGCGAAGCGGCACCTTCGATTGAAAGTCTATCTTTTCCTCTAACAGCTTTGGCTAATTCTTTAATTTGTTGAGCTATTCCTTTTGATGTGGGAAGTTCTTTTGATTCGGTTTGTGCTCCTTGATCACACCACCCACAATGTTCTTCGATATCATGATAATTATTAAATATATTTTTAGCCCATTCCATATTTGTTACTGTATCTTGTTTCTTGGAAAAATCTGGCTCTTCTATTCCTTTAACCCTCTTCTTCAAATTGTCATCCCTGTAATCTTTTTTATTCAAACTTTTTTTCTGCTTTAATCTTTTTTCATCAACTGGCATCCAACTTTCTTTTTTGGCGCGAATAGCTTTTTTGTAAGGTGAGTCGTTGACATCAGCTGCCGCTCTGAATTTGCTGGCTTGGTTCGCCCTCTTTAGTGCTTGCTGTTTGCTGTCCCGCCGTATCCTCTCGTCTCCTCTGTCCGCGGACGTATGACGATCTACTTCGGCTCTTTGTGTTGCGGCGTCATCGTCTGCTTTCTTGGCTGCGCGCTTTAAAAGTTCAGTTGAGAGTTCATCAACTGGCCTCCAACTTTCTTTTTTAGCGTACCAGTCGTCCTTTCTCCTCTCTTGGTCGCTTTTTGGAGCCGGCAATGAAACTTTTTTCTTTACAGGTGCTTTTTTGTGCATTTGAGGATTTGCGTCTTTGTGAGCTGCATAAGCATCATCTCCTTTATACCAGGCAGCCCGGACATCATCTTGATAATCTTCCGATTGTCGCTTTTTCTCTGCTTCTTTTTTCTGAAGGGCCGCGGCGAATTTGTTGCCTTGTTTCTCTCTCTTTTCGCCTTCTTTCTTTTCTCTTGCCTTTGGTGTGGGATTGAAGTAGCTCTTTTCCGCGTCTCTTGCGTCTGATGCTTTATTATAGGCTGCGTTTCTTGCGCGTTGTAACAGTTCATTCGAAAGTTCGTTGACATCGTCTTGAGCATCTTCCGATTGTTGCCTTTCCCTTTGGGCTTGGGCCGCGTCGTGTGCTGCAGGATTGCTAGCAATAGAAACTTTCCTTACTCCGCCTTGCTGAGTTTGAAGATTTTTTTTCTTTGCTGCTTCAGCTGCTTTTGCTCGTGCTATAGCAGGATCTATTGCTTCAGCTGCCTCTATATCCTTAGTAATTGCTTTTCTTTTCTTATGTAGGAACTTATCAGAATCGTCAGTGTCACCATCGTTGTCGATATCTTTATCTTTACGATTACCAAATTTTTTCTTCAGTGCCTTAGGTTGGACTTTATCCATTTCTTCGCCGTCATCTGATATATCATTAGTGTTATCTTCTTCAACTGGAGCGTCTTTCAGTTCTCTAATCATTCTAACATCTTCGGCGGTTACCGCGCTCCAATTTGCGGGATAATATTTTGACCAGTCCATCATTTGCTCCTACTTGCAATTATTTTCGAAAGAATTTTATTATGTCTTTCTGTTTGATTTAATCTTTTTTTATCTTGTTCGAGTTTAAACTCCTCTTCTGGAGTCAAATTCACAATATATTGTCTATATTTATCTGTTCCTAATTCTAACTGTCTACCTTCGGATGCACGATTCTTATTCCATTCTTTTAAACCGAGAATTTTTTGCAATTTATTACTAACAGGGACTTCGAAATCAACTTCATCTACAGAAAGATTATCTACCATTTCATGTAAATATGTGAAATCTGTCTTATTAAAATCAACCATTCCAGACTGTTCATCTAATATTGTTATATAATCAGTTGTCTTTTTAATAAGTCCTCTTAATTTTGAAAGTTCCCAAAGTTTTACTTTTTCCGTTATTAATTCATAAGTTCCAAAAAATTCTTGGCATTCTTTTAAACATCCTTTAATATAAGCTATTTCTTGAGTATGATATGGTAAAGTTTTTATATATTCAAATATTTTAGTAGCTCTCTTATCTACACAAAATATTTCTCCTTCAAATTCAACATTCTCCATCCATAAACTCTCTTTAACATCATCATCATCTCCAGGATACTTCACTGGAAGCGCTTTTGGCATATGAGTAGAAATAAAACTATCCGCAGCCTTTTTTTGTTGTTTTGGGGTTATCCCCTTAGGCTTCTTCATCACTGCTTTGCTCGGTCGTATTTTGCTTATATCAAGCACTTCCGTACTGAGTTTTTCTTTTATTTGCTTTTCCATTACACTAAGTTTCATTTGTTTTCTTAATAATTGATATAAGCTTCTTTTGTCTCTTTCACTTAAAGTGTCGGGTAAACCTGTTTTAAACGCCTCGAAATCGCTGTCTATGGCGAGAGATCTTAACTTAGATGCAGACATACCGGTCGCGTCATCGGCATCAGGATCTCTTTCTCCCGCGCTTTCTATATCTATTTTTTTAAAATTATAAAACCCATGCGGCTTATCTTTAACGCCATTATATTGAGATAAGAGTTTTTTAAAATCATTTACCCTATCACTTCCAACAACCATAACAATTTGTTCATATCCATCATCATGTAATAATGAAGCAGTTTTCAGAACATCTTTGGATTGCTCTTTAGAATATTTGAAAATGTCTTGGCCTCTTACCTTAAACATTTTCTTCATCCATTTGATTTTATCTTTATAGTCCAATGGATTTTTTTTCGAATCCTGAGAGGAACTTAAAAAAACAAAAGCATCTGCCCGATTGCGAGAGGCCACTGTTACAATTTTATTAACTAAAATTTCATGACCGGTTGTTGGAGGATTAAATCGACCAAATGTAAATACAGCAGTTTTTAACGTACCTTCCCGTAATTCGGCAAATGTTGTCATTTATCCTCTTCACCGGGTCTTACAATTTTGTTCGGAGTTTCCTTTTGTACCATTGACACGTAAGCATCTTGAACAGATTTATTCGCAGTTTGTTCTGACATGTCCCGAATTTGTTCTTTAGTATATTTAAACCCTTTATGTTTTTTATCTACAATTCTTTTTACAGAATTTGCTAGATCAGTATAATCTTCATTTGAAAAGGGACCATCACCGAAATAATTATGTTTATCTGCCATTATATTCTCCTATTATTGTAATTGATAATTAAATGTTTTCACCAATCTGCTCTGTCTCCGCCACCCTTCCATTCTAATCTTGCATCAGAGGCTTCTTCGATGGCGTCTAAGAATCCTTGTAACATATATGGTAACTTTTGTGGTCGCCTCATAAACTTATGAGCATAGTCTTCATATATTTGCGCAAGTTTATTCTTACTTCTTTCAGGAGCATCCTCAATACAGTCCCGTAACGCATTAATCAGTTTATCAGAAGCCTTAGATTCAAATAACGTGGCTTCTTTTGTAAAAATAGGTCTCATTGGTCCCACTCCTTTTCTGCGGTGAAATTTATTCTACTAAATTCCATCCTGTTAACTAATTTTAAACCTTTTTGATTATCAAAAGTATCTATAGCAACAAAACCTTCTGGTTTAGTTACTCTATACCCTGAAGGGGTTTTTATAAAAGTATTTGTTATTCCTTTTACTTCTTCTAATTTTTCAACTATAAAAAGTTTGATATTATTTATTAATGATATTAATCGAAATATGATCTCTATTTGATCCATGGAACCATTTAAAGTTTTCATATATCCATCAACAGTCATTTGTTTTCTTTGCCTACCTCTTTCAGACTTTAACTTCCCAACTTCGTTCTGCATTTTATTCTCAATCCACTTAACACAATCTTTTGCAGATCTTTTATAGTTATCAACAAATTCACCTTCTCTAACTTTTGTGTTCATGAATGTTTTAATGTGCGTTCTGATAATATTATCTTTTGATATATTATCTAAAAATCTTCCATTAACTTTATTAAAATCTTTTCCTAATTCAGAAAGCATTCCAGTTATTTTAGTGGTATCTGATTGAGTAAATGTCGCTGATCCACTTAAATCGGTAAAATCTGCATTTACAGCCCAAACATCTCTATGAGAAGACCATAGGTTTATATCTGCTCCAAATTCTGCTTTAAGATTAGTTAAATCCTCAGCGCCGGATGTTTTATATGTTGTATGAAAAACAATCCCTACTTTAGCAGCAATAATTTTTTTAGCTAATTCAGTATTTAATGGAGCGGCATATGTTATAGTATTAGGTGTAAAAGTAACATACTTTTCTTTATCAATTGTTTTAATTTTTTTATCTTTATTATCTGTCCAAAGAACATCTCCATGGAATATATTTCCTGGTATATTTAATTTGGGCAAATGTTCTAAAAGAGCAGACATTTTTGGATGTAAAGGCCCGCCACCAAAATGTTCATCTACGTCTGATTGTGTAAAGCAAGGTTTCCTCATTGATTTATAATCAACGAAAAATTTTCCATTAGGATGAATTCCTGCTACCGCCGCCGGAGCGCCATCCCATTTAACTGTAACATTAACAGCTTCTTTATTATTACCTGCTAACATGTCTCTTAGCGATCTCAGAAAATTAATAGCACCTCTAGTACCATTAACTCCTCCATTCAACACCTCATCTTCGAGATGTTCCATATGAAGATTTTTTCCTGATGCTTCTATAAGAAATTGTTTGTAAGATTTCATGATAAGTGCTTTTTAATTATATTTGCCAACTCCAGACGATTGCCTACGTTTTTCTTCCCAGATATAATATTCATAAAATCACTAAAGGATCTATTATCTCTCGGCGCACGTCCTTTCTTTTTCTCTAAAGGCTCTTTTTCTCTCAAATAGGAATCTATGGTATTTTTTAAAGTATTATTTTTATCTGTTGCTTTATTATACTTTTTTATTGCTGCTCCCTTTGTCCACTTATCATTCATTAAGGCATTCGCAAATACATCACCTAGGATATCACCATATCCCGATTCACCTTTAACCAATTTTGCCGGTGTATATGGTTCTACTTTTAATCTTGGTACAAAATTTCCATAACCACCTTGTTTCCAATCTAAAGCCCAGTCATAATCAATATCAACTTTACCAGCAACACTAAGATAATCTTGACCGGTTTTAAATGCATATGCATTTAAATTCGCTGGATTATAATAAAAAATAACATCATGAGATTCTTTCTTTGCATATACGTTCATACCATTTGCAACCCAAATATGCATAAAAGTATTAGGCTCTGTCACACACATTTTTTTATCTAGGTAAATGGCATCATTAAATTTAATTCCACCATCCATTCCACCTTGACATGCAGTGCATACTTTTTTCCACATATCTGTAATTTGTGTAACAGAGGCGCCATGTTCGTACAACCTTATTGATGCTTCGTTCATTGCCGCTGAAAATTTTTCTTTCTTTATAACTCCACCTCCGGAAGATTTATCAACAACTCCTAATCCAACATTTCCAGGAACTTCCGTAGCACCAGTTGTTTTTTTCCAAAAGTCATCAAAAACTTTCTTTCCATCTCTGAATCCATCTTTTTTACCAAATGCTGCGCCACTACCCTTTTTCGCTTCTGGGTCGTCCGATTCTAAATCTTTACCACCTTTTTTTAATTCGATAACACCTGGTGTGCCGGCGACTCCACCTTCAAAATAAACATCACCTTTACCATCTTTACCTTTACGCCCACTAGGATGATTTAAAATTAAAAAAATCTCACCACCACCCATATTTCTTTTATCTATTTGAGGTTCCCAGGAAACAAACCAATTATAAAATGCTGGATTATTAATTAAAGGATTGGAATCTTTAATATATTTTTTGTTACCAATATTAGTCCCCTCACCTTTTAGAGCATCAGTTACTATGGCGTCTGCATCAACTAATTTTCCGCCTATTAATTTGTTTATAAAATCTAACTTCTCTTCTACTTTTACATTTATTTTAATAATTTTTGACATCAGAGCTTCTTTAGCCACTTCTACTTTACCTGTTGTCATTTTCCTATTATCAAATAATTCACCGATTCTCATTTCCATATTGGGAACAAATACTGCTTCGTATGCTCTATCAATAGTCTCCTGAGGAGCTTGCTTTAAAATTCTCAAAAGAGGGGCCAATTCTGGAGCATTAATATTTCTTATATCTTTTTCCAGAAGAAGCGCTATTATATGTTCGGCAGATTCAGTCATAAAATTTTTATATGTTTTTTTCATATGATTGCGTCTGGGTTAATTCTTAATATGAATAGAATCGGTACCACCAGGTTCGCCATGATTTTTCCATGAACCGCCGGCTTTAGACCATTTCTTACAAACTTTTTCCAAGTCTTTTGAAAATTTTATAATATTTTCTTTAGGAAAAACTGTGCCCTCACCATGGGAATGTTGATATTTGTCATCCGATTCGTCTGCCCAGCCATCAACCCATTGCGCAGTACTTTCAATCTGCCTCATAATCCATAATGCCGTTTGTAAGCCTTTATCTTTAACTCTATAGCCTTCCAGTACTTGCTCGACTTCTTCCTTTGGATTAAACGTTCGATTGGAATTACACCACTTTTCGATTTCTTTAGCGGTCTTTTTATCGCTTGAATCAAATTTTCCATATTCCATAAAATCTATCGCGTCATTACCCTGACTTGGACCTATCTTATCCGTCACAGCTTTTCCTTTACCATCTTCAACATATACGTGAAAGGCAATATTTTCATCTGCACCTGGTGTGGTATCTGATGCGTCATGATATTTAACAGGTGTTATTGAAAAATCTCCACATTTTATTGATTTACCTTCGAAGCCGTCAGACTTACCAGCTCTAGCCTTCTTTGAAGATAACTTTTTAAAGCCGGCTTCAATATCTCTAGCAAGATCTTCTTTTATGCTTATTCTTCCTCCCAGCCGGCCGCTGCTTAATCCATCCGTCAGTCCTTCGAGGGCTAAATCCTTATAAGTTTTCACACTTTCTCCTTCGATTAATTTTAGAATTATACTCTATATTAGAATTATACTCTATTTATTGTTTTTAAGATAACTGTATTTCTTTCTTGCTTGAGATCTCATTTTATTAGCTATCTTATTATCTATTGTAGCATACCTTGCATACGAATCGCAAGTTTTTTCTTCTTTATTATAAAGAAACATATCAAAGGCGAGTTCAGAACTATACGCATCTATCTCAAATGGGCTTGAAAAATAATCATTATCTTTTTTCTTTTTGCCGTCATCTATTTGTAAAGAATGTGTTAATTCATGAATGAAAGTGAGGGTAAGTTGTTGTTTGTAGTTTTCCCAAGCATCTTCCGGAACGGATAGTTGTTGCGTATAAAATTCTGGTGATAAGTTAATTGTTATTTCTAATTCAGATTCTGAAATATGTTCTTCAGGAACATTAGCGGCTCCATCAAAGGTCATTTCATATAAAGCATGGCTTCTATCTTTTCGTATATTAACATAACAAGAAAAATCTAATTCTTCTTCTAATATTTCTTCCATTCTATTGGCGCAGTGATGCCAATGAGAAATAGGTTTCCGGAAACCGAATTCCAACGTATTATAAGAACCCTTAAATTCTTTAAAGGCTTCGTTTATACATCCTAATGAATTTTTAACAAAATCTAAATCATTCATATTGAAAATTCCCGAAGTCAGCCTTATTTCTGTGTCTATTATCAGTAGAGATATCAAACAGCGGTTCATCATCTTGTCCGCTGTCCGATATGTCTACTTGAGCTCTTTGATCGACATCATAAAGTCTCATTTTACTTCTATCTACTCCAATAATAAACTTTCTATAAGATGTGGGATCATTATATCTGTTTTTCAATTGTTTTACAAGCATTTGATTTAATTCTTCCATTTCTTCAGAAGATATAAGTGCGAACATAAAGTCAGCAGTTGCTGGTAAACCAAAACTCTCAGATGTATCTTCTAAACCAATATCTGTACTTGTAAACCCCGATCTGGTTGTTTGTGTTGCAGACATAATCGGAACATTATATTCTACAGCTAAGCCTCTTAATTCTTCGGCAATAGATTTAATATATGTGTATGAATTAACATTGGCTCCTGCCTTTATTCTAGAAGATGTGCAAATGTTTAAATAATCTATGAATATTATATCGGGAACAAAATTACGTTTCAAGCTTAATTCACCTAATAAATTTTTAAAATGCATTGCACCGGCAGATGCAGTAGGATATTCTTTAATAATTATTTTACCATTGGTTTTTCCTTTGAGTTTATCTATTTTCTTTTTATACATATCTCTAGGAATTTCTTCTAATTGACTCATAGGAATATCTAAAAGATTCGCATCAATTCTTTCAGCGATCCTTTCTTCCGCCATCTCCATGGTGATGTAAAGAACATTTTTATTAATAGAAAGACAACTAGCGGCTTGATGACACATGAATAAAGATTTACCAACTCCAGTTCCTGCTAAACAAATATTTAAGGTCTTCTTAGGTAAACCCCCTTTTGTAATTTTATTAAATAACTCGAGATCAAATTCAAGTTTTTCTTCTACTCTGTGATAAAAATCAAATCTATCTTCTGCGTCATCAATAAAATCATGTCCGACATGAGGATCAAAGGAAACGGCTAGAGCATCTGATAAAACAGTGGGAATTGCTCCTTTAGATAAATGAGTCTTCTCATTACCTTCAAGAATTGCGATAGCATTCACTACAGCATTATATATTGCTTTATCTTGACAAAATGTTTCTGATTGTTCTAAAAGCCATGGTGTGATGTCTTTAGAATCACTAGGCTTATCTAAAGTATTAATTATTTCATTAGATTTAGAATATTCTGTTTCATGTATACCCTCTAATTGATCTAAATCTATTAATAAACTTTGTTTGGTTGGTAAGTCATTATGCTTTAAAATATATTCTTGAATTAATTTAAAAACTATCTTTTCAGATGAATCTTCAAAATATTCAGATTTTACGTAAGGAACAACTTTCCTCGTAAAATTTTCATTATGTATTAAATGTGATAGTATCAGGCGTTCTATCCGCGGTGTCATTAGTTTTTACTCCTTCCTTTTCACTCTCTTCTTTATATCTGTCCCATAATAATTTAACTAAAATTTCTCCAATCATATATTCAAATTCAACACCTTCTTCATCAGAATGTTCAACATCCTGCAATTCTGGCGGAACAAGAACAACATCGTATTCATATTTCGCATTACTTTCTCCTTGTTCGTCCGGAGGTGCAACTTGAAACTTCCCTAATTTTATAACAGTTCCTTTAAAAGGGCCCGTATTTAATTCAACACACATTTGAGAAACATCCTCAGGATGTTCCGGATGAGGAACTAAATTATAATAACTATTAATTCTATCGTAATCTTCTTGTGTTAATTCATTCATTCTTTTTACCAACCCGTTATTTCTGTTCGATTATCCTCTAGAGGAATCCATTGCATTGTTTGTTCCTCTCCTGTCCATCTAGCAGAAACTATTGGATAAGTTCCCCAAGCTCTTTCTACAGCGGCTTCTCCCCCTCGACATATTTTTTTTGTTCCATCTTCAAACGTTAATTCCACTACTTTAACTTTCTCTATTATCATATTATCAGTCGACATGTTCCTCTTCAAGAGCTGATTCTTCTTCTACTCCCATTTCGCCATATAAAAATTCTTTTCCGGCAACTACATCAATCTGATCGAGAATTTCTTTTGTAAAATATTTTGTGGGATTTTTTAAAACTGTTTTTAGAAATACCTTTTCTCCATCAGGCATTTCTAATCTAGTAGAAACTTTTTTAAAGATTCCGTACTTCTCTGCTAATTCTGCTAATCCATAATATCTATTCAATCCTTCTTTAAATGTAAGAAGAACATCTACCATTTTATGTTCTTTTGTGAGCCTAGATTTATAAGTTCTACAATGAACTATATTACCAATTACTTCAGTACCATCCTTTTCTTTCTTTTTAGATAGAAATACGATACTAGATGCGGCATAATGTAAGCCCGTTCCCCCACCCATAATTTTTTGAGGAAATAATGTTCCTATTTGATCGTATGTGTGATTAGTAACAACAAGAGGTACTTTAGCTTTACCACCTAATAAAGTTAAAACCCTAAATGTGCCTTTAACCATTTGTGCTCTGGTCATATCTCTGGTCTCTTTACCGTCACTAACATCTTCCATTTCTTTAGTAGTAGAAAGATTACCTAATGAATCTAAACATATCATCATTGGTGGACGAGACTTGATGGGTTCTTCTAAATGTTTTTCTAGAATTTTAGTTGCTTGTGTTCTGAATTCTTGAACCGTAGCAACAGGTAGGATAATCATTCGTTTAGAATCGATTCCTCTTGATTCTATCATATCTTTGGTTATGGCAGATTCACTTTCAAAATATATAACTCCACCAGTAGGATTATCTGCGAGAAATTGTCTGACACAACCTAAAACGAAAAAAGTTTTGCCTGTTGAACTTTCACCGGCAAATGCTGTAATTTTATTAGATGGTAATCCGCCATAGATGCTACCGGATAATTGAGCATTTAAAATATACGATCCGGTATCAATAAAACTTTCTACATCGCCTGCTTCAACACCATCACTTACTACTGCGCCATATTCATTATTAGCTACTTGTAGCATTTCTCCAAAATAATCGCTCATAAAACCTTTTTCAATTAATCATTATATTTTTCAAAAAAGGGGGGCAATATTCGGCTCCCCCTTTTGCATGCAAAGTGGCGCACACCTAAGCCCAACGCCGAAGCAGGAACAGCAGGATGGCTAAGCCTCGGGGTTTAACCCAAGTCTGCCGATGCGCCACAATTTCTAGTTATGACTTGGAATAAATTCCCCAGAGTACCCATATCGCAATTAAACCGACAAAACCTTCTTGTCCTAATTGTTTTACAAGTGCTACAACAGAACCCACGATATCAATTCCGATAAACGGTAAAGCTGCACCAAAAATAATCTGAAGAACTACGCCAAGAGCAATAACTGCTAAACCAAGTTCAGTGATGGAACGAATCCATCCAAGTACTTTATCTACCATATATTGTTCTCCTTTTATTTTATATTATTCTCTCACCACGGTTAAACATAATTTCTGGTAACTCAGCTCATTCCGAACTACCTTACTATGCATATTTATCAAATTCTCTATACTAAAAACGCTTCTAGAGAACTTGTTTTTTCAGGAGACCATCCAATGACTTTTAATATTTCATTCAAGGGTCCCCTAAAAGACTTTTCAAATTGTTTATCATAATCAATATAATCATGAAGCCCGAACTCTTCAGGCAAGCCTTCCATCATGGCTATAACACCATCTCTAATAGGATTAGGCTGTTTCAAATAAACAAATTTGATCTTTTCCCCTTCTTGAATAAGAGGATACTTATTTTGCAATTCATTTTGTTTCAAAAAATGATTATACAGGCGTGTTCCTTTTACATGAACAGGTGTTCCTTTAGCATACAATTTTGTCCCACCATTATATTTTTCAATTCCTTTAACAGATCTAGGAAATGCAATATTTTCAATAGGTTCTTTTTCAAACTGTATTCTAAAATCTGCAATGAACTTCTGTATAGCTTCTTCATCGTGATTGATAATAATATCAAAAGATTTTTTTAATTTATCTCTACAAGATGTGGGTGTTGATGATTTAACAGATTCAATACCCATAACTTTAATTCGAGGATTTACATATCTAACACCCTCATTATCATGAACATTAAGAATATAATGTTTCTTTCCTGTCCAAATACCTTTATCAGCAATGCACTCTCTTTTCATAAACATCTTCTGACCATAAGCATTCATATAATTTGCTAGATCTGAATATCCGTTATCGATTACTCCTTGTAGTTTTTCCTCACATACTTTATCTAAAAAATTTATTACTTTAGTTGTATCCGGCTCTTCAGGAAATACTTTTTTTACTAATCCATCTAAAGTAATGTAAAGGGAGTCTGTATCCGATGCAAGAACATAATCAACCTCTTTTGTTTCCATAACTTGATTAAGATAATTATTGACTACAGTTTCTGCCCAGCGAATACTCAGTTGTCCTCCTAATGTAATAGCTTCAGATATTCTCAAATCAAAAAATCTAAAATATGGATTTCCAAAAGCTCCGTAAACACTATTAAGCATTAATTTCATGGCAGTTTGTTTATTGCCAAATGAATCTGCTTCCTTTTTTAATTTTTCTATCTCAACCGGATCCGTTGCTTTTTCTAATTTTTTCTTAGCCGCGATTTCCTTCTTTTTAAAGATAACTCTATTATCATACTTCTCCTGCATTAGTCTTGGTAAAAATCCTTGTTCATCCTTTTTGAATCCTTGACCATTAGGAGCAATGATAATATCTTTATCATAATATTTGTTTAAATCTACTTGCTTATTTAATAAAGAATCAACTCGACACGGCTCTGTAACACCTGTTAAAATAGTATCAGGACTAACATTGTATTGCATGATTAAATGAGGATATAGACTATTTAAATCAAAGCTGACAACCCATTTATGCATGCCTGTCTGCACTTCTTTTACATATGCTCCAACATATGCAGCATTTTTTGTATTATCTTTCTTAGGTGGAACTACTATATTTCTATTCATTAAATCATTCGCAAGAATAACTTCCCACATCATCACCATTCCAAATGTGTCCTGATAGTTTACCTTTGCTTCATAAGCCAAAGCAACCACCATTTCTATCAATTTTTTCTTTTCCTCTAATCGTTCTACAAGCTGTGCATCTTTAATATTATAATCAATAAACAACTGATAATTTTCTTTATATAATGTATAAAGATTTCCATACTCTTCAAATGATAATTTTCTTTCTCCTAATTCAACAGAAGCAATATAATCTAACCTATAACTTTCCGCAGGAGGAGAATTCCTTCTATAAACATCAATGTAATCAATAACAGCAATACCGATGAGATCATGAAAGATTGTTTCTCTACCTCTAAAGGTTGTTGATCGCTCATTAACTAATCTCCAAGGAGATAATCTTTTGACAGCTTTATTATCAAATAATCTAGAAATTCTATTAACCAAATATGGAATATCAAAACCTTGAATATTCCACCCAGTAACAATATCTGGAGCTAACTTTTCCCAAAAAGAAAGAAATTCTTGAACCAAATGATTTTCATCAGCACAATGAAAATATTCAACTGCCGGATTAGTATTATTATATTCACCACAACCAAATACGAAATATTTTTCTTTTGCTCCGACAGTGATGGCTTGAATTTCCTCGGTGGCTGAAATTGGATCTGGAAATCCGTGTTCTGAGGCAACCTCAATATCAATACTTGCGACTATGAGTTGTGAAAAGTCATATTCAATTCCTTTATCTTTAGGATACTCATCGTAAATAAAATTATATCTCCAAGCAGTCATTCCATAAATTTGAAAATTTTCTACTCCATCATATTTTCGAATAAATTCTCTTGTTTCTTTAATTGTACCAGGCTTAATAGGAGATAATGATTTTCCATCAATAGTTGAATATTTTGATTTTTCGTTGGAAGGAATAAAAACTGTGGGGTGATATTCAATGCGATCATCAAAACGTTGGCCGTTTTCATAACCCCTAACTAAAACATGATCACCGATTTGGTGTACGTTTGTATAAAATTTCATTTATCAAAATAATTATATTCCACTTTGTGTCCATAAGATTTTAATTTCTTATAACACCATAATATTTGATCATCGACCCAACTTCTTTTAGTCTTGTATGCTCCAATTAAATATAGAAATTGGAGATATACCAAAAGAGGAAATATCAATAATCGTTTCATTGAATCAGCCCATTTTTATATACTGTTTTCCCTTTTACTCTCAGAGCTGTATTAATTTTTCCGCGATTCTGACCATTTGTTTTAAAAGAGCAGTGGACCCATCCGCTACTAGGTTGACCTTGAGTATAAAATTCTAAAATTAATTGATCAAAGTCTAAATTTTCTTTAATCCAGCGCGCTAATTTATAATTACCTATTCTGGAACTTTCAAAATCAGCTGCTTCTCCCCAACAATGTTGACTAGTTTTAGATCCGCCGACTGCCTTATTCAGAGCCAATCCTCTATAACCGCTATTAACTCGAAGTGGTCCAACTTCATCTCTTACCGGTTGTAAAATATGATTTGCAACGTTAGTAAGGTTAACTAAAATTTGTGCGGAATCGGGCATATTGGATATTCCCATTCTTTCTGCGGTTGAACTTTTCACTAGTTCAGGAAGAGTAAAATTAGGAGCAACCCTAATATCTTCTTCTGTATGTAATAAATCTATCACTGTATAATCCTAAAAGAGGGTTTGTTATGACCACATTTCTATATAACATATTTATAACGCCCCCTCTTGTATAATTTACGAAAAATAAATTATTTAGTTACAATTGGGATCCGTCTAGATTTCTTATCCTCAGGAACAATTCTTTCTAAGGTGATAATTAACATTCCGCTGGTCATAACCGCGTCGTTAACTATCATATCATCAGATAAAGTCCAAGATCTTTTAAACGAGCGCTTGGCGATACCTTGATGAATATAATCTTCTTCGGTTTTTTCTGTATCACTACTGACAGTTAATACTCTATCCTCAACATGTACCTTAATATCATTTTCGCCGAGTCCTGCAACTGCTAACTCTATTATATAATGATCTCCATCTTTTTTCAAGTTATAAGGTGGATATCCCTTAGATTGGTTTTGTTGATTACATTCAAAAAGTCTATCAAACATTGAATCAAACCCAACGGATAATCCTAATGCTTGTTCAAATTGTTTGTGGGTGGGGAATACAGAAAGTGCGTTAGTCGTTAACATATGTCCTCCTTCTTTAAGCAAAGACGTTTAGTAAAACATTAAGAACCCTTACGCAAGCAATTCCTAATGATATGAAAGGAAAAGATCAATCTCTCCAACCTTCTCCTGCTATTAAATGCCCAAATCTGTGTTTGAACACTATCCATATTAAATGTAATATGGAATTGGCACTATACACTCCAACCTCGTCGAATTCAATAGTGCCTTTTTCGGGATCAGTTAAAACTTCTTCGTATATTTCTAAGTCGTAACTATGCCCGATAACTTTAAATCTGCTCATTTACCAGTACTCCCAAAACCACCTGTTCGGCTGGTTTTTTGTTTAGGAGGTGAGCTGATTTCTTCGATATTATATTGTTGTAATCGCACAAGTTCTCCCTGTGCAATTCTATCATTATTATTTATAACAATTGATTGAACGTCTGATAAGTTTATTACGGGAATCATTAACGGTTCGATATAATCGAAATCGATCACTCCTTCACAATTAATAAAACTCAACCCTTGTTTAATCGCTGTACCAGATCTCGGATGTATTCTTACTGAAAATCCCGCTGGAATATCTAAAATTATCCCTGTAGGAACTAGTACTCTTTGAAAAGGATGTATTGTTATATTCTTATCATGTCTTTCAATAAATTTTTTCCTATCTTCATTCCAAAATTTACATCCTATTTCAGGAGTATAATAAGCATGTATATCAAAACATGCTGAGCCTCGTGTTGAAAATGTTGGAAGGGTTACGTCGGGATATAATTTATGAGCTTTCAGACTTAGTGTCGTCATTTTTTTTATTACCTATATTATATTTCGCAACTAGTTCCCATTCATCTTTTTTCTTAAAAGATATAATCTTTAATTGATTAATTGGAACTATGTTATCTTCATCGATTTTATCATTATTAACTTTTTGTACTAGATCCCATTCGGCTAATAAATTTACTATTGTATTTCGTCTCGCTGCATCATTATCCGAAAAATTGGAAGGTTTTCCATCCAACATAAACAATTCTTTAAAATGTACAATGTAATATCTAGCTTGCTTATGAAGAATATGACAAGATTGATATAAAATCTTATCCTTCTTAGATGCTACACCTATTCTCGTTAATGTTTCTTTTACTTTTAAAAAATCGTCGGGCTGCTTTAACTTGATTTCAACGAGAGAATCTATCTCTACGCTCATTGTTCTCCTTCAAACCACCTGTAAATAATTCTTGCCTAAGAGTATTCAGATCTTCATCACTGAAGATATCTACAACCTCTCTTGCTTTTTGAAGGCTGTATCCATAATATTCAACAATTAAATCTATGGCTTCATACTTCTCAGCTTTTAACCATCGACCAAATCTATTCTTGGGTCTGATAATATTTAGCAAATAGTGGTATTGAAGTTTATTGTCCAGATGAGTTCTGGTGTTCATTTCATTGGCTTGAAGGATAGTATCGAAATTAAAACTTAAAGATCGATTAACAAGAAACGCTTTATATTGACCTTCTAATTGATTATCAAAGTCATTACTTAGTATATCTTTTTTCTTATAATTGATATCATTTACAAAATCAAACGGATTTATTGCCATTGTCCTTCTATCATAATTTCAATTAAACATGCTGTAAGATTTATATCTTGATCTGCAGCAAATGCGCTCTTATATTGATAATCTGCCAATAAAAGTATTATTGGTGGTAGTCCTGCTGGTGTCAAATGGTCATGCAAATTATCATATAACTTTCTATATACTGTTCTAGCATCTGTATGACTTGTATCAACAACCCATTTACGAACCTTAGTAAAGTTCTTTTCCTTTAATGCATTAATAAGAGCGTTAAAATCAGAATCGGAAAGCAAACTGAGGATACCACTATCAATACTTCCGCTGGTGCTATATCGTTGTAATTCATTTAAAGTTCTTCTAAAATCTGGATAATATTTCATAATAAGTTCAACAACAACTTTCTCGTTAAACTTAATCTTATTTTCATTAAGAATTACTGTAATTCTATCCAATAGCTGTTGTGCTATCTTAGGTGATTCTTTTTTATCTACCTTAAATTCAACTACCGAGCATCGAGAATGAATAGGATCGATAATTCTATTAAGATAATTACATGTAAAAATAAAGCTGCAATTATCAGCGAATCGCTCAATAAATCCTCTCATTGCTGGTTGCGTAGATTGAGGATTTAAATAATCGGCCTCATCTATAATAACAACCTTACGACCACCAATTAATGAAACACTACTACAATAATTTTCTAACTTAACTCTCAATAAATCAATACCAGATTCCTGAGAACCGTTGATGATCAAATAGTCTAAACCAATCTCTTTACACATTGCTTTCGCAATTGTGGTTTTACCCATTCCAGGACCACCACATAAAAGAAGATTTGGTATATTACCCGAGGCCACATAAGATTCGAATGGTTCTTTCAGATGATCTGGTAGAATACATTCTGCTACTGTTTGAGGTCTATAAGCTTCAACCCATAATATATTTTTTGTCATAATTTCAAGATACCTGTTCGGTTGCTATCCAATATTCAAGATTCCGTTCTGAATTTTTAAAATATCCAAGACCTTTATTTGATATTTTCACATCATAAGAACCTCTCATGAGTTTAAGATTTTCTATCTTAAAAATCATTTTAAAATTAGAAGTTGAATTCCCTAATTCAACTGCATAACTATCGATAGATGTTTTAGCATCAATTGCTTGTATTTTAAGTTTTCCATCATTTGCTACAACTGCAATTTCTGGAAGACTCATTACTGCAGCTGCTCTCATTATAGACATAAAATATTTTTCTTCTAATTTAAAAACAGCTTCTTCAGATGGTAAATTTATATCCTTTGCTAGGATCTTTCTCTCATTTTCAAATAAACTCATATTTGCAAATTGATATTCAGCTACGGAATCCCCTGCGACGAAATTATTAGCATCAACACTTGATTGTATTTTTATAGATTTTTCACTGAAATCAAATTGAGGCTCTGCAAATAATGAAAGAACTCCTAAAAATTTATTCAAATCATATATAGCAAAATCCTGAGGAAAGCTTTGACCAAGCTTAGCCTTTGCTAAAACGTTTGTTTGTTCACTTACTGTTTTAATTACATCGCCGGCCTCTATAACCAAACTTTGATTAATTTCTGCAAAGTTCTTTAATGTTTCAACAGTCTCATTATTAATTATCATTATATTTCCTATAGGTGATTAGGGCTCTCAGCATGAGAGGATTTGTCCTTCTTTTTGGTATCCTTCCGCTTTTCCTTAGCAAGAGCTCTTCTGTCTTTTCTACTCATTCCTTTCGATGCTAACTTCGTTTTTCGATCTTCAAGAAAAGGTCGAGATTCAGTATCATATCCATGGGCCGCGTATTCTAAGGCTCCCATATCAGGAAGATTACCATTAAACACATATGTTCCAATATGTTGTAATTTCATCCATGGACATAGAAAAGTTTTAATATCTATCTTCTGACACAGTTGACAAAACATATAATCTTCAGAAAGATAACGATCAGACCCTTCAGATTTTCCTTTGCCCATCCATTGATCATTGTCAATAATGGTATCAAAAAATGCATGAATATATCTGGAACCATCGAAATGGTCTGATCGATTATGATCGGGTTTATATCGAAATTTAGGATAAGCTTTTTCAAACTTTGTGAATACTTCTCTCTGTATCATCATAAACCCTGTTCCAATTTCTAACGCTTCAACTGGCTCAGATAAAGATATTGTTTGAGTTCCGCCAGTTGGATTGAAAACAAAATCTCCTGTAAACTTCTCAAGAAGCATAGGATTATCATCAGCTAAACCTTTATCAACAGCATTACGAACTTTTTCCCAAGCAATACACTTCTTGGGATATATTCCTCCAACAATTGGTTTTGTATCATCACATAGAGCAGCTAATGTTAAAACATAATTTGGATCGAAACAAATATCGCTATCAATGAACATGAGATGAGTATAATCTGATCTCAAAAATTCATCAACACAATAATTTCGAGCTCTGGTGATTAATGATTCGTTAAAAAGATAAAAGAACTTTAAGTCTATTTGATATTTGGTAGCGGTGGTTGCTAAGTCACAACACGCCTTTGTATACATTCCACTACACATGCCCGCATACATTGGAGTTGCAACAAATATTTTTTTCTTTCGTAATTCTGCTATAGGCACTTCAATTTGCATTATTTCCTTTTTTTCATATTAACAAAAAACATACATTATCAACTATTTAATATAATTATAGCTGATAATGTAAATAATGTCAAGGATTAAATTATTTTTTTAATATTTCGCTGATTCTTTTTCCACGTATCCGTCTTGCACGTGCATGCTGTTATCTTCTAATTCTTCAGTTGCATTAGGATCTACTTTAGTCCAGAGATCCATAAATCCCGTTTTGGTATCTTCATCGAAACGATTGATCGAAAATTCGATCGCCTTTTCTTTATTCTGGAATATCATATAAGAAGTAACAATGTTTATCAAACGACGAGTGGAAATTATTTCATCGATTCCTCCATCAGCAAAGGTCCGACGGATAACATCTGTCCATTGACAAAGATGATTAACAAAATCTGAATCTTCAACACCATGATTTTTAAGTATTCTAGAAACGATTTTCTTTTCAATAGAGGTGGGGGGATAATCTTGTTCGAATGTAATTGGAAAACGATCAAGAAAAGCTTCATTAAGAATGTTGGCTCCTATAAATCGTCCATCATCATTACCTTTACCTTTTGTATTAGCAGTTGCGACAATGTTAAATCCGGCTTCAGGCTTTACAAGACGATTAATCTTTTTCAAGAAAATGCTTCCACCTTCAAGTACTGGTTGGAGACACATAATTTTATTAGATGCAAGATCAATTTCATCAAGAAGAAGCAGTGCGCCTCTTTCCATCGCAACGATAACTGGTCCATCTTCCCAAATGGTCTCACCATCTTTTAAAATATAGTGACCAAGAAGATCATCTTCATCTGTTTCGATTGTAATATTGACACGAATTAATTCGCGTTTTGTACTAGCCGCTGCTTCAAAAACTTCCTTGGTTTTGCCCATTCCGGACAAGCCGGTAATAAAAGAAGGAACGAACATTCCAGATTTAAATATCTGAACTAGTTCTTTGTAATATCCTGCTTTAATATAATTGGGATCTTTTTCTGGAACGAAAGAGATGCTTTCATCTACTTTCTTAATTGTGGTGTCATGTTGAACAACACGGACATCTTTAAGTGCTTTCGGTTTGCGATATTTATCTCCCCATTTAGCTACAGGAGCTGTCATATTCTTTCCATAATTTGCAATTGAAAACTGATTCCGACCTACTCGAATTTTTCCTAAAAAATTCTGATTAGGCTCTGGATTACCGCTTTCATCAGCAACTTCATTTACCTGTGAACGATCTAAAATCGCTTGCACACCGTGCTTAGTTTTCCAGGTTTCAACTAATTGTTCTTTATTCATCATATATTCTCTCTCATTATTGTTTGTGTTTATTTACCGCCATCCCACCCAACTCTTCGCTTCAGCAGTTGTCGCTGGTCTTTCTTTATTCTCTATATATATTATACACTATTTTTGACAACATGTCAACCTTTTTGTTTATCAATGATTACAACAAGTTCCTTATAACCTATTGATTTCATTACAAAACAAACTTGCATTAAGCAACCATTTCCGCAAATCTTTGAAGCATTATCCTTTTTTCTAATTTTCCTTTTTGAAATTTTTTGAATGCCTTGGTCAAAGAAGCGGTTGAATTAACTTTATTAGTATCAATATTTATTTCATCCTCCATCATAACGGAGGCATATTGTTTGATTACATAAAGTTCATCATATCCACGATTTTCTACAATCATGTAACCGTTTCGATTGTAATCCGTTTTTACATCTTGCCATTCGCTCCATCCAACCATGCGAGTTGCATCATCAGAGGAAGTTGTAAGAAAAAATCCTAAAACATTTGAACCGGTCTTATATTTAAAATAATTTATAAAATTTTCTGTTTGGCGAAATCCATGACAGGCGGTCCAATCAAAAACTTTTTTTGTTTCTTTATCAACCAACCTGATGTGAGAATTTCGAGTATCGATTCGTTCTGGAAAAAGTTCATCTCCGCTGTCTTCTCTTGTCACGAAAGTTTTATGAGATGAATTAGATTCTCCGTCTGTAAGAATAATTGTGTTAACAATATCAAGATTATTTTCTCTTTGAAATCTTTTAACATTTTCTGAACTTATCATGATTGCATCATTCAAAGGAGTTCCGCAAAGACGATGTAGCGGAAACTTTATATGTCGACCTATTGAATTCCATTCCCAAGATGATTGACATTTATTTTCATAACCCCAAGTATCATAGATTATAGAAGGGATTGTATCTTTCGGAAGTTTGGTATTTCGACCAGTCCATGCATTTCTATTTCTTATTTTATCTCTTCTTTCTTCTAACCAATACGCACCAACAAAATCTCTATCGCATCGAAGTATAGATAAAAGAAGATTTTCACGTTGTGACTTAAATTCCTTACTGGTCATTTTATTAGAAAATATTTCAATTAATTGAGTAGATTTATCTCCCATTGCCATATCGCCTAATCGTTCTTTATAAGGAGTCCCAAATTTTTCTTTTTCTTTTCCTTCTTCATCAAAACTATAATCAACAAAAGCATATGCCTCATGAGCGATGTTACATTTTCGACAAAAATCTATTAATTGAAATAATTGATTCAAAGTTGGAAGCATTTTATCACTCATAGATCCTGACCAATCCATTAAAAAATAAAGTCCGTGACTCTTACCTTCAGGAACAATCGTAATTTTCTTAAAAATATTATCACAATATTTGTACTTATGAATGTCTGAAAGAGATATGGTACCTGTGTTTGCGGTCATCGATCTTTTATATTCAGCTGCTTTCTTTTTCATTTCAAATTCTTTAACAAGATAATTAACAACTGGTTTATTTTCTTTGTCGATATATTTCAAATATTCGCGTGCATATCCAAATGCTAATGAATATTCTCTTTCCCACTCACTCTCTCCCTTATTTGCCCCTATCAAATAATCCCTGCGTTCATCTATTGCTTCCTGAGTTCTTTTTAAAAGTTCTTTATAATTAATAATTAAATTTTCACTTTTCAAATCAATTGTTGGTGAATTATAATATTGCAAATCTAGCGCATCTTCATGAACTAGTTCTTCCTCATGTTCACGAAAATTCTGATCAGTTAAGGATTTCGGTTCTTGTTTCCATCTCCATGGATCATCTTCATACCACTTATCATATCCTCCTGTTTTTCCGGAACCCAACTGTCCATCTTCTTCCTCTTTTCCTCCATCTTCTTCAGACGCAGATGATTCTTGATTTCCATCACCTTCTTCTTCTTGATCTCCATCAGTTCCTTCATTATCGCATTTATCTACCGGCTTATCACAATCATCTTTTTCTGTTTCCTCTGCTGCCGATGATTGTTCTTCTGTTTCATTAAAATCATAATCATAATCATTTTCCTCATCACTATCTTCATCTTCATCTTCATCTTCTTGATAATATTGATCCATAAAAGAATCATCCTGACAAGTCTGTTGTTCTTGTTCGTTTTCTTCAGCATAATTCCAAAGTTCCTTAGTCAGTTGTTCAACATCTTCCCAAGTCTCAAGTGCGGCCATCTTATCAACAAATGGTTTCTCTGCTTCGGTGAATTGAACATTCTCCAAAGGACCACCTTTAAAATGAATATTGAGTTTATCAATTAGTGAGGCAGAATTGATATCTATATTATATTGCTTGAGGCCGAAAAAATCTCTATCATGTACTAAGACTTTATATCCCTTGCTCATCGCTTTTCCAGCACCTGCGAACTTTCTTTTGATTAATTTTTCGATCCTGGCATCTTCTACAACGTTCAAAAAGCCCTTATAATTCGGTCCTTTTTCTTCAATAACCTTGTGCCAGCCATTAGCTGGAGTATTTAAAGCGTGTCCGACTTCGTGACAAACAAACAAGTCATAAACCTCACCTTCCATCTCTTTGAGAATCGGTAAAATTAATGTTCTGCCTTTCGGATCGAATCCGGCGGTTGGAACTTTAGCGTGGCGCACAGTAATATTTTCTGACGCCATGAGTTTTGCTAAAATTCCTTTTTGTTCTATTAATTCAGCCATGTTCCTCTTATACGATGTTAAATCTAGGATCTTCAGTTATATGATCTCCCTCTGCAAGGCATGATTTGACCTGATACTTATCTCTAAAGATTTCCATCTTGTTAAAAGCATCGTCAAAGCTTTCTGCCGTCAGATATAAAGGTGATACATATTCCAAGGTATCCCAAGTACGCATCCATACCTGATACGTCTGATTTTTAGTCATGTGCCTTCTTCTTTGGTTGCTTTTATATTTTTGATCGTATATCGCCATTATTTCTCTCTCATTTGGTTATGGGATTATTCCCTTTCTTTATTCTCTATATATATTATACCATTTATAGCGCAACATGTCAACATATTTGATTTCTTGTAATATCAAGAGGTTACTAGTACCTTATTGAAATTATTGATAATCTTTTATCATCAATGATTGCGACCGGTTACCTATATCTCATTAAAATCATTGATAATCTTTTTTGATAAATAGAAGAATTGGAGAGAATATTTAATGAATTTTTTTGGAAAGGAACAACCTTGACTAGCTTAATTATACCTACAGATTTTGACAATGCCGTTACCAGTCTTCGTAAATTTTTTCATTCCCGTGGTTTCCTAGAAGTACACACCCAAAACAGATTATCCATATTAGCCGCTTGCGAAGATCCCACAACTGTCGCAACATATAATTATAATGACATCATATGGCCTTTGCCTCAAACAGGTCAAATGTGGTTAGAATACGAGCTATTAAATAATCCAGATTTAAAAGGAGTATTCTGTGTTTCAACATCTTATAGACAAGAACAGAACCCCGTTGAAGGTAGACATGAAGTTATATTTCCCATGTTTGAATTTGAAGCACCTGGCGACTTTCAGGACTTGCTTAATATGGAAAGAGATTTAATTAAGCACTTAGGTTTCATAATTCCTGATAACAATTCATTTCCTGAAAAAACCTACGGTATGTGGTGCGAGGATTTTGATTGTGATGAATTAGATCATGACCACGAACAAATGATATCTGATTCCCATCCATCCGGAGTTGGATTTATAACTCAATTTCCTTATCATACTTCCCCCTTTTGGAATATGAAAAAAGAAGGTGATCTTGCTAACAAATGCGATGTAATTATGGGGGGCATGGAAACTATTGGTTCCGCTGAAAGGTCTGCTGATCCGAAAGAGATGGAAGACCAGTTTCATACAATTTCCGATGGAGAATATGCTGAATTATTATTTAAATTATTCGGTAAAGAACGAGTAGAAAAAGAATTGAAAGAATTCTTAAGTCATAAATTTTTTCCAAGATATGGTGGTGGAATAGGTCTTACCAGACTTATAAGTGCCCTGAAGATTAATAATGCGTGATACTCTGGGGTGGCGAAATAGGGAAACGCGGCACGTTGTTTGCGTGTTATCTTTGGTTTGATCGATATAATCTAGATCAAAGATGTGTTGGTTCGAGTCCAACCCCCAGAGCCATTAGTAAAGATATATTTATATCATTTTAAAACTTAGATATAAATTTCGCTATGGGTTGAATAAGTGGAAGTAAAGCAACCGCCATTAGTGCATTCACTCCTGTATGAATTATTGCAATCTGTTTAGTTATTCCTGTGGGCATCCCATCAGAAACCATTATTCCAGCCAACCAAATAGTTCCAGTAGTTCCTATATTTGCACCAAGTACAGCTGCGATTGCAGATGGTAAAGGTAAGGCGCCAGATGCAACTAATCCTATAATTGCGGTAGTAGAAAGTGAACTAGATTGCCAGAGAAGAGTACATCCAATTGCTCCGAAAAACATATAATAGGGATTTCCTAAAAACCATTCAAGATGTTCTAAATGACTCATTGATTTCATTCCTCCCGAAAACATCTTAAGACCAATGTAAAAAATTACCAAACCTAAAAGGGTCTGAAATACTGGGTTATTAAATTCCATAAAATTTCCTTTTTTATATTTCCACGAATCGTAGAGTTTTCTATCTTTCTTTTTCATTTCATCCTAATGCTTCTTTTAATTCATTATTTTCTAAAATGTAATTAAATAAAACTTCTCGTTGTGCGTCTTCCCCTAAATGCCCTTTATATTTTTTATACTCATGAAACACTAATCTTCCTGCATCTAAAGAAGACACATTAAGAGTTGTTGTCCAATGTTTTGCTAACCAATCGTATATTGTTTTAGGCCAGTCAACTTTATCTCTAAGATTTTTTCCTGTTAAAAATTCAGACATAAAAAGAGGAACTTTATCTTTTATCTCTACTACAGACTGAACACTATTACTAGGCCCATGACTATAAGTAGGAACCCACAACATAGAATAAAAATGTTTAAATAATTTTTTATATAATTCATTACAATTATAAAAAGTCTCTGCCATTTCATTAAAATATTCATTATCGATGAATATATCTAATAAGACTTGAGGTAATTCATATGAATTAAGTTCTATAGGGTAGTGTTTTATATGGTTCCTAGCATCCCAATGTCCGCCTACCATAACGCATTTGCGTTCAACTACATAATTCTTTATGGAAAGAGATTTTATTTTTTGTTGATGTAAAATAAAATTACCTCTTCGCTGAGTATTGTACCAGGAATCAAGTGTCCCATCAGACTTTTTTGAAACTCTATCCACTTGTGTTGGATATAATTGTCGCTGCGTTGTAAATTGGAGAAGCACTACATCAAAGTTTTCAATAAGACAAGTTCTTAAAGCTGACTCCATATTATTTTGACCTCCTCCCGGAGAAGCAAATAAATGAACATCATGTTGAGGATAAGCTTTGGCCAATTCTCTCGGCCAACCCTTCCAAGCATTAAATCCTCCAGACTTCCTTAAAAGTCCACTTTCAGAAACACCAGCACTATGACTACAACCAATTATTCCAATTTTCATAATCTTCTAAATGACAATAACTAAAACTATAAAATACTTTTTTATAATGTTCCAAGGTCTTTAAATATTTTTCATATTCTATTTTCCAAAATTGATTATCAATATAAAATTGTAAAAAAGGTGTCCAATGACAATTTTTAAAAACAGTTCCTTTTCCATATTTTTTTTTCCTTTTCTCATTAAGATTATCTGTAGAACATGTTGTTTCTGTTTTATATCCTTCTGCTGAATCATTTGGAAATATTTTTGTTCGATCAAAACCAGCACTCTTTTGATAATCTTCATATATTAAAAAAAGATATATATCGGGCCCCTCTTCATTAAAAACTTTTCGGATTAAATGTTCTTGATAATCAAATCCATAACTTTTATCATCAAAGATTTTTAAGTTTTCTATTGAGAGATCAGATAACTTATTCTTCGGTGCTATCATTACATGCGGTAAATCAATCATATATAAATGGATCTAAATCTTCTTTTTCTTTAACAAATTTATATTTAATTCTCAAATAGTGTTTAAGAATATACGTTGACACCCGTTTTCTTAGTGAAGGCTTTGGCATCTTCTTTAGTGTTGACAATTGGTTCTCCTTTAATATTTAAAGACGTATTTAATAACACTGGACATTTTGTAATATCTTTCCAAATTTGTAATAACGTTTTATGAGGTTCATGCTTAACTACTTGTAATCTGGAAGTCCCATCTAAATGAACAACTCCTGGATACTTAATTTTAAATTCTTCTGTTGCTTGAAGAGCACAACTCATATACGGCGAAAAAAATCCTCCATTAAAATATTTTGAAACATCTTCTTCTAATATCATTGGTGCAAAAGGTCTAAAAGGTTCTCTACCTTTTATTTCATTAATTTTATCTTTAATTTTAGGATCTCTTGGATCCCCAAATAAAGTTCTATTACCTAAAGCTCTCGGCCCAAATTCACATCTACCATTAGCAACTCCAACCACTCTTTTAACCATTAATTCATCTATTATTTCTTGGAACGGAAACGGTCCTTGAATATCATAACCAAGATAAGGAGAAGGATCAATGTGGTTTCTTGTTCTTGCAAGAATGCATCCCACAGCAGAACCAGAGTCACCTGGATTAGATGGAATATGGATACGAGAAAAATAATCTGATAAAAATCTATTGGCACTAACATTTAAAGCACATCCTCCCACAAAAACTATATTACCTGTTTCATTTAATTTATGAATACTAACTCTTTTTATTATGTCTCTAAAAATGTCTTCATATACCGCTTGAGCAGCAGTAGGAACATCTTCGGGATAAACTTCTGGTCTTTTTGTCCATTCTTTTATTTTAAGTAAACCTTTATGCCAGGACGTTCCATTATTCCAGAGTTCAAATATTCTTTTATAAACTGGTTCATATGGATATGTCTGTCGGGCTGCAGCTCCCATCATAATATATTCTTCTTCATTAGGTTTCCATCCAGCATATTGAGTTAATGCTGAATACATTAAACCTAAAGATTTAGGATATTTCCAATTCCATAACTTCTTTAACTTTTTACCTTTGGCTTTCCATACAGTTAATGTCTCCCACTCTCCAATCGCATCAATAACCAAAACCATAGTATTATCAAAAGGAGAAGTATAATATCCATATGCTGCATGTGATAAATGATGTGAAGTATATTTCAGTTTATGATTATAAGGAAACTCGGGTGGTTTATAAAATGGTTTTTGTCCGGCATACCAACGTCGCGACATTTTTACAAATGGATTTTCATAAAAATAAACTTTGGCTGGTTGCCCGTATTCTTCTAAAACATAATTGAAAAGATTTTCAGGGATTGCCGGATCGTTCTTTTTTCTAGAAAATCTTTCTGCATCGGTTGCAAATAATAGTTCGCTATTTTCAAATACTGCTATAGCGCCATCATGTGAGCCACAAGTTAATCCCCAATAGATCATATTAAATTCTTTTCAAAAATTATATCTTCAACACTCTCATTATTAAACTTCCTCTTTATATATATTGATAATATTTCATGATTAGATTCGCAAAAATGATTTGATCTCTGGTCTCTAAATTCGGGATCATAATCACTATTAATTTCCCCTCTGGAAACATCCATCAATATTATATCGGCTATTTCGAATTTATCAATTGATTGTATTTCAAGAACATTATAATTATTACGATTACGTGATGTGGAAAAATATAATACTTTTTCATATTGATCAGACAAAGCTTTCAGAACACATCTTGCTTTTGTTGCCTTATGATAATCTTTATAGTTCTTATGAAAGTGTTTAACAAATTGCTTATGTTTATGAACATATTCCATACCAGGTTCAGAAAGCCATTTATCATTTTCCCAATCATGTTCCCACATTACAGCAGCATCGTGTCTTGGGGTTTTTAAAAATTCAAAATGAAATCGGCGAGGTATGGATTCTATAAAAATTATTTTACCAGATCTTTCCTTATGACCATTAATAAAATTATCTAAAGACCAATCTATACTTGATCCAGCTAATCCGTAAATAAAAGTTGGTTCTTCGAGATTATTATACCATCTTTTACTTTGCTCTAGGTGACCACTACAAGGATCACAATATGAATCACCGAATACGTATATCATGAACTTTAAAGTGAGAACTATCTTGTTCGTGGTTTCCGGTATTCATATCATATGATAAATCAATACCTGTAAATAAACTCATACCATCAACAAATGGTTTATTTCTAACATGGAGCCTATAAGACCAATCAGTTCTGGTCCATCTATACATATCCCAATCTTCTCTTTGAGATGTATCGAGATTAAAGATCCATTTCTTATCATTAATATGTATTATATGTAATCTAAATTTGCGCAACGGTACAGATTTATTATATACCTTATGTTGCCAATTACCTATTTCTGTGGAAACTGCTGAATAGAATAATTCAGATAGTGGTTTATATATTTTCTCAAATCTTATAGTAGGTATTTCATCTGGATGATATTGGGTTACTACATTATCTTCTTCAACATAAATCGTTGATTTATCGTACTCGCAAACATCTATGCACCAACCTTTTCCTTTAAAAGGGTCGCTTCTTATCCATCTTTCTTCATTTCGCCATATTACATCGAAAGGTTTAAAAAAATATGCTTGGTCGGGTATACCTAGTTTATTTCTAGGTGGATGTTCTTCATCAAAAACATTATCACTTCTAAGGTCGGGTATGTTCCAAGAAAAATCAAATAATAATTTTCTGGGTTTATCTTTCCAATAATTATAAGCCGCTTCAGTCAATTCCCAGGTTGATACTGTGCCGCCTGGACCATTAAGAAAAATTTCCATATTAATTCAAATAATAACTTTCTACATCGTCGTCATGACATTCGGGAGACAACTCTGCCATTTTTTTAATTATAGCATGAAGACTATCTACATCTTCCTCACCTTGTGGATAAAATTGAGATGATTTATATCCATTTTCTTGAAAGTATTGTTTCACTTCGCGAAGCTCATGTAATTCGAACACGGTCCTATCCACACACAATTTACCATCTACAATAGAAATAAATGCTTCATCCATATCTAGATCATTCATATACATATTTAGATCTTTTATCTTTAATAGATCTGTATCTTTGATATTCTTTATTTAATATAATTTCATCAACTTTATGTCTGTTTAAACCTATTATATTATTTTTAGAAAATTTTCCCGGATTACCATACCATAATCCACCTGGCACGACAGTTTGTTTACTCGTTATAATTGTTCCCATTCCAAACATACAATAAGAACCTATGGTTTGGTATTGATGGATAATAGTTCCGAAACCTAATTGACATCCTTTCATTATATAAACATGACCGCCTAACACTACGTTATTGGTCATTATAACATCATCTTCTATAACACAATCATGGGCGATATGAGAAAGAACCATAAGATAACAATTATTTCCTATAATAGTTTTTTCAGACCATCTAGTAGGTAAATGTATTGTTGCATATTCTCTAATAATATTATTATCACCTATAATAACTTCGCCAACAGAATCTTCTTTTCGATGCTGTGCATTTGTACCAATACAAACTCCCGGACCTATTACATTACCAGAACCTATAGAAACTTTTTCCCAATTTACTACTGCTGATTCATGTATCTTATTTCCCTCTCCATCATCATGCCATTGATGTGCATATCCATTTAAACTCATTTCATTCCTTTTACAAATAAAGGTTCATAAAGATATTTTTGTTCTTTACCTTCTGTTGAATATTGTTCCGGTTCAAGTTCATATATGATACTAGGCGTTTCATTTCCAACTAACCATTTATGTTTTAAAGGTGACCAACCTTGTCGAAGATGTCTACAAAAAGCATCTCGATGTGTCCATATTTTATATTTCCCATCTCTTTGTATTCTATAAGAAATGTGATGATCTGAAGCATTTGTATTACTATACGTTTGTAAAGGATACTCTAATAAAATATTTCTCTTAAAACTACTTATACAAAAACATACAACGCTTACTTCAAAATTATTTGATGTACTTAATACTTCATCTATTGTAAGATATTTGGGATAATCTTCTCTTTCAGGCCAGCGCTCTTGATCGATAGTTGGTAATCTACTTGTAGCCACATTAGAGATTGTACTCATCGCCTCACCGTTCATATGCATATTCACCCATGCGGTAAAAATATCACACTTGGAAACATTTTGTAAAACTGTATCAACAGCTCTCTTATAAAGAATAGCATCATCTGAATTTACCAAATAATGTGAATAATTTGTTTCTCTTACAAACTTATTCATTTGCTCACATACTTGAGGTTCTGTAAACGCTCTAAACCATACTTTCGGGATATTTATATTGGCACGATTAGTTTCTATTGGAATAGCCAATTCTCTTGGCTGCATTTGCATTAGAACAGGATTAAACGTCATACCCAATTTTTTAATAATTCTATATTAAAACTTTTATTATAAAGTTGTTGTATTTTAGGTATACCATGAAAATATACGATACTTGTGGTTTTCAAAAGTATTGGGGATTTCATTATATGCATTTTATAACTATGAATTCTATTAGGGAATCCAATATCTATTCTGGGGACCTTTCCATCGGCATTATATAACCTTCTCATCATTGCTAATTCTGATGGTGTATTCCATGGGGGTATAGTACATTCTCTTATAATCCATTCTTTTTGATTTATCCAAATATTCCAAATCTCATTTGCTGTTTTATCACTAACGATACTAATAGCATTACATACTTCATCTTTCTTTATTATTCCTTCTCCTGCCATTGGATCAGACACAAGTCCAATATCTAAAGAAAAAGAAAGAATGTCATCTATATTAGAACAAATAATCGTATCCAGACCAATAGTCATTCTACGATTTGTTGTAATATCAGGTCTATAAAGTTCTGCTAGAAGAGACCAACCAGGAACAGTTGAATCTAAAAAGGGAATTGGTTTAATAGGTTCTTTAAAATTATAATCTTCGTCAACTAAACAAAACAATTCCCAATCAATTGTAATGTTCCTCTTTAATCCCCGATATAATTTATCTACCCATTCTGGGGAATAAATGTCTACTGAATGAGGCAAGCCTCTTCCGGTTCCTTTAAAGAGACCACATATAATTGAAATCACGTTCCGTTAAAATGCTCCACTAGATCATTATAATCACCGACATATTCTCCATTTAAAATTATCTGGGGAACTTTTTTACTATGAGTGACTTGCATTAAATTCCAGAAAAACTTTTTATCACTATCTATAATTGTATATTTAATACCTTTTTGATCTAATAAATCTTTTGACTTGTCACACCAATCACATTCGGGAACTGATTGATGTCTCACTAGAACATTATTTAATTCTATATTCATTATTTTATATCTTCTTTTATACTAGTATGATAACCCTCTTGCAGTATATGCCGTTGCACAGGTTATCATACCAACTCAAATTTAATTACTTCTTCGGAGCTTTGAAGGGCTGCTTCAGCTTTTTTGCTAAATCAGACTTTTCTGATTTCTTCATAGGGTCCGCAGTACCATGTTGCACACTGTTCTGCCCTTTTCCCTTGTAATCAGGGCCCCAGTTCTTGTGGTCGTCTCGTGCGCTTCTGCCGTCAGCGGCTATGTCCGAAATTTTCGGTTCCTTATCATAATTTTTTCCGGTTCCTCTGTGCGGATTGTCATGCTCTGGGGGCTTTCTCTTATAACGTCTCGGATCATTTTCACCCGCGCCGGACTGTCCGGGTTCTGCAGGGTGGCCTTTTGCATTCGCCATGTGGTCTTTATGCTTGTCGCGGTATGGAATTCCACCTTGGTGCGGTATATCTTCTCGGTCTCTTTTTGCTTGCTGACCGCGCGTTTTAATGTTCGGCTTTTCGCCACGCGCTTTGATTGCATCAGCGACTCTATCTTCATCTAAAAATTCTTTAAAAGACTTCATACACGTTTCCCACCTAAATGTGCTGCTACTTGTGCAACGAAAGAATCTTCGGGTATAAGAGCATTTGAACTTGCTTCACCTGGATCAAAGGAATTTGATACATAGTAACCCTGATCTTCATCATCTCTTCGCTTCTGACTGTCTTGACCGCGCCAGTCGGTATGTCTCTGCTGATCGCTTTTCCCTCCGGTCTTCCCTTTTCTCTTCTGCCCCATTTCTCCTGCGGCCTTTGCAGCGGAAGATTTTGTGTCACCTTTTTCGGGGTAGTCTTTTCTATCAGTATAAGTTTGGAATTTGTCCGTTTGTCTTTTTCGCTTAGCGTCTGATTTTGCAGTTTTAGTTGTTCCTAGATCTGATTTCTGGGAGCTTGGATTATCGCGGATATCATTATAAGCTTTATCGGCTGCGCGTGATGTCAAATCTGAACTTAATTCATCGACGGGTTCTACTGCTTCAGTTTTTTTTTCGGGGGGAATACCCTGTCGAACTTGACCATACTTCTTTGCCATTGCTCGGTTTTTGGCTATCGCTTTTTCATTCGCTTCTGGGTCGCCGGTGATCCCTTCTTCAGTGGGTTCTACTTCTTCCTTTTTTGCAAACTGAGGTGGAACTTTTCCTTTTTTGGATTTGCCATCATCGTCATCATCGTCATCATCTGAATCCGAATCATCGTCATCTGAATCATCATCTCCAACAGGAGCATCATCTTCATCTTCCTCTGCATCATCATCTCCTTTTTTTAGAAACTGAGGTGGGACTTTTCCTTCCTCGACTTCTTCCTCATCTTCGGCAAATAATGTTTGAGAAATTTTATACTTTTCTTCTTCGATTGCTACAACTACTTTATCTTCAATAATCGAATTAAACTTCTGATTAGCCGCGTGTAACTCACCAGTAAGGATCAGTTCTACTAGTTCTTCCGCGGGAGCTTCCACTGTATTTTCATCATTTAATTCTTCTGTTCCTTCTACTTCCGACATTGTTACACTCCGTTAAATATTTGTCAGTTATAATCTGGTTGTTTATAGGTATATTTATACATTTAGTAATCTACAATTTACCATGGTTCACAGGAAACTGAAGAAACCAATCTTCTGAATTATAAGATTTATCACAAATATACATATCAAACCACGGTTTACCACCTACAACAAGTGAATGAAACTTGGCCCCCCATTCCTGCAATTGTTTTTCCGTATCATTATACCAATATTGTGGATCATCTTTAAATGACTCTCCACCTCTACCTGTCCAATATATAATCTCATGTCCTTGATCATAGAGATCGTTTACTATTTGAATTCGTTCAGGATATGGTTTCATATCTAGATATGTTAAAGTATCATCTTTCTTTTCTTTTCTAACGTCTTCACGATTAGTACAAATAGTACCATCTATATCAAAAGCATATCTCATCTTTTTTACACCATTCTCATTTCCTGTACTTTATCACAAAGACCTAATTTCTTAGCTTGTTTTGAATCCAACCAAACATCATGTGGTGGGAGTAACTTTTCACGAATTACCTTTTCTGTCAATCCAGTACATTTTTTGTAATGTGTCAACAACCGATTTGTAGTTAAATCAAATTCTTTTACTGTCGCGAACAGCTCATGTTCTTTTCCAAACGATCCCCATGTATATTGATGAGATAGAATTGATGTATTAGGTGTAAGTATTCTTTTACCTTTTGTTCCAGTAATGAACATCAACAATCCACATGATGCAATCATTCCCATTCCGATTGTACGTATCGGAATTTTAGAACCCATCATGACATCTAGAAGAGCGAAACATGCATTCAAATCACCGCCAGGAGAACAGATTCCCAAAGTCAACTCTTTATGTTGTTTTTCTTTAGTAAAATTGGATGCAACAATCCAATTAATTATTGGACTCATTGTTTCCATTGAGACTTCACCCATGAATATGTGAAACCCTCTTTGGAATAATTCTGCATCTGGTGCTTCTGTACTTTGTGGCTTTTGCCCTTTTTCTTCATCTGTCATTTTTCTTTTTCGATCTGATTTTTAATATGCTACCTCTGTACCCATCGGGAGTTTTATATTGTAATACAGTTTCAATATAAAAATCTTGATTGCCATATGCAGAATAATGAGATTTTAAACCTATAAGTGATTCTTTATCTTTAATTGATTCCCTTAAAGTTGTCGAATATTCGGATACAATGGTTCATTATCACTATCGTGTTCTGCTACTGTGGAATATTCAGTGCATCCACACTGAACGGTTGGCGAACATTCACATGGGTCGCAGTTACAATGTTCTTGTGAATTGCAATGTGTGTTAGTACATGCCATTAGTTTTCTCCTTTATTAATCCCACAAATCTTTATCCCATTCTTTATTAAAGTGTTCGTGGATAATATGTTTCTTATTGTTCTTTGTTTTTTTCCCGGCCTCATCCCGTGCTTTCATTCGCATAGCGCTAACGCCACGTTCAAGAAAACTGGGACCGTTCCATATTTCTCTAAAACTCATTTTCTCTCTCACAAAGGTATTTATATATCATAACTTCCTTGTCTATGTAATTTCCGTTGATGAGAACATTTAAAACAAAGTTGTCCTGCTCCTTCAACGTAACCGGCTCTAAAAGTTACATTATCTGTTTTCTTATATTGAGTAGCTGTTCCACAGCGAACACAATATTCAGTTTCGTCTTCTACTTCTTCTTTTTTAATACCCATTTCGTTGTACTCCCGTGCTGAATATAATCACATTTTTCGTCTAACTGTTTCATGGCTAAACCAAACGGACAAGGTATTTCTGTATGATAGGCACAAGATGTAATTAACAAAAAAAACACTGTACTTAAAACCCGTGAGGTTGTCCCCAATGTTGTATGATAGCATTGACCCATAGAATATATATCAAATTCTTCCATAACCAAACTTCAATCATTTATCCTCTTCTGTCAATGGTACACCCCTATAATCAAGAGATTCTTTTTTCATAACAAAAGATTTTTCTTTCACCATTGATTCAAAAACCTTCCATAATTTTTTCATTCTTGTTTCATGTAATTCGCTTAATCCAATTAAAACATTCGCAATATCATCTTCTGACATTTTGTCTGGATCATCCATCATGCGACTAGTTATTGATTCAAGATCGTCTTTCGTATTCCAGACACTCATGATTCCTGCTTCTAAATCAAATCTATCATATTCTTGTCCCATATGATCTTACCACTTTCTAAAAGATTTTAATATTTTCATTCGCTTTTCTTTATATTCGTCAAAGGTAGAAAAATTAAAAATACGAACTCCAAGATAAATTAATACAATCCCCAACAATGATGTATGTATATGAGGCCAAATAAAATATGCTCCAATAAGTATTGTAGTCAAAGAGAGTAACCATCCTCCAAATTTCATCCATTCCATTTTCATTAATCCCAAAGCCCGTTATAATATTTTCCAAACAATTTAAATCCTTTAATTATCCGATTTTGATATTTCTCCCTACCCTCTACATCATATTCACGAGTATGATTTGGTCCGTATGCCCACGTATACAATGGTTCGCCTTCTTCATCTTTCTTATCAGGGATTTCAACAAATGATACATCATTTTCTCCTGACGCAAATTCATCTTCCCAATCTTCCAATTTAGATTGAAACGCGAAAATCATTTCGTCCATTACATAATCCCAACGAGTAAAATAATGTTTATCAGATTCACCACCGTCCCAATGTTCTTTTAGTTCTTCTTCTGTTGCTCGAAGAAACTTTGGTACATCTTCATTTTCTACAAAAGGTGCACCTTGTTTAACATCTTTGAGCCTCTTTAGTAGCGGCACAATAATATGTGCAAGTGTCACATCAACGTTCCAAGTATCGTAATCATGTATTTCAATTTTTTCTGCCCTATTTTTTCTGGCTGGGTTTCCGAGTCTTACAAACATATTTTATTTTTTATGGAGGGTATACTAATCCTTTTTCTTCCATCTGAAAATTTAGTTCTTTCCGAACAAGTCCTAATACTCCTTCTCTGTCTTGTTCATATTTGATCTTGTTTTGGATAAACTGATCTATGTGCCAAACAAGCAATGCCCAATCCATACCTTTATTAGCGATATGAAATAGTTCTTCATCTTCTGGTAAATCAAATTCTAATATTGCTTTCATAAATTTTTCCCTAAAAGGTCCATTGGATATCCTATGGCTCTTCTCATTTCCAATTCTTCTGTTTGATCCAAAAAGTTATCTCGTACCTCTTTAAATTGCCAATCAAAATCTTTATCGTATTGATTATCGATCCAACGACAACTTTGATTCCAATGTTCCACGCAAAACTTTCCCGATTGTATATATTTAACCTTAACAATATTCCCAGTTTTTTTAACTAGATTTCTTCCATGCCTTGTTCTAGGTGTTAATACTAAAACATCTCCTTTTATCATTTGCCCTTTATGTCACAGGTCAACCAAACTAGTGGCTTACCGTCGAAATTCTTATACATTCTAGTTGGGTATTCTCGGTGCTCCGGGCGATGTTTTTTATGGTATTCTTTGCCCGGCTTATTGCCTTGGTGATCTAGAACTTGTATGCCGTAGCTATTGAGCATTTTAGTTTCTCCTGCACCATTATCGTAGTAGTTCCAACAAGCTACTTCAGATGAAAATTCTTTATCTATTGTATAAATGACGGGGTTCCATGTCATGACTATTGCTATCCATATCATAATATTCTTTCACATGTTTCGATGCTTCATCTGAGGTATCATATAAGAATACTCTTTTTGTTTTCTTTCTCTCAGAATATTCTTTAAGAGAAATTAGTGAGCTAGCAACTTCTTCCATGCCAATACATTCTTCATCAAATTCTGTTACTACATATTTATGCTTACCAAATTTATTTTTACCACTGCCTTTTAAAATTTGAATAGTCGCGGTTTTCAAATGAATTCCCTAGAACCCGGGTGTTAGGCCCGGCTCCGGATATCCGGCGTCTGCCCGCTGCTGTGGAGTCCATAAATGTAGTTCACATCCGAACTCATCTCTGACAACCTGCCCATTAGCGCGTACGTGTGTAGCACATTTTTCAAAATTTATTAAACTTGGAGATGAATAAACCGGTGTTTTAAATGCTATAGATACTGGTTCTTCTTCATGTGTATGTGTAACTTCTCGTCTTTCCATTACACAATCCGGACATTCGCCAGTTTTCGTATCTACCCAACACCCAGATAATGCTTTACAGACCTCTTCTGTTACATATTCATTTCCGTATATATAATTATAGGAAGAGAAAAAGAAAAATATAACAATCCATAATGTAAGTATTAAATATTTCATAATGCCCCGAAAAAAATATATTTGTCCATCATCGCCCAAAGATAGTCTGGTAACTCTATCCACCTACAAAAATCTATAAAGTTACTATTAACAAAATAATACCACTCTGCGCTAACAAAACTAAAACCGTACCCTAATATAAATCCTAAAACGATATATTTAAACATAAGTTATTTTAAAACTATCCAGGTCCAGGCTACTATCATAAAGATAAAACCAAGGTAAGCTGCTACACCACCCAAAAAATATAATACATCATAAACCATTTTACCTCAACCCTGACCAATTCATAACTGGATCATTATACATTTCTTCTTGTTCACGACAGTAATGATAATATCTCATATCCTGTGCATCCAAATCTGCTTGATACTCTTCTTCAGAATCCGGCATGAACATATCTTCCATGGGTTCTTCTGCAACCTTTCTTGCTATATTATCTACCACTGCGTTACTCCAAATATAGGTTATATCTTTCATAATTTCCTTTTTATCCAGCGCCTGTCCAACGGACATGACCAAAAGTTCTGTCAAGGACATTTCCTCTTGCAAAGTTTCTTGCAGGAGCCGCCCATCCAGCAGGTTTCAAAATATCTCCAAAACTGAATTTCTTATCAGTGGTGGTGTTCACAATAAAAGCACTAACACTACTATTGCTAGTCACCTTGATATATTTTAAACCAGTAGTATAACTAATTTCATTAGCATACTCTTCTTCCATTCTTGTACGAATTTCATTATTGGAATGTGCAGAATCATGTTTTGCACACATACCAGACCATCTGCGATAATCTTCTCGCATATGTTCCATCATTGCTTCAACACCTTCTTCAATATTTTCATTCAATTCATTCATATTATTTTTGTATTTTTAATTGTTGTTTGAGCTCTTTCTATTTTTTTCTTTAATAGTTTTTTCTCATTATCATCTTTACTAGAATTTAGCTTCTTTTCATATACAAGAATAGATGCTTCTGTTCGTTTGATTGCTCCTTCTTGGCGAGCTTGTTTTCCATGTTGTTTCATTCTATTCCTTCCCATTCTCTTATTGCTCCTCCTGCTTCCGCAAGGGTGTAGAAGAATTCACCACTCATTTCGATCCCATCTTCATATCTTCGTACCATATATTCACCTCTAGTACGAGATCCTAAAACCTTTTCATCTTTTTCTAAAATTTCAATTGTTGCTGTTTTCTTTTTCATCGTATATTATTTTCCTTTATAAACGTAATATTTGGAACTATTGAAATGATCAAGAGGAATCCTAGGATCTCCTGGTTCCATCATCGAATAACAATGACCGCAAGGTTTTTTCCCTTGCTTCTTCAGTGCATTTCTTAAAGCTTGAAGAAAACTATCCACTTCTTCATCGACTATTTCTTTTGCATCTTGTTCTGATGTGTCTGTAAACAACGACACAACTTGTTCTGATGTGTCTGTAAACAACGACACAACCTGCTCTTTACCCCACTCAAAAAATCCAGAAGCAAATACCGGCTGCGCGCCAAAGACACTCGCTCCGAGTGTTATTGATAAAAATAATATAGTTATTTTTTTCATGATATTCTCTCTCAATTTTATAATACAAAAAATATAATCATTGCCCAGGTTCCGGCGACCATCGCTACGGTTCCAACAAATCTAACAATTTCTGTTAGTATAATTCTTTTCGACATGGCTCTCTCCATAATTTAAGTTATTATTTTATTCTCTACTTATATTATACCATATCTAACTCAACATGTCAACGTTTTTGTTTCGCAATAATATCAATTGGTTACTTGAATCTCGTTGAAATCATTGATAAACAAAATTGAAAATAATTGAGAAATCATACGTTTGTGATCAAATTTTTAGCGGGAACAGGAATTTTATCAATAGACCCGGTAACATAATGGAGAAGCAACTGGATTTGATAGACTCCGTCGAAGGGTTCTCGCCAATGTTCATATCTATTCTCTTTTTGATCATAGAGTAAAGCATCTCCTACATTGCAATGTATGGGTGTACCGTCGACATATAAAGGCCAAACAGTCCCTTGATAGCTATCACCGTAAAGGTGACCTGTATGTATAGTAATAGAAATTTCGCAAGCATCAGTATCTACATGTTTAGTTAATTGTTGCCCGTTCTCATAAACAATATAGAACGAATATGATGGATGAATATCTTCTTTAAAATATTTTTGTACTCGTTCCCGAAAACTATATAAACAAGCTTCTGCAAAAGAATCTTTATAAGCACCATGAGTGTTAGGAAGTTCTTTTCCATATGATTTAAAATTATCTAATCGTTCTCTTAGCGCATAAGTTGTAAAACTCTGACATAAATCTTCTCCAAGAAAACCCTTTAATACATGTAACATTCTTTAACCATCGTTAAATCATTACAGGGTCTATATAAATCACCTGTCCAAAAATCTCTAAGATCAAAATCATGTCCCTTCCATGGCATTGTTTGATTAAAATAACATATAGTAGGAACTTTCATTAATCTAGATAAATGAGCTATACCACCTTCAGAGCAAATACTAAAAGAACAATTCTTTAATATAGATTGTACCAAATAACAATACTGTTCAAAATCATAATCTATATCATATATTGTTTCTCCAGCAGATCTTTTAAAGCTAGGAATCAATACAACTTTATATCCATCTTCTTTGAGATCTTTAAATAAACTCTGTAAAGTATAATGTCCAACAACTTTATCTTGATGATGAGGAGACTGTGAATGATGCTTTGTATATAACCATATAGCACAATACTTTTCATCGCAGGAACTATGTAACACTTCAGCTGGCCAATACTCATGATCTTGTTGACTATATGGCGTTTCTTTTCTTTTTATATACTCACCAAACTCATGTTTAATTAAAGAATTAGATTTAAAAAGTTTAATAACCCTTTGTACTTGCCTATGTGTGCGTGGTTGTAAATGCCATTTTATAGTTGTTGGTTCTTTGGCTTGTTGATATTCATACGATAAATGATTAATGAGATCTCCAAAGCCAGTGCCAAAACCTCTATGTGTCCAAAATTTATTAATTATTTTCATCATCTACATTAATACATCCTACAATATGTATTCTACTTACCTTTCGCGATAAATTAATTCCTGAATGATATACCTCTGTATTCATTAAATGAACCTCTCCCGGATATATGTGGTATACTTCTTTATTGCCTTCTATGTTTTCTATAAGATGAAAGCTATCACTATCACCACATAAAGGTATATGAATCCTCATACTGGGATCATGATGCCATGACAGACACGATTTAGGTTTTAATAACATCAATCGTGATCTATACATTTTTAATTCTTTAAGTAAATTATTAGTATAAATCATTTCCGGAAATAAAGGAATTATAAAATCCTGTTCGCTATATCCTGCTTCTGCTATTTCTTTAAACTCTCTGGAACCAAAATAAACATCATCTTCTTTTCCCTCAGCTCCTTGAATCATGATTTGACATATGCCCTCTGTTTTCCAGTCTTCTCCAACAACCCTTATCTCTTCAAGGATTTTATCAACATCAATATCATGTCTAAGAGGCATTGTTCGATTATCGCCTATGTCTGCTCGTAAAGTCATTCTTCCCCTAATATTCGAAAAGTGTTCACATTTTTTAGCAACTCCAGGAATCACTGGTAGTTTTATTTTTTTATTTCCTACAAAAATTCTATATTGATTTTTTTCATTTCCACATCTTACTCCCTGACCTAAAGCAACCATCCAAGACATAAATTCACAATTATAACAACATTCATAATCTTTGGGGATTTGATTTCTAGTATGTAAATTATATTCCATGGAGTTGCCGACAGGAGTCGAACCTGCATAAAACAGTTTTGCAAACTGTTGCCTTTAACCATTCAGCCACGGCAACACTGGAGTGAGTAACAGGCATTTAAACTTCTTCAGCTGTTACCATTAAAGGAAATTGATTTTCTTTTGCGTGCTGCATTGATTCATATACTTTAGTTTCTGCTATCTGCAACGAGTAAATACCCGCTACACCTTTTCCTTTTTGATGGACGTTCAACATTATTGCTTCAGCTGCCGTTGATGAATGACTAAAAACTATTTGTAATAGATATACTACAAATTCCATTGGAGTAAAATCATCATTATGAAAAACAACTTGATATTTATTAGGGGCTTTCAGTTTTTGTTTCGACGTTGACTTCTTCTTTATAATTATTTCTTCTGTATCCATCTTTATACCATTATTTTGGTAGGCGATATTGGAATCGAACCAATGACCTGATGCTTGTAAAACACCTGCTCTCCCAACTGAGCTAATCGCCTATGTGGTGGGGAGAGATGGAGTCGAACCATCACAGCCTCAGGCGGCAGATTTACAGTCTGTTGAGCTCACCAATGCACAGCCTCCCCATTAAGTATTTCTACTAACAAAGGATCTAAGTAGTCTTTATAACTTTGATCCCTAACTTCATCTAAAATAATTATTTCCGTTTTCATTTTTTTAACATCACCATTATGATTATCAATCGCGTTTTGTATTTGACCAACTAAATTATGAATATTAAATCTATACCACTTCTTATATTCTTTCCCTCTTATAGTTGCATGTACAGTATCAGATTGTGCAACAGTAGCTATTCCAGATTCAGTAATATCTATAATCCGATCAAGAGCAATCTCTAATAATTCCTTTGGCATATTCCTAATTGATGTTCCCCTATTATCTGGATACATTTCTGAAAAATGAATATACCAATCAGGAATTTTATAGTGTGCACATTTATTACATATCCATTCTATATAATCAGCAACATTTAAAATATTTAAAGATGACAATACCATATTAAAATATTGATGTTTAATATTTGTACATGTACTAAGATAATGATCTAAACTTTCATTTAATTTTTTCCAATCAGAATTATGTCGGATATAATTATATGTTCTATGGGTGCCATCTATACTGAACGTATGCCCCTGCTCTTTAAAATTATTTAATAGTTTTGATAGTTCCGGTGTAAACTGAGTAGCATTAGTATGAAACTTTAAAATTGTATTTTTACTTGCTTCCGTTTCGACATATCGTTCTAATACTTTAACTACTCTTCTATCATAAAATGGTTCGCCTCCAGAAGCTTTTAACATTGTTATCTTGTGTGTATTATTCAATAACCAATCAATAACACTGTTATTATCTTTATCATAGATAACACCTTTTACATCAGGCATTGCATTATTACTAGCTTTCATAAAGGAATTATGTAAACCCTTTACTTTCATCTTCTCAACGTCTTTACCCAATTGATGAGATGAACCCACATTACACATTCTGCAGGCTAAATTGCACAGGTTAGAAAGGGTTATGTCAAACTCAAACAACCCTTCTTGATTGGGATGAGGTGGATCAGAAGAATCAGAACATTGTCTAAATGATTCTAAACCATCTTCCTCCATCTTCCAACAAACGGTACATGCTTTATTCTTTATACCATTAGATAAATCATTTCTAAGTTTTTCAAAAGATTCATGATTAAATATTTCCTCTGGACTTAAACCTTTTAAAGATCCATGGCCTAACTCATGATGTTTAACTGAACCATCTTCTTCTGAAGTAACAGGGTTCATCATCATGCAACAAGGAGTTACATTAATGGGTTCTCTTCCATCTTTAGACCATTTCTTAAAAGTCATGGCATGAAATGGATAATGACAATATGTCGGATGTGTCTTAGGATTCATTCAAATAAAATAGAAATAGATTCATTATGATTAATTCTTCTAATCGCTTCTGAGAACATAGGTGCTATTGTTAATACTTTTACACTATTAGTTTCAAGATTTGGTATAGTATCTGTTATTACTAAATTTGATAGGGCATCTGACTCTTCCATTTTACGTCCACCACCCTTACTTAACACTCCGTGAGTAATATACGCGCTGACTTCAATTGCTCCTTCTTTCTTTAATGCCTCAGCAGCTTTTAGAAGTGTACCACCAGTATCTACAATATCATCTACTATTATACATTTTTTCTTATTCACATTTCCAATAACATTCATCGAAGCAATTTGATTAGCTTGCTCTCTACGTTTATCGATGATCGCTATATCTAATTGTAATTTCTTAGCCACCTTTCTTGCTCTGGCAACACCACCTGCATCAGGAGAAACTATAACACCATTCCTTGCTATTACCATTCGATTGGGATGGGTTTCTAAATCATTAACAAACAATGGCATGGCTCCTAAATCATCTACTGGAATATCAAAGAACCCTTGTATCTGTCCAGCATGTAAATCCATTGTTACTATTCTATTAGCACCTGCCGCCTCTAACATGTTTGCCACTAACCTAGCCGTTATGGGTGTTCTGGAAACGGGCTTTCTATCTTGTCTTGCATAACCGAAATAAGGAATCACTGCAGTAATTCTACCAGCTGATGCTCTCTTACAAGCATCCATTAGAATCAATAATTCCATTAAATTATCATTGGCGGGATTACAAATACTTTGAATGATGAATACATCCTCACCACGGACATTCTCTTTGATCATACAAGAGAGTTCATTGTCTGCAAATTTAATAAGTTCTACTTCACATAAATGTTGTCCACAATGTTGTGCAATGGACACTGCTAAATTATTATTTGAATTTCCAGCGATCAGTTTCATTTAACCTTTACGAATTCAGTTTCATTACCTACTTTTTTAGTTTTAATATATCCTTCTGATTCAAGCATTTCTAAAGTTCTATTAGCTACCTTATCTACTGCTATATGCCAAGCAATGCGATATCCGAAGTATGATCCTATTACATAAGCTATTAAATTTTGTATCCACGGTTCCATTATTTCCTCTTATTCCTTTGAATGTCATCCAAATAATCTACACCTTCTTTTAAATGATCATAGGGGCCTGGTAGTACTCCTTCATATTTTTTTAGTATATCTTTTCGATGTTGCTTTACGGTCTTTCTTATATTCTGTTTTATTTCTTTTTTAGTGGGCATTGTGATTGGCTCCCTTATTTTAAAAGCTGAACTGATTTCTGCTTCTATTATTCCTTGAACATAGTCCCAAGAATTATTCTCTACTGATATTTTGTACATCTCTCCTTTAATATATTTATGTGGGGTGGCTGCCTAGGCTGGGCTCGAACCAGCGACATTCTGATTAACAGTCAGATGTTCTACCACTGAACTACTAGGCATTAAAACATGTAGGGTAGAGCCTAGACTATCCCGAAAGATAACTCTTGCAAGACACTCGGGTCTCGTTCATCAAAAGTTATCTACTCCCTCACCCGGTGGCACGTACCGTTGGTCTTATTGGAGGGGAACTCTTAACTTCATCTAGGTAGATCACTTAGTCGCACTCAGTACTAAGGTCCGTCCCCCGTTCCTGGCTTTAGTGTCGTTTACCCTACAATTCAAATCATCTTATACCATTCAGTAGGTATCTTATCTAACATCATACAGTTTTTATATAAGTCCGATCGCTTCCTCATAAAGCTACGAGCAGTCGTATCATTATTATATATTCGTCCTTCAAATCGGCCATCATTATATTCAACTATTAATCCGCAATGCCAGACACGGCCAGACGCAGCCAAGTCCCCCATCGCTCTCACAGGAACTTCCGCAACTCCACACGCCGACAGCGCGCGCTCTATAAGTTTACCCATACTCTCTTTTCGTTTAGCCGTAGGCTGATTATTTATTAGTGGTTTAGGGCGCGAAGCGCCCTTCGGCTCGTCACTTCTTCTCTAGACCTTCGCCAAAGGCTGTTTCTGGTAAGGAACGTTCCAGATCCGTTAGATCTTCATCTGATGCAGCTAAGTGCAAAACTTCTCCATAAGCTTTTCTTTGATCTCTCTCACTCTCTAATTCTGCAATGAAATCATTTACATCCATAGCGGCTCCTTGTGGCTTTGATGTCTCTTCTGTCTTCTTCCTTGTCTCTAACTTTCTTTTCCTCTTGCTCCAGGATTTCTTTGCTTGGTCCTTCCAGCTCTGTCCATCTATATTTCCATCCGAAACAAGTTTCTGTATTTTTCCACCACCTGCTAAGAAATCATCTACTGCGTTTCTAATCTGTTGCCTATCTATTATATCATCTACGCCTTTCGATGCGGCAGCAGCACTTTTCAGGCGGTTCTTGTCGGCGCTAACTGTACCTGCCCATTTCTTACGCACGGCTAAATTTTGTTTGTTTGCCTTAGCAATAATAGAATCTTCTTGTGCTTTCTTTGTTGCTTTTTTCTCTAGTAGATCTGTTCCTGCCACTCCACGTTTAATCTTACCACTAATCGCTGCGTTAGAGAATCCTGTAGCACTTGCAATTTCTGCTACGGTCATTCTAGTTTTTCCTTGCGAGTCTACAGCAAATACTCTAGGATTTTTTCCGGAGCGTTTTGCACCTTCTGAATTACGCTGTAAATAAATTGTATCTGCATCGTGATTAAACTTATGCATTAGATTACTCATCCTACAATACGAAAGATTAAAGAGCTTTGCTAGCTCTCTCATCGTGTGTAGGGATTCGTGGAATGGGTATAATTTCGCTTTAGCCATAATCTTATCTTTTCTTAATTGGTTGTTATTTAAAATATAATATTATATTATAATATATTCGGGGCAACATGTCAACGTTTTTCTTTCGCAAATGGAAAAAAAATTTTTCCGAAGCCTGGTCCCGATTGAGGAAGCGGTTTACATAAGGCCGCCAAGTCCTACTCTTACTTACTTAGGACCTGCTCTTGATTCCGGAAGCCCTGACTCGAATGCGGTATTACAATAAATAAACATTAACGGTGGGAGATGTTAAAAAATAAAAAAAAATTTTGTATTAGATTAGTTTATAGCCTGATGCCTAAGCCTATAGGGCTATGACGATTACGGTACACTCTATTGCAGGTAGGGGGGTGCATGTGTTGTTCTCTCTATTGAACGAGCAGAGTGTGTTGACCGTTTCATATCTCTACTGAGCTTGTAGCTAGCACTCACTCAGCCGCGTCATGTGCGTTGCAGATATGCTACACTAGTTTGACGACACTTAGTCCGATGCTTCAATCATGATGAGCAGTCGGACGACTCTGCTCGAAGCTCGTATATATAAGAAAAAAAATATAGCAGAGGATAATTTTATTACGTAGCTCTGAGCTTATCCCACGTTCACATTATCCTCCATAACATATATCTATCTGAGTCCCGCAATGCATGTTCGCGCTTGTCGTATACACGACTACGTAGGAGCTGGTCGACTACTCGTATATATGCTTAGCTATATACGCTGTATCTCTCATTGTATGTTAGACAGGGACTCCGGCGGCGAGAGAGATGGAAGCGCGAAGCCCCTGTAGAAGGCGCGTTACTAGTTAAGTAATTCGCCATCATGTATATACTGCAGCAGTTCGAACTCTGCTACGTCTTGTTCATATATGCTTACTGCGCCGTTCAGATGCTCTATGGTTTTTTGCAGTCTATTATAGAGAGTTGTATCTGAACGGTCGCTAGCTTCCCATATACCTAATAGTGTATCTAGCTCATTTAATTGACTATCGATTCGACTCGATAAATCATTGCACAATTCTGCTGCTTCGTCCATTGGTTGATTATACATAGTCTATTGTTCTTCCCGGTCGTGGTTTATTGTTTACTAAATTTGTATATTTTTCAAAACGTGCGTCCCACTCTACGCGAGTAGCACTAAGATAATTCCGCATCTCGGATTTCGAAATAGCGATCTCCATATCAGTTTTAAAATTTTCGGGAACTTCAATTCCACCGAGGACTTCTTCGTTGAAATATTCATTGGGGGGATTGACGATGTAACTGTAAACGAATTCTACAGCTTCTTCAACAGATGGAGCACCGGAGACAATGTAATCATCACCGCCTTTACATTTCCACATCTGCGGACAGTCACCTGAACCGTTCCAGTCGTGGGCTCCATAGTTTTCACGTATCTGTGATTGTACGTGTACTTCAATACTCATAATCTCTCTCATGATATGTTATAGTTCATTCATATGATACAGATAACCTTCGAGGTCCAAGAACGGTCCTCCTCCAGCCTTACTCTCTGCTAAGCTAATTCTACCGATATCGTCGTAATTCTCATCGACGAACGTATGATAAGCACCGACCAAATCACGATGTGGCTGACACAAATCTAAATCACTTTTATCTATTTCACTCAATTTTCTCATAATGTCCTCTCTCAAACTCTTTCTTTATTCTCTATATATATTATACCACATCTAGAGAGAAATGTCACGGTTTTTCTTTCGCAACAACTTCAATGAGTTACCTGGAGTGCGTTGATATTATTAACAAAGAAACTTTCCTTTTTTTACAGAAACCTACAGCGTAGCTGACACGTTACTGCAATTGTTGATTCAGTATATCACTATTCATATAGTAGAATATTTTAGTTGATTTCTAAATTTTTTCGCTTTTTTGCCTGCGGCGCCGTTTATATCCACTCTCTGAGAACATTTATACAGCTTCTACTGCGCATTAACCCGGTTTATTTACCGTTTCTAAACGGTCTCATATCCGAGATTCCTGTTCGATAAAAGAGATCCCGGGATAAGGAGTAATAGAAGATCTATGAGATCTACCACGAATAGACGTCAAAAACAGGAGAAAAGTCGATATCTGGTGACCTTTCTCTATAGTATATCCTATGATAGTCTATGTAATATGAATGATTATTGTTTGTTTTTATGCCAAGAATCATGTCGAAATATTAATTGTGCTTCTGATACTTGTTTGACTTTTTGTATCATTTCTATATGAGATAGTCTCTTATGTAGTTGCCATCCTATTACTATCCATATTAGAGTTAACATAACAATTAATGTTGTATTAAACCATGGTTTCATTGTTACGGATTGTTGTTGTTATCAGACTTCCTATACACATTCCGAACCCTGTGAAGAGAATGAGTCCGATGATCATATTGGTTGAGTACATTGATATTATATCATTTGCTAGTGTAGTACATTCCATTGTATTATCCTATTATAGTATTTGTTTATCATTATGATGGTCTATCCATCTTTGTAAACCTTTGGAATTCCCGTTCCATCCAGTGTCTTTATAGATCGTTTCTATGAGTATTTTTGTTATCTCATATGGATTAGCGTTGCCTGCTGGTCGTCTATCTTCTAGGTAACCTGTAGTATAGTTTGATTCAACTGTCTCTACTGGTATTCTTACACTAGCACCTCTATGACCTTCTCCGTAAGTGAATTCGTCTATTGATGCAGTCTCGTGCTTACCTGTCATTCGTTGATCATTGTCTTTACCATATACAGCTATATGATCCGCGTGTGTGCTTTCCATATTTTTTAGGACCTGCATATAGACTTTGTGTGATGAGTTGTTTCTCATCTCGTTCGTACTAAAATTTGTATGCATGCCAGAACCGTTCCAGTCTCCTTTGATGGGTTTAGGTTCTATATTAATATCGCAGCCATGTTCTTCTGCGATTCTCTCTAGGATGTATCTTGACATCCAGAGGTCGTCACCAGCATTTTTTGCGCCTTTACTGAACACCTGATATTCCCATTGACCGAGAGCTACTTCTGCGTTCGTACCCGTAATAGTAATCTCTGCTTCTATGCATGCTTCCATGTGATCGTTGACGACTTCTCGCCCTGCGACTTTACTAGCGCCCACACCACAATAATATGGACCCTGAGGTCCTGGTTCTCCGCTCTCCGGCCAGCCTAGTGGTTTGTTGGTGTCGGACTCACATAAAAAGTATTCTTGTTCGAATCCAAACCAGTAACTATCGGAGTCGACAAACGTTATTGCCTCTCTCTTTTCGGTTGAACACATGACGAGCCAGCCATTAAAATGAAATGAATTATGATAGATTTTGACAGGAGTTAGTTTACAATCTGATTTATCGCCAGGTGCTTGACCTGTTGACGAACCGTCATAACCCCAGATGGGCACGTCTCTCAGTTCATTAATCTCTATGCTTGTGATCTTTATTTTGCTACGTAGTTGCTCATCTGCGTCCAGCCATACGTATTCAAGTAGTGTCTGTGTGGTCATGTTTTTCCTCTCCCAATTTTAATTGTTTTCTTTTTTCGTACCTTTCCATCCATTCAACGTTCTGTTGCTTGTTCTTATTCTGCATATCCTTGACTATTTTATCACGTTGATCATCGAAGTACTTTCCGAAAGATGTTTTACTCATAACATATCCTTTTCCCAGTTTTGAGCATGTACGTCATCTGTGGCTTTCTCTAACCGTTCTCCTACTCTTTCCCATTGTTCTAGTTCGGCCATGAGTTGATTGTTTGCTTCCACTAGATAGTCAATACGTTTTGAATACATTAACATACAGGCTTCTTTTATCTCTTCTCTTAGTCCCTTATCATAAACAAGTTGAGCTAGTGTATTCATCGTCTTCTTCCTCCGCGCGCTTCTTGATGTAATGCTTCTAACCTTTTAAGGTGAGCTTTTCGCTGTTGGATCTCCACTTCACGATTTATTGTTTGTTTCATTTCTTCGAAGTCTTTTTTTTGTTCTTCGGGCGGCTTATCGAATCTAGATTCGTCACCTAGGTCAATCTCACAGATCGCCTTAATCAACTTGGCTTCTTCTTTCTTGTATTCCTCTGTGCCCGGCTTTAGATGGAATAGCGGTGAATCGGTTCCTTTAGCCACTTTTACTCTTTAAATCTTCTTTAGGTACTACTTGATATCCAGACTTATTATAAGCTATAGTCACAGCAAATCCATCCGGTGTTGTAATCTCTCTAATAGGCTTATTAACGCATATACGATCGCGCTTCATCATTCGCTCTACATAATTATCTGGTATATCTTCTAACGTCGAACGACGCTGATAGAGAGGTTCTTTAATTCCATAATTACGACCTTTTCGACCTATAATAGGATCAATAGGTTCATCTTCTTCCTGTTCAAAATAACATCCCGCACTAATTTTTATCATAATTATATTATAGTATATTTTGATTCAAATGTCAACTGGTTTATTTTCGTGAATATCATCAAAGTCAGTCTCAAATCTCCTCCGCCAATAGTCCTTACATTCTTGAGAAATCTCTATCATTTTATCGCCACACTCTCGTGTTTCCTTCTCATACTTTTCATCTTCTTCTGTTGTCATTTTAGTTAACCTGTTGTTCCCAACCCTGTTGATCATGATGTTGAGCTAATCTCCATTTAAAATATTCATGGGAGGTGATAGGTGAGTGCTTATCTGGTTCATCTGTAAAATTTTTGATCAATGCATCTTTACCTGGATCGACAAAGTAAGGCATTGTATAGCGAGATTTTGTATGATCTCTATTAATGACTCTATGATTGGTTGATTTCAACGTATCGTTAGACCATCTTTGAAACATGTCTGCTACATTCAATACTATAGAGTTTTCTACTATGGGAGCTTCAATCCATTCTCCTGTTTCTCTATCCTCAACCTGAAGACCTCCTACATCGTCGAATCGCCAGAGTAGTGTAATGGAACCGTAATCTGTATGTTCTCCGCCTCTATAGGTTTGTGGTCCGCGAACTACTCTAGGTGCAACAGCTGGATAATGAATCATTCTCATATTGACAGAGCCGTCTACGTGCTTATCTATTAAATATTTTTTTTTGAGTTTGAACATGCTCTCGAACTTGTCGAAAAACTGATGAGAGAGTTGTTGAGAGATCTGAAGAATCTGTTGAGCTAACGATTTGAGCTCTGAAATCTCCGTCGGCCAGTACTGCTCTTGCATTCTTGTTGAATCAATCCAGTTATAGGACTCTTTCATATCACCTGGTCGACTCTGAATATAACCCATCTCTCCCCAGCCAGCGCGGCACGTTGCTGAGCCTTTTACTCCGCTATATTCGTATTTCTTTTTCGCATCTAATGGTAGTTGGAAGAACTCCTCCATGAGTTGCTTCCAGTCTTGAAATTCTGATAGCCACTCATTATAAACATTGGTGAAGACAGCGAACCCACAGGTAGTATATGCTCTGTGCATTTCTTCTATGCAAGTTTTACTTCTGAAATCAATTATTGGGATGGCCATTTTTGTTCGAACCAAGCCTCGTCAGGGAATTTCTTTCCAATCAAAGGGTCATTATTAGTCTTTTTTAACATGTTGATTGTATCTTTTCTTTGATGCTCTGGCAGTTCTTGAATCATACGTTTAACTGTGCCCCACTTTTCATTCAATGCATGTCTTTGTAGTATCTGTAGCATTTCGTGCTGCTGAAGATGTTCTGGATGTTTCACCTGACCATCTGGATGAGGACTAGTGATATGACCTATTTCCTTATCTGCTAGTCTCTTCTCTGTAGCGTTTTCAAAATTGTATTTGTGCATAGGTAACTCTAAATTGCTGCTGTTAGACGTTCGACGAACTTTACGTGTTCTTTTGGTCGCTTGCCTTTATATTGAAAAGTATATGTTCGCTTCTCTAAATCATCTAAAACCATCTGTAACTGCTCTTTACTAAAATCATTTATCTCATCACTCACATCTTCTAAGACATAGTAAATCTCATGTTCAGCTTCATGCAGCCATCCATCAAGAGCTTCCCGATAGATTATCTTATTACTATTACTCGCAGACATTATAGACATCCGCAACCAATTTTTAATTCTATTAATATTATCGTAAGCATTAAACTCAAATAACCAATCATGCATAAAATCGACTTTCTCCTGAACGTCTTTTATACGCTTCGCTCTTACTCTAGCTACCTGCCAACTAATATTCCAATTTGTTTTCATAATATATATTATACTACAATATAGAAAACAAGTCAAGTTAATTTTACAACATTAACCACACGAGTTCTTCTTTAAACACAATCATAGATATTATCACACTGAATGCGATCACTAGAGCAACTCGTGTCTCGAAATCTCCCTGTGGCGACTCGTAATTCATCTCTGAATGTATCGGATATCCCCACTGGTCGTATTCGACTTTCATTTCTTCTTCTTAGTTTTCTTTTTAACAAGACCTTTTGCTTTCTTAGCGGTCTTCTTAACCTTTTTTGCTGTGTCCACAACTTTTTCTGCTGTGTCTACGGCGCTCTTAGTTTCTTCAATAATCTCTTTATGATTACCCATCAGCGTTTGTGCATGATGCTTCAATTTACTCAAAAATCCCATATTTACCTTTCATTATGAGTTTGTTTTTTAACCACCTAGGGCCGGGGTGGCTTTCATATTTCGATTCCGGCATCGAACTTTATGTGTTCTACTTCTTTCATCCCTATTCCTTTTATGCGATAGGCTTTACCGAAGCCCTTTATATAAGTTCCACGCATAGGAAGAAAACGAAACATCTTAAAGTCATCTAAGGACACTAAAGTATTTATTATATCTCCAAATTTTGCAGTAAATCGGGATACCAAATCATCCCAGAGTAAATGACCGGCTCCCATTTCTCTAGTTATTTGTAATGTGTTGCAATAAAAATTAAGGCGTGTTCTAACATATATTTGTTCACATTGTTCTTCAGACTCAATGAACATCAATGATGTATTACGTTGTGCGAGTAATGCTTCGGTGCGTTTTGAAAGGGTACTTACAAGAACGTAAATGTTCTTATTTTCATCTACTATACAAGGCGAGTAACTTATCTCTGGTGTCATTCCACCTCGAAACTCATTCAATGTTGAGATGTAGACACTTTTTGCGGCATTCATGAATTCAACGTATTCATCATAAATCTTTTTCATAATATATTTTATGTTTTATTTTTTTGGTTCGTCTGGAAGGTATCGTCTACTCTTTTTAAGGATCCTATCTTTTCTCTTCTTTTTTTCTTTTTGCTTCTCTTTTTCCTTATCTGTTAGAGCTAGCATAGGAGGACTCTCTTGAGTATCTGAATACGTTGGTCTAACAGCAGCGGCAAATGATGTAGTTGAAAGCTTTTCAGTGGGGTTGAGATGAGGATGAGCTTCGAAGAATGCTCCAAATTCTTTAAATGTTTTCATATTACATGGACATTTCTACTTTAATTTTTTAGGTGGGTGCTTGTGAGTTTGTTCTCTTGTTATTGTAACTTCTGATGCTTCCAGAACCACGTTGGATCCAATTTGTGAAGCAGGAGGTGGAATAACTACATATTGTTCTATGTTGCCCCTTTTATCTAAGCTATGGCTAACTACTACTAATTCTTCCTCACCCAAACTTGAGTGTCGAACATGAGTAGCTCAATTATGTTCCAGAGCTTTTTCAGAGATTGTGTCTAATTTATCAGCTATCCACGTATAGGGGTCACCATCGCGAGCTTTTGCTACTCCGTATGGCATATCTGTCTGCCAGTGATTCATTAATGCATCATATAACTTTGGCAAATCTAGTAAATCTTCTTTACCATCTTTAAATGCTTTGTAATCTTTAGCATGTGCTTTGAGAATATTTTGGAGTTCTCGATCCATGCGTAATTCTTGTTCATCAATTACATGCTCTATGAATGTCTTCATCCGGTTAATTTCCTTTTCTTATTCCATACTCCGAGAAAACCACCCTTATAATATATGTGTGGTTCTCCACCCTTTTTGAATGACTTCGCTAGGGTCTTTTCAGCTTTTACAACATCTTTTTTATCTACCCATAGCTTACCATCTTCCCAATAGCTTTTAATACCAGCGTCATCTAATGCCATATTAGCTTGGAGCTTATTACTCTCGTCAATTTTCTTTTTAGCTGCTCTATCGAATTTAAATGCTTGATAATCTTTCTTAGCTGCTTGGTAATCTGCGCGTTTCGATTTAAGATTTTGTCCTGGTGGTTGACTAGTGTCTCCAACCCTTGAAGCGGCTCGATCTGATACAGCTCTTTGTTGCCCAGCTTTCTTTTTAGCTGCTTGTCCTGCGCGTTGTAACAGGTCTTTCGAAAGTTCGTTAACGGAATTGGTTTTATCGCGGCTTTTAGCAAGAAACAGTTTGTCCCGCGTTTTCTTCTGACTGCCTACCGACCTGGCCATCATCTCATTTTTACTTGTTACCTTCTCCACTGCTTTCTTAGCTATGTGCTTTATTGCTTTTCTAGCAATGAACGCACCAACTGGTCCGAGTTCCTTAACCTCAACTTCGTCATAAAAAGTACCTCTGGTAGCTTGCTTTCCTGGATTTCTCCGCTTCTCTCTTCCGACTGTAGTTCTAAACAGACTTTTGGAAATTGGACCATCCGGTTGTTTTTCAACTTTTCCACCTTTCTTTTTAAAAGCAGCGATTTTGTCAGCGTAATCGCTTTCTTTTTCATCAATAACATCTTCCTTTTTAAAAGCTGTATCCCGTTGCTTGACATCGACGGCCGCACTGAATTTTCCGGCTTGTTTCTCTCTCTTTGCTGCCTTTTTGCCTGCTTCGTCAGCACCAAAAGCATGTCCTTTACCTTTCACTCTCGTCGCCCAATCTTGTGCGTCTCTTTGTGTTGCGGCATCCTTCTTTGCTGCGCCGGCTGCGCGGTTTAATAGTCCAGTTGAGATTTCATCAACAACTTCTCCTGCTCTTGCCTTTTTAAGCTTAGCTAGAGTTTCTGGAGTGGTAGGAACTGCTCTAGCCTTCTTCCTCATCTCTGATTCTTTTCTTTTATGATCATACATATCTATGCCGGATGAATCAACTTCATTAACTTTATCTCTTAACTCAGCGAAAGTCTTCTTATTACCTTCAACATAACCAGTATACTTATCTTTCTTAGGATTCTGATTTGGGTAACCGTGTTTCTTTACTGATTCTCTCTTCTTTATTGTGCCGACATATTCATCTACCATTTTTCCATCCTTGTAATGAGCGGCATGTTTATGATCACCGCCGCCTTTACGAATCTTATCTAATTTTTTATCATCCTGATATCTACTTGAACTATAATTTTGACCAGTTTTTGTATTTTTAATACTATACTGCGGTCTTTTTAAACTTTTTATTAACTCTAGTGCATTTTTGTCTTCATCAACTTCTACTTCTTCATTTGTCCGGAATCCAGCTTGTACTGGATTATCTATTGTACCAAAAACATATTGATGCAAATCTTTAGGTACAATCTTTTTGGCTTTTGCTTCCATATCTCTTTGAACATATATTCTGTCTCCAAAATACATAGAGTTACCATACTTTGCTGGTATACCTTTTTTCTTTAAAAGTGCGATTGCTTTCTCAGAATCTTTTTTAATTTCTGGATGCTTCCTACCTTTAGGATCGGGTTTTGACTTGTCTCTGCTGTCTTCAACAATTTCTACTTCTTCTAATACACGTTTTAAAGTAGTTTTCTCTCTTTTTGTTAATCCACCAATGCCATCAACCCATGCATCTTTGTCTGCCGTAGAAGTTTTATCGCCCATTTTCATCTTGAATTTTTTAACATAGTCATTCAGATTTGCTTCATCGATGTAGAACTCTTCTTTAGCAAGTAAAACTGCTATCTTCTTTAGATTTTCTCTTTCTGATTTGCTAAGCATTTTTAATGCTCTATCATTAGCTATTTTCTCAAGAGATTTGGCATATTCTTTTGTAGATTCATCAACATCTACACCCCTTATCCTGTTAAAAAATTTTTGATACGTTTCTTTATGGGTAAGGCCTAACTTCTGTAGTCTTTTCTTTTTCTCATCCGTATCTGTTAGCGCTTTGGATCTTATGTCTGGCCGATCAGGCTTCACTTGACCCATAGAATCTGGTTTACACTGCGACGCCAGAGCAGACGTTTTGGACAATCCAGGAGTGTCGCAAAATGCAGGTCTCTCTTGGAGGTTTTCTGACATAGTTTCCTTCTAGAAAAGTTTATGTTATATCTCTTCTATTTATTATAATTCAGTCCGCAGCACTCATTTGTCGATAATATGAGTGTCGTTTGCGTCCTTTAGAATTCCCTAACCATCTGTAGTAGGTACACATCGTACATTTAGGGCTTTTTTTTCGCCAACCTTTTCGCTTCCTCTTGCCCACTTTCTTATTCAAATCCCCGCCACTGGTTCTTCTTCGACCAGCAACTGAGGTTCTTCTTGGCGTGCTCTCATTTCTTCTCCGATTCCCTCTCTAAATTTGATTTCTGCTTGTAATTTACCGAGTAAACCCCTCATTTCTGAGGTTGACATATTTTTAATATCTATTACGCTCCAGTTTTCCATTATTATATCCTCTAGTCATTTGTTAAAGTTGGCTCGCCTCTATCATAAAATTTCCAGCCCATAAAACAAGGCATCTGTTTTCTTTTACCATAAGCTCTATCTGTGTATACTTTGCCACTATCTTCACATACTGCAAAAAAAGGTGTCATTCCATCTGGCCAATTATTGCTCTTTGATGAACAAGATGTTCCTATTGTTATTAAAAATATTATTGATAATATTAGTTTCCATTTCATCCGTATATTCCCTCTTGATAAATTGGGCTCGACTCATGAGCTGAAGTCGATTGAGTTATTGTTTTAATCTCTACTGCCCTATCCAAGAGCATGTGCTCGATCTTAATGGGTTCCATCTCCATAAATTCCACTAGAACTTCATTTGAAGAAAATTCTGCACATGAATATACATCACATTGCACTAATGCCGGAGATGTTTCATCCCAGATATGTATTGCTATGTGACTTGTTTCTATCATTACTACTGCTGTTATACCACGATTACCTTCCTCGGACACATATGCAGCATATGGGCCCTTGATAATTTTCATCTCTATTTTGTTTACTAAATTTCGAAGCCATTTTTTAATTTCTTTTTCACCCGTCATCGGGTTATTCACTTCAGCCCTAATAATCAAATGCTTATGTTCAGGCATCCTCTCTCTCCTGTTATAAATGCTGAGGGCGTGTCGTCGGAACGACACTCCGAGCCCCCAATAAATTAATTACATTTATATAACGTATAACTCCAAGTAAGTTCTTCTCCGGATTTAATGTCTCTTGAAGCACCGATCCACCAAGTTTTAGGATCCATCAAAAGTTTGAAACAATTAGGATCATCAGAGTGATTACCAAATCCTCCTAGAGGAGTTCTAATGAATCCGTTTTCAGAGTTTTCATTTGCATGATGGGTAACTCCAATTATTGTGTGTGCTGCAATATTTTCTGTTGCGAAAAGTCCTAGTCCGGAGACAGGAGATTCTTTAATTGTTATATAGTGGGGTAATGGTTTATACATATTATCTTTATTTATATTTCTCAATTATAAACTATATCTTCTTCCTCTTCCGATTTTTCAATTGGTTTTATATTTTTCCTTTGTATTTCCGCATGGTACTTCATATGTGCTTCGATAAGTTTATCTTCGTTAAAAGGCTTATCAGATTGTATCTGCTGAGCTATTTCAATTGCATCATCTGGAGAATCAAACCATTCACTTTTCCACGTTCCTTTAGCTACAATTGTTCTAGGGTTTGTATATACAATTCCAGATTCTTCAGGTGTCCACCAAAGATGTAACATTCCAATAAATCCTATTTCCGGTGGAGCTTCAAATCCTTGTAAAATATGTCTTATGCCCATGCTTTGAAGAAATGGAAACTCTGTTGAATTATAAAACTTATAACGAAATTGAGTTTCCATAGCATGTCTCAAATCTTTTCGCATCTTCTCTCTATTGTTCATTTCGTCAGAGCTACTCATATATAAACTCCGATATTTCTTCTCCATCTTTTATATGATATAGATCTTCATGAAACTCTTCTGAGAATTTTGTATTATAAAAGAAATTAGAAATAATATTATACAAAACTATATGATTTGGATATGATAAATGATTCTTACGTTTACTTTCAATTTCACTGCGAATAATTCCATCATGAAATTCATTACCGCATACTTCACGTAATTGGGTATCTACGATTTTAAAGTTTGAGTCATTAAGAGTCGACCAATCATACGGCACGTCTTTAAATACATTCTTTTCCGTTGTTAATACTAACGTTTTCATATTGAGATGTTTTAAAAACAAACATGTATAAAACGCCCACATTTTAATCTCAGGTTTAAAGGTATCATATGCGCCTATAACTTTTTCCATATTATTATAGACACTACCTCCAATTTCATAGCCCTCGCCAGCTTCACCCTTTCTACAAAAATCATCTATATTTTCTCCAGATTTATATGCCCTATACATATCGTCTGCGGCTCCAGCATGTGTTGGTTTGTCAAGAAAAGGAAAAGGTATCCGGGTTCTATCTGTTAATAGAAATATAACTTTATCACCCCGTAAATAACCCTGCCTTGGTAATTTTTCTTGTAATATGCGCAATGACTCATATGTACTTCGACCGCCATTTGAATTAACATCAATGGCTTCATGTTTTTTTAATTGATTTTGCCAGCACAGATCGCCGTTATCAAAATCCCAGTTATAGTCTGGTTCTTCATTATAATCACAATAACTATCACCGTATATTAAATACATACTTATCCTGATCTTTATTAAATATTTCTAAAACCTCGGTGTCGCTTTTAGTTAAGCCTTCTTCGCGAAACATATCAACCATATCTATGTGTTGTAATTTGTCTAAAGCCTTATAATTATATTCCCTCTTCTCAGAAAGATTCTTACACTTATCTATTAATTCTGACGTAGGTATTTTTAAGATTTCTTTTATTTGAGTTATAACTGAATTCAATCTTTCCTTGTAAGGTTTATCATCGAATGAATAGTCAAATAATTCATCATATAATTTAAAACCCATATTCTTAAGAGCTTGATGGATATATCTTGGACCTAAAATAATGAATGGTTTCTTATATAACATAGGTTTATATGCTTTTTCTGTTAATACAGTACCAGCTGAGATACAATAAGCTTCCGTCACGAGATCAATACAACTTTCAATATATTCTAAGGGTACGCTTTCTTCCCGTGATTGCTGTTTCAGTTCCCATTCCTCTAATAAATCTTCTCGAGTTCGTTCCTTTAAAGGTTTTTTATTTTTATCTGTCTCGTTTAACTCTGTTAATTCATTTAATAATTCTACTTCACCATCATCTTTAAAAAACGAATTAATTTGATCTTCATCTTCAAACGGATAGTATGAATATATAAACCTCTCCTCGCCCTGTAAAGCTCTCAGTAAATCTATTCTGTGAGGTTTTCGAGTACAATTTAATGATACTACATTATATTTTAAATCTAAATCTAATTCATAAGAACGATTCCTATCTCGCGTATTTCTTAAAAACTGTGGTATACATACTTCGGGATAGATTATAGGCTTTAAATTACTATCTACTTCGAATCGTTCTATGTTAGAATGTATATTAAAATCACCTGTAATATAATATACGTTTTTGCCTTTAAAATCTAAAGTTAAAAGATTATATAAAACATAGTCAGTATATTGATATCTATCATCTGATGTTTTTAATGGACTAAACCTATCTGTCTCTCCATCAAAAAATATCATATTATCATCTAATAACTCATCTAATAGTGCTTGATTTACTTGATGGTTATTACTTTGTCGTATTCCTAAAATAAAAGATGTTCTGTCTCCAGGAACATAGAATCTCATAGATAGAATCCAGATATTTGAAGAGTATATTTGTCTTTCAATCCACAATTACCACTTAAATGTAAATGGCTTGGATCCCATAGATATCCTTCAGCCGCACTCCAATGGGTGCTTGATTGCCAATCATGATTTTCATCTTGATAATGCATCAGGTGTCCTGGTTCCCAATCTTGCAAATATATATTTGCTCTTACTTTGGGTCTAGTATCATTTGGATATTCATTTTTAAATTTAAAAAATGTATCTCTATGTAGAGTAACAGTATTACCTGGTGGCTGAAGTATTGTGCTAACTGTAATTACCTCCATCTTTAATTGTTCACCCAATACTTTATAATCTACATCTCCATCATTAAACCATAATTGTTGTATTCTTGTATTATCTTCGGTATAGGTTTCAGGAAAACCTCCTGCTATTTCATGTAAATCTTTTTGTTCTGCAGTTTGATAGCTGATACAACTACCACGATGTTGGTTATAATCTGCATCTAAAAATACACTCAAATCATAATCTAATTTAATATCTTCAATCATGTTATACCTTTCTCTTTATCTATTTGCTTTGTGATCTTAAACACATCGGTATATTCTCTACACTCTAATAATTGTTTTTTATTATAATATATTTTGTCCTGAATATCTAGTATTTTTTTATCAAATTCACTTTTATCCATATTTAAAATGTCTTTCATTTGAGTCATGATTGCTTCATGCCTGTATCTAAATGATTCTATTTCATCAAAACTGTAATCAAATAATTCATCATATAATTTAAACCCTAATTGTTCAAATATCTTATACCATCCAGTGCACCCAACAACGAGAAATGGCTTACAATGAACCAATGCTTTACATGTCTTATCACTCAAACCAAATGCTCTTATATGATATGTTTCAATAATTAAATCTATCTCCGACTCTAACCACTCCTGCACTGGTAAGAAATCATGATATGCATCTGTGTCGTCTTCAAAACCTTGTGTAAAAGGCGTTTTAAAATGGATTCGTTTAGTTTGATCAAACCTTTCATTACTCATATTAAATCCACATGATAGATCAACATACTTTGTCTCATCACTTCTATTATTAAATTCTATAGCGTCTCCATTCTTTACCCACTTCCAAGAGCTCTTAGGATGCATTCTTTCTACGAATGATGTAAAGAACTCATCAGTTTCGGAGCCGTCTCTTCCTATGCTATTAACTTCTGTGCAGTTGAATGAATATATGAATCCAGGTATACCTGCTAATTCTCTAAGTGTTAATACTCTAGATATCTTCGGTTGATTAACCATGCTAATCACCCGATATTTTACAGGGATACCCATATCTTCTACAGGTTGATACAACTCATAAAATTTTCGTAATCTGGAGGCACAGATATCTCTAGCACTTGATGGTACTAGAGGATACATAGTAATTCTCATTTTAGGCTTAACTAATTCACACCAATCATTATAGATATGTTCCGCATTTGCATCGCCATTAAGATACCATATTTTATTATCGGGATGAGAATAATTATGAATTATCTCTAATACATTATCATACTGATCACCTAATAACGGATGGTATCCTCCTGATTCATTAGCATTCCATATCATTATATTTTTATCTGTCTTCTCCTTTAACCTTTCAAGAGAATAATTCCAATGATCAAATCCAGGCGGCTTTGGGACGTCCGGTGGTGTTAAAAATTCTTCTTTTGATTCGTATGCGCGGCCGTGACTAATGTATAGCCAATTCCCTGATTCGTTTTGCATTGTACTCCAATTTAGGTTGTAATCTCTTTTCAATTTTTTTTATTTCTTCTTTATCCATATCTAATATCTTATCACATTGTCTCATTATATTTTTCCATCTATCTTCAAATAAGGGGTTAGAATCAAAACTGTAATCAAATAATTCATCATATAATTTAAATCCCATTCTTTCAAACTCTCTATACCAATTAGGTCCTCCTATAGTTAAGAATATCTTTTTCCAGTATAGCGGCTTGCATGATTTATCTGATAGGTAATTTGCTACACATACTTTATTTTCTTGAACTAAATCTATATACGATTGCCACCATTCTTTAGGAGGAAATATGTCGTGTTGACATGAAGTGCCTATTGCTTCTCGAGGACATTCTTCAGTTAATAATACTCTCTCTCGTGCATTAAAATTTCTAAAACTCAAATCACATGGCGCCGGATAATCCGCAGGATATATCATATCTAATGTTTCAATACTATTGCCGTCGTGCCAGTCCCATTTCTTACCTAACCAGGCTTCCGTAGTATTTTTCCAATTCTCTCCAATCGCTTCTTCATCGTTTAATAAATGAGTGGGGGTGACTCTGTAAGAATACTTAAACCAAGAATTACCTGTTAAACGTCCTAGAGTAAGTAATCGAAATATTCTGGGATTATTAACTAATGTAACAATCTTATAGAGCCGTTTATGGGTAGGTGCTTGATACTCACTCCACAAGGAATTCATCGTATTCACATACTTTGATATCATAAACCTCCAATTTGGGTTTACTTTTATCTTAAATTCCGGTTTAACTATTTGACACCATCTATCATAATTTTGTTGTAATAAACTATCGTGATTGGAAAACGTCACATTATTGTCAGGATGTGCAAAATCATGAATAACCTGTAATAATTTGTCGTCTTCTCGCCCATGCAACGGATAATAGCCCTGTGCTTCCCACTCGTCTTTAATAACTATAGGTTCATCAATTGGATTAGATATAATTTCTAATTCTGGATACTCTGTTTTTCCTATAGTGGACTCTACTTTTATAATCATAATCCTTTTTCATAATCAATGATATAGCTTTTTATGCTAGGCCTCACATATCGATGATTTATAAATGTTTTCTTTATTATCTCTTTATTAATTTTGTTTTCATCGTTGACAACAAATTGTATAATTGGAAACTCTGGAAAGGTATCAGCCATAAAAGATTCAGGAATCTTTATTTGTAAATCAGCAGAAGTAGTTTCAGGAACTCTGGGAGGATAAACGGAAATCACTTCTAAAATTATTCTATCTATTAAGAGATCTTTTACATTATTTAAAAACTCTTTAAATTCGTGATATTCATCAGACTCAAATAGATGATAAAAGTCTCCATTATTTACATGTATAGTTCTATATTCTCTGTATATATTCCATTCTATAGATGTATTAGATCTATCAAAATCAACTGTTAGACATTTTTTTAATATATTAACATAATCATGATTCCTAAAACATCCTTCAAATAGCTTTACATCTACAAAACGAGTTTGTTCATAATCAATTTCATCAATATTTACTGAGGGTGTTATACTATCATCGTCATAATCTGAACATGAACGATATAATTCTCTGCCAAATACTAAATTATCTAGATGCAGCATATTTTGTCTATACAAAAAACCTCTCTGTTCTCCTACCCCACCACATACATTCACGAGCCCACTTTTCTAAATTACCATTATATACTTCGTAAGGGTCTTTCATCTTATTATACTGAGTATCAACTATTGAATGATTAAACCCATACTCATCTTTTAAATAATCTCCTATTTCTCCATAGAAACGGTCTTTTTCTTTAGCAATATGTATAGCAGTTGCTTCTTCATATTCCCAATATATATTAGAGGCTCCCGGAACTTTACGCCCCCATGGAATCTCTCTATCAAATACCTTCTTTAATAGTCTCATTGTTACTGTATATTCTCTATATAGTAATGACTTATCGTTTTCATTAAACCACTCGAATAATCCATTATAAAACTCTCTCATTGATATATTATGATTATTCTTTAATTCTAATGCTAATATTCTAAGCCATCCTAAAAAATGTAGAGATATCATAAACCACTTCCATCCAGAGGCATCTAAGTATTCATCAAACGTCATATTACTAGAACCGACTACTACAGAATTAGTGTCTTTTAATAATTGGTCTGGAGGATGTTCATGGTGAAAAAATGCAGGTGATGTTTGTTTTATTAGTACATTATATTTTCTGCAATATTCAGGATCCCCAAATGGGGTTTGGGGAAGAGCCACCATTATATATATGCCGATGTAATTGTGATAATCTATATCATCAATCAATCTAAAGAGACCTTCTTTAAAGCTATGTAGTGATTCCTCTGGTAGTCCAAGAATAGTTTCTATGTAACATGGTACTCCTCTACTTTTTAAATAATCTATCACCTCTTTTAGATTAGTATTCTCATTAGATCTTTCAATCGCTTTTAATGTATCATCATTCATCGATTGTAGAGCGATTGTAACACTTTTATTAAGGCCTACCTTCCATAAGTCTTCTGCTATATCAAATAGCCATGCCTTCTTATGCTTCGCCCATGTTATATTAAGTGTATCCGGATATCCAGTAGATTTTTTAGTATCAATCAGTAAATCAGATATAATCTTATGATCTTTGAACATGCCAAAATTATTATCAATAAGGTGTAAGTACTCTATCTTTTTATCAGCTATCCAATCAATCTCTTTTATTAACTTATCATTGTCTTGTCTATGCACTTTGGTCCAGTGCCTATCACCTGTCTCACAAAAAGTACACATATATGGACAGCCACGCGATAATTCTACTAAGCCCTCCCATTCATATGGATAATCTTTAATTTCCAGGAGATCATCAAATAACCCATCTAAATATGGGCTTGGTAGTGTTTTGATGTCTTTTATTCTCTCTCTGTCTCCTCCATTTTGAAATAACGGTGTTGTAATACCCTTGACCATACTGAGGTCTTGCTCGTGTAATAGCGCTTTAAGGATGTGTTTAAACCCTGTCTCACCTTCATTATGTACTGCCACATCAATGAATGGTTTATCTTTTAAGAACTTTTTACATCTGTTGGGATGTGGTAAATTTAGCCCGCCGTATATAATTAAACAATTAGGGTTTATCTTTTTTATTTCAGCACATAACCTATCACTCGCGTGCTCATTCCATACAAAATAAGAAGTAGCTATGATATCACATTCGGCCAACTTTCTAGCCGTAGCTGAATAATCAAAATCGCCATCAAGTACATACACCCAGTCATTAACATCAAAAGAATAATTATCAGTAATCTCTTTATCAGTCCTGCAATAACTCCAAATACAACCTGTTGAGTATGGCAACTTAATCTGGTTGGAAAATATATGTGTTAATTCAACAAACGCGATGCGCTTAGAAGTCGTATTGTTCATTTTTACCTTCTCTATGTAAGTCCAATGTCACACAATGAAATCCACCCCCTAATGTTTTAGCATGTCTTAGGCGCATGGGGATTGAATCAATATTATATTTTTTTAATTCTTTTATTAGTGGCGTTTGACTTTCTTCTACAATAACTACTTTTTCATTAATACTTAAAATATTTAGTCCTATTGCGGGTGATGCAATAGCAATGCTAGCGTCAGATGAACCACTGCTGCTTCTAATACCCTGATCTACTATATCTGTAAAGAATATCTTATCCCATTTCTTAAATATTTCAGGATAATTATCTTCACTACATCTATGTCCGTTTAATAATACGAGACCTGGTCTTAACGGTATTACTGTGCTGTCAAAATGTGCTCCTGAATACTGATATGCTAGATGTACATTATATTCTGGAAACATTGATTGAAGCCATTTGCCTCCTTTTTCATTACCGCTATTACTCACCTGATATAATAAATCTTTGCCCATTCTTACAACATTTGCGGCGTCAAAAAGAATTTCTTTATTCATTAATGTTGGTTTCGATAAGTCTTCAAAATTAAACGATGCATCTAATAATTGAGGTCTAGGAGCTGAGAACCATTTACCGGAACATTGATTCAAAATACGTCTATAGGCGTGCATCTCAAAGTACCGACTACGCATTACATTGGGAGTTTCAATTAAACAATCATTTAGTACTAAAAATATATCACGCGGGCAATAATTATACCATCCTTGTGCTATCCATTCCGAAGACATTACTCTTCTTTTGTGATTTGTTTTATCTGGTCTATGAACTTTTATATCCAAACTTGTCAGAACCTTACAAAACAACCCTAAATCTTCATTGGTCTCTTCTATAACTTGTTTATCATACGATCCAACTAGAGATTTAATTTTATTATCACTCAAATTCGCATACATGAAATTCTTCATGGATAAATCAAACGAAGGTATCCGAGCACCGGTAGCATCTCCAACGATTACCTCTTTAAGAGGGTCCCATCCGTTACAGGATTGTATAATAGTTTCCAATTTTAAATAATTCTTTTTGTGTTTGCCATTTGCCTCTCTTTCTTACTTTTACATCAGAAAGACTTTCATTATTATATTCACTCCAACCACATGCTTTGAAGTCCATAGAAACTCTAGTATTTTTAGATTTATTATGCACGTAGCCACCATGCAACACTTGATCAAACACAACCATTTCTCCATGTTTAGGTGTTTGCATTACATCATCTACAAATATGCCGTTATCCTCATCCATATCTGTTAAAGGAATTATAAAATTAGTTTCAAACTCTGGGTGATGAAAAGGAAAATCCATTTCATAATGTATATTAGCTTCTCTATCGTTTATTAGAGTTGTATCTTCATAAAATTTCCAATCATATCCTGATGGGAATATTTTAATTGATGGTAATTGTTGTATTACCGTATTCTCACCAAACCAAGATTTCACTACATCTTTTTGAAACTCCCACCACATAAATCTAAACGCATAGGACTCATGCAATAATACTCTATAGAGTTTTTCAATCAATCCATATTGTGTATCTTCTTCTGGTAAATGTACTCCGCCTGCAGTATTATAAGTCACTGGTTTAATGTCATGATTCAAATGTATATCTTCAAGTCGACCTAAGCAGTCTTCAAACCATTTTCTAAAGTTATATTTCTCTATGTCATATTTGATTATCTCAATCATATACAAACTCGTCTTTATTATATGTGCCTTTATACACATTCTTTAAAAATTTAGGAATTTCCTTACCGTCTACAAACCCAGCTATTTGTTTGTACATTACCTCATGATTGACATCTGTAAGGTGATTAACTCTAAAATGAAGATCATCGGATATTTTATGAATTAACCTTTCTTCTTCTACATATTCATTCCAAACAACTCTCTCTAATCCTTCATCATGGACGTAAAAATATTCATCATTTAATGAATTTTTAATATAAGATTCTTCCATACTTAAATGGTATATGAATATTTTACATTTTTGTATTCTTGAAGCTGTATATAATAATGATTCATATTTCCAATTACCATAGACAGTTTCATCGCGGAATGTATCTACAGCAAAGCGTGCCTTGTCTTTATTTATTTTTATCCATTTATCATATTCAGATTCTAATTCGATACCATCTCCTGCTTTGTCCGATGATTCTGAATCCGTAATATTTCTTACTATCCTACCATTCCATTGGTGTATTTCGTCGCCGGCTTCTTCAATGTTAAAATATATTCTAGGAGCTCCTGACACAACAAATACAATTAAATCCTCATGAGTATAACTATGAAGACTCTCATAAAATTTTTTAAATGAATACATCGGCCCTGAACCGGATTTACCATAATTTACAGTTTCAGGCCACCTCTTTCTCAATAATCCATACCATGTAATTTCTTGCCACCTGGAGGGATCACTCCAACTAGGATCTGCAAAGCTATCTCCATATATCGTTACTCTTTCAATCATATATAAATCTGTCTGTTGGTTGAACTGGTTCTTCTAACAGATTTTGTTTAAATTCTGGTACCGTGTGAATACCTTGAACAAAATTATTAATAATATTATACATTATTTTATGATTAGGTTCAGATAAATGGTTATTTCTTTTATTATCTTCATAAAAAGGTTCACCTGGATTTTTATATTCATTTCTAGATATATCTTGTAAAGCTATAGGATTTATATAAAATAATTTATCATTAAGGCTATCTTTTATATACGAATCATCATAGTTTAAAAAGAATATACAAATTTTACATTTATGTATTCTGGATATTGTATAGAGAAATGATTCATTCTTTTTATTACTGTTTATCATCTCTCTTTCAAATGTCTTCATCGTATAAGACATATGATCTTTATGAGATTGATGAAAAGATGAATCTAGGACATCATTGCATTTCATTTTTTGATTTTTAAAATCCCAATAAGATTCATGAACTAACTGAATATCATTGCGTTCATAGGTTCTATACTCTTTGGGAAGATGATATTGAATTCTTTCTTCTCCAGATAAAATCCATATGACTAAATCTTCTTTATCAAATTGTTTATATCGTCTATAAAACTCTTTCATACTATAATGAGGCCCAGTACCAGCCATAGCGAAGTTTTTATACTCGTATTGCTTAGCTAACGTTTCATACCAAGTCTCATGATCCGGCATATTTTCATGGTCCCAATTTGGATCTGCGTAGCTGTCACCAAATATCCATACTCTTTTAATCGTCATACCACTCCAAATTACTAATATCTTTATAATGATTATTATCAGCTATATCTTTATCGTCGAAACCAAAATTAATGCGATCATTAAAATTAAATAATCCTAATTCTGCAGTTTCTGGGGGCATGTACATATTATACCCAGATGCCATAAGCTTGTCATCTACATACTTTACATCTTTATTTCTGCCCATATAAATCATTGGTCTTGCCCAGTCAACAAAATCTTTATTATCTGTTAATATCATACCACCTCTAACAGTAGATATTGTTTTTCTATGATGGAAACTAAGACAATAATAAGTATCCGAAAAATACATGTTTTCGGTAAATCTACATGCAGAATCAACAATATCCAGTGATTCTATCGGATAATATCCCTTCCATTTGAAATCTATAAATTTTAATTTATAGCCGGCATGCTGAAGTGATTGGGGTACACTTATATATGTTTGTTTAGGTAATTCTGCTATGTTATTATATGTTTCAAATGGCTTAATTTTTTTATTCCATAATGCTGCTATAAAAATTGCATTAGTACAGCTGTCTGTAGCTACTGCATATTTGGAGCCGCCAAATTCTGCAATTGTTTCTTCAAATTCTTTTACTTTGTTCCACATTAAATAACTCACAATAATGATTATAATTAAATACTATTTTATCTTTAACTGTTTTAATCTTCTTCGTAAATATATCGGGCTCCATTTGCATATAAGGTTCTATTGAATCGTTTAATCTGTTTAGGCGTCTCCAATTTGGATCAAACACTCCGCCGTCAAAACTATAATCAAATAATTCATCATATAACTCAAAACCAAGATCTTTTAACTTAGCATGGATTCCTTGACCACCCCAAACTAAGAAAGGTTTTTGAAATACTATAGGTTTCCATGTTTTTTCTGTAATAAAAAGAGAATCAATGGTTGATTCTAATACCAAATCACAATTAGATTGATAATATTCAAGGGGCACTAATTCTTGAAATCCTCGATGATCGGATTCTATCTCCGTAAGCTTTATTATATCAAGATTAGAAAAACCATTTTTACCTTTATATTCTTCTAATGGAGTGTCCGGATGCCATTTATACTCTATTTCATTAACTTTAGAATAAGGATTATTAGAATATATAAAATATTTATTAGTATATAATTTATCTAATAATTCATACTTGTGTTCTCTGGGGGCTGAGCATAAGCTAATAAAATTATATTTTATAGGACCGTGAAGTACTGGGCGATTATAATATATGTCTCTACTGCGTTGGCTAATTTCTGTTAGGAAGGAGTAAGGATCATAAACTATTTTAAGTTTATCATTCTTCAGATTACCATCAGCAGTGTAATACGTTACTTCATTAGGTAAGTCTTCTAAAAACTTGATAATATCTTCTCTGAACACCTCCCATACATCATAGACCTCTATGGGGCCTTCAACGTTTAACAAGGGTGTTAGATCTGGATTATTAACTGTTGGTGGGTTAATATAAAATTTCATTCATATATAAAGTCTACTAACTTATTTGGATCCGGATCATGTCGATTTTCACCGGCTTCTACATCACGAATAAAGTGTTCGTGAAACTTGGTAGGCAAATCTGTTTTATTAAAATGGTTTGTTATTATATTACTTAACACTGTATGATTACGATGTGTAAAATGATTAATCATACCGGCATGATGAATATTTTCATCTGACCATTCTTTTTTTGAATGATCAAATAAAGGAAATGAATAAAAATGAAATAAATTATCATTAAGACTTGTAAAATCAAATAACTCTTCTTTGTGTACTCTACTAAAAGGATTAGGAGTCATTCCCCATACACGAAAAACTATCATTGGCCAATTGTTCAACTTAGATAGTGCATGAAGATATGAAACATTCTTTAAGTTTTGATGATCAAATTCATCCCACATACTTTCATAAAGAGATGTTATACTAAATTCCTCTTCTGGTGTATAATAATATTCAGCAAGTTCCGGATTTCCTTCACGTTTAGCCATCCAATCTTGATATGCTGAAGATGGGTCTATACCACCTTTCCGGTTTCTTTTATCACTAGGGTTTTTTGTACTATCTGTAGTTCCTTCTAGCCAAGTCCAAGGAATTCTATATGTACTAGATAATACAAATACGAACTTAGGATTTAATCCAAAACATTCTTGCTCATAATGCCGATGAAATTTTGCTAATGTGCCGGCAGGCCCTTCACCACATTTTCCATGATTATCATGTTCTTCATCTAGATTTTTAGAAAGCATTTGATACCAACGTTCATGGTCGCGCATTCCTAATTTTTCTGCTCGTTCATTTTCTACAAAACTATCACCATACAAATATATCATTTTCCCTGACCGCGGTATTTTTTCCAACACTTACGTTTATGTTTGTTCTTCGGTTTGGTATATTTTGACTTTCCAATGGAAGTTCGTTTCGGTGTTACTTTAATCTTTTTCGTTTGTGTTAATCCGTATGCTGTTCTTTTAGCCATTTGTTAATCATTTTCTATCTGTTGAATTGTATCGGGATAAGGCCAGGAATGCTTCTCAACTTCAATCTTGGACTCTGCTTCTTTCTTTTCCCTATGGGCCATCAAATCAAGAATATCTTGTCCTAACTCGGTAAGATCACTATTGGTTAGATAAGGGAGAAAGCTATTAATAACGCGTGCCATATTCTGATGCGAATATAACATTTCTTTTTTATTAATGTATATTTGAATATTTTCTTCACTCATAGGAATTTGATGACATCTTCTCTTGAATATTATAAGCCTTTTTGCCATCATAATAATATAAAGATTGATGAGGAGACTCTGTGGGGGTACTGTTACTTTGATAATAAAATTGTCTTATAGCGTATCTAGTGCCGCTTGTTATTTCTGTTACACTATGTGGAGCCGAGTCATTATTTTTAAACAATACTGACGTATTATGATTCGGCACATGACTCCACATAATATTTTTTCTTTCTTTATCCCAGAGACGAAATTCACCTCCTTTACAGTCCCCAAGATATATCATTAAACTGAATGCTCTGTTTAATTTTACTCTATTATTCCAATTAAAATCTATATGAGGATCGAGTTTACATCCTTTAGTCATTTTGGATATACCTTCGCCCACGCCTAATGGATCAAATAACAATCCTTCTAGGCCTGTTTCCTCTTCTAAATTTTTAATTGTGCGTTGTGAATGAAGTTGATTATATACTTCTCTAAGAACAGTATGCTCCTCCCAATCATAATATTCATACATCAAACTATTATTTCTCTCAAAAGTTTTCCAATTTTCAATTCCTTCAAGAGTTTTAAGACAGCTTGTCGCTATTTTTTTATCAAGAAAACAAGACTTCATTATGTTCCATAAGATTGGTTAATAAAGCGGATGAAACAAATTCCGCTTCATCTCTATCCACTACTACAAAATCTCCGTCCTCATCTAAAACTACAAAATTACCAGAATCTTTAAAGATTCTAATTTGATATTGTTTAGATTGAGCAAGAAAATCGGTATGGGCTTCCATTTCAGGATGTTTCGATATGTTCATCAGACCCTTCAATTTCACTATTTTCATCTACTTTTTCGAGATTAGCTCGTTTTAGACGTTCTATATTTTCATCTTTTAAAGGAAAAGGAATTATTTCTGCAGGCCCTTTTAGTTCTTGAATTTTTCTACTTATCCAATCTTTCATAAAGGGCCTCCATGATTCACCTCAAAGTTATGTTATATTTATTCAAGCAAATCTTTCTATCTTTTTGGCGCCGGTAACATATTTGGAGTTTTTCGTGGATATATATCAGCTGCATTAACTGGTAAAACTTTTAATGTTACCTCTACTTTGTGAAAAACACGTTTTCGTATAATTGTTAATGAAACCTTATCTCCAATATTACATTTTCCTAATTCTTCTGAAAATTCTAAACCATCATTAATCATCACGCCATTGACTCCAATGATAGTGTCATAAGCTTTCAATCCTTCTGGTACTGTGCCAGGTCGTACCCATAAACCAAGAGTATTCGGCACATGGGCGGGTTTAATATTAGGATAATCTTTCATTATTTTGTCTTTAGTTTTAGGATTAACTAATCCCATAATCATTATGCCGACTGCAGGCCTATCAACCCTACCATTTTCTAACATAGATTCTAAAGACTTTTTTACAATATCTCCTCTGACTGCTATGCCAACCCCAGCGTTTTCCATAGTCTTAGAAATAATCATAGAATTAATCCCTATGATTTCCCCTTTCATATTCAGAAGAGGTCCGCCTGAATTTCCTTTGTTTATTGCAGCATCAGTTTGCAATGATTTAATATAAGGATGTCTCATATATCTTTCATTGCTTGAAATAATACCTTTAGTTAAAGTCCAAGCCATTCCCATCGGATGACCAAATGCAAAAACTTCAGTTCCTGGTGATATATTTTCTATATCATCTGCAAATTTAATATAAGATTTAGGTTTTACATCTGATGTGACCTGAATTAATGCTAAATCTGCAAGCGGATCTAAACCAATTACATTTACATCATGAAGTTCATAATCATGTTCAGAATAATAAATTAATTTAATATAATTTTGTTGATAAATGCAGTGAAAATTTGTAAGTATATGTCCTGAATCAGATACGACAACTCCTGCACATAACCCATTTGATCTGGGATCTGTTTCTGCATCAACATTGGGACTTGTAGAAAGCATAACTATAGCCTCTTTAGTCCTTTGAAGAATTGATTCGAAGTTGAATGGTTTTTTAACTTCCGCTAAAACTGGTTCATTTGTTTTATTTTCTAATGGGAAGCGTTCTGCATATGATGTGCTCCAACCAAATATTAACAATAACAAAGTATAACACATCAAACCCAAAAATTTGAATTTTTTCATGTACTATCCTTGAAAAATTATTCCCGGTTCCTCTTTGGATTCTGTCGGTTTTTGGCTTTGTGGCTCTTCGGGCGAATCCTGAGGCACATCTGGGATTATTGTTTTATTATCTTTATCTTCTGTCGTTTCATTATCTAATGGTATTTCTATTTTAGATTTTGTAAAAAAACTTGGTAAAGTTTCATATTCTTTAACACATTCTAACGCTTTAATCATGAATAAGTCCCCAGTCCAATTGGGGTTTTGAACTTTTTTAAAATAGTTTTCTAATGTAATTTCTTTTCTAATCTTATCCATTACACAAAAACAATGTTCTACCATTTGTCTTTGCGCCATTGGATGCATCTGCAGATTTCCAAGAGATGGATTACTCAATACTACCCATCTTATAGTTCCTTGGTAACAAGCATTTATCGTATCATATAAAAGTTGGGATGACCATTTACCTTCTTCTAATATTTTTGGAAATCCAAAACCAGTCCGCGGCAACGGTTCTTTACCATTAACAAATCCCGCGAAAGATAGGATTAATACAAACATTAAAATTAAAGAGGTTTTCATACTTCCATCCTTTATTATTTAGATATCCCTTGGTCCGTGAAATATAATTTGACCATAATCTTTTGATTGTCTGAATACTCTTCTTCTTACTGGTTCTTTCCCGTTTTTTAATTCTATATAATACATTAAAAATGTATCTGCTTGCATATTTAAACCATTCTGTAATTCCATATACTTATAGGTAGCTTTTACAATACCTTCTGCAAATTCTGGTGAGATCATGTATGAAGTAGCGGGCGGAACACCCAAGATCGCAATACCATTATCTCTTCTATAATCTTTACCTTTATCTATAAATCTTTCAAACTTAAATTTAAGATCGTAACTATCCACAATTTCTAGATTTTTACGAGCGTCATGTTCAAAACAAGCAATAGACCTTCCTAATTTAAGACACCTTTTCCATAATTCAAAATGAGTACAAAAACAAGCTTTTTCTGTGTCGTGAATCGGAAGTTTTAATTTGCGCCCATGCGTTGATACCTTATATTCTTGAAATCGTAATTCAGGAGAAAGTACTTCTGGAGAACGAGCAGGAAACATCTCCAAATCAATATCAAATTCTTTTTTAAAATGTTTTATACCTTCTTCAAAATATTGTTCGGATATAGGATTTCCCTCAATCAAGTGCATGAAATACATTATTACATTTTTTATCCGACCTGTTCAGTATAACAATTGGGGCATGTCAACTTAGATTTGTGTTTAGCTGATTCAGCGGGCATATTTTGTGAGAAAGGAAGTTTACACGAATTACATGTAAAATGCCTCACGTCGGAGTTTCCAACGGAAAAATCATGTTCTTGTTTTTCTAATACAGGTGTTTTAATATCTGGAGCTCTAAAAATTCCAGTTCCCCGTTGACCTGCGCCTTTGTTAGTTACTCTCATTGCCATCCTAATTGTTCTTTACCATCTTTAATGTCTTTAAGTGGAGTGAAACTCTCCCCGCACCCACAGACATGTCCGAATTTGAGACGATTAAATACAAAACCTTGTTCTACTAAATTTCCTATTTTATAATCAACTTCAACGTCACCCATTATATTATTTAGCAACTCATTATCAACAACTAAATTCACACCATGCTGTTCAAAAACTAAGTCAGTTGAATCTACATTATCTTCATAATCTAAACTATATTTCCAACCGGAACATCCACCTGATTTAGCACCAACTCTTAAATAAGAGTTTTTAAGTCTCTTATTTTGATCAGCAATCATATTTTTAAAAACAGTTGCCGCTTTCTCTGTTATTTTTAGTTCACATCCAGCTTGGTTTGTGTCCATCTTCTTGTTCCTCATGTTCATACATAAATGATGTTCTGCATCCGCAAGAGCCTTTTGCAGAAGGATTATTAAATTTGAGACCTCGATCGTTTAAATCGTTAGACCAATCTATTTCTGTTCCTTTAATATATAAATGACTCTTTTTATCTACCACGCAAGTGAGACCATGGCTTTCAAATTCTAGGTCGAATTTAGTTTTTCTACTATCAAAATCTACGGTATAAGTAAAACCCGAACATCCACCGCCTTTTACACCTACTCTACAAAACGTTTCCCTGTTAACATTTTGTTCGTTCATTATATCTAATATAACTTTCGCGGCGGTCTCTGTGAAACATATCATGCATTTAATTTAGCGGCGATTGCCATCTCTCTCTTTTTTTCTTTAGATTTACCTTTAAATTGAGGCGCATCAGAACTTTGAAAATCTTTAACTACATCTCCCATATCCGCATTTTTAACATCTATACCTTCATTTGTTTTCTCTTTTTTCTTTTTTAAAGCTTGCGTAGTTGCGGCATGTGCGGCTCCTGCTGCAACACCACCAACAGCCGCTTTTGTAAGAGACCCTGCTGCTTTTCCAACTGCTTTCTTTGCTAGATAACGAGCACCTATTCCAACAAGAGGTGCAACTATACCTATCTCTTTAATTGTTTCCTCAGCAGTTTCTTCTCCCTCTTCACTTGACGGACCTTCTTTTGCTAGACGTCGATACATTTTTACCATATTGGGTTTAGTAATTCTTTCAATTGAAACATCTTTCCACACATCTGGCTTTAATTGACTTCGTAAATCATTTTTGATTGATGATTTTGAAGAACCTTCAATAAAAATAGGAGTTGGTAGACCGGGAATTTTTATTTGCCAGAAAGCTTCACTCAATTCTTCATTTTTTGATTCTGCATCATATCCTGGATGACTAACTGTCTTTAAAATTTCTTCTTTTTTCTTCTTTCTCTTTAAAAGATCATCCGCAGCATCTTCCGCATGCATATGTTTTTTCCAACTATCACCTGTCTTTAAATCATGCCTGGTTTTTACAAGAACGTGATCAGAGGGAGTTTTCGGGTTCCTTATCGTTTTTTGCATTTGCCGCAACGAACCTGAATGTGTAACTTTACCCTTTTCAGTACTACCTTGAACTATATGATGATTAAAAATTTCTTCTTCGATATAATGATCTATAAATTTTTTCATACTGCCTGCTTCTGTTTATAATCCGCGATTGCCGCTTTAATAGCATCTTCTGCTAGAACGGAACAATGTATTTTAACTGGTGGAAGTGATAATTCTTCAACAATCTCTACATTATTTAAAGTCATAGCTTCTTCAACGGATCTATCTTTAACCCATTCTGTAGCTAATGACGATGCTGCTATAGCAGAACCGCACCCAAACGTTTTAAATTTAGCATCAACAATTTTGTTGTCTCTGACTTCAATCTGAAGTTTCATTACATCACCACATTCTGGAGCGCCTACTAAACCGGTGCCAACATGGATGTCATTTTTATCCAGACTTCCTATATTCTTCGGATTCTCAAAATGGTCTAAAACTTTATCACTATATGCCATATATGCCTTTCATTCTATTTATGAAATTATGCTTCTGGATTATAATTTAATATAGCAGATACAAATGAATGATATACACCAAGGGCTTCAGATCTAGGACTCGAAACTATTATCACAAACTTTTTATCAATTTCATATCTGCCTAAATTAGCATTAGTAGGAAATGCATTAGGAGCTAATCTTTCAACGTTACGGCCCAAATCCACATCCCATTCCATAGCCCACCGAAATTGAACGGCGTCTATTAATTCATATTTATCTCCCAAATCTCTAATTTTTGAGACCACTTCTTCACCTGTAGATATTTTGAGCACCTTTACTTCATGATCAAAAACCGCTTTAGATAAGGCTGCATCGTTCACTTCATTCATAACGGAAATCCTTCTTTCACTTTTGTTATTTGATGGTGGCCACAATGAGGACACCAAAATTTTTCATTATTAGAGAAACTTATATCCTGCTCTAATTTACTAGGAGTAAGAGTATAGCTCCACCATTCTTGGCAGCTACCGCAGGTAAAATGATATAAAATTTCTATTGTGTATTCGTGTTTGAGCGCCATAATATATTCGCTTTTAATTTTATATTATATAATAAAACTTATAAAAAATCAAGCATTATCTACGCTTATCTTGCTGACCGTTTTGATATGCTTCAAAAAGAGCTCTCTCTGCGAATAAAGCAATAGTTTTTTCATGATCCATAGGTAATTGAGTCATTACATAGCTCATAAGACTATCCTTAAATCTTCTCTTAGATTTTGGATTTTGTTGTAGTTTTTCTTCGTAAGTCAAATGTTTATCCCCACATTTGTTGTTCTAGCCTTTCGACCTGTTTAATGTCTTTGCGAAAATCTTTTATTCGTTGTCTTTCTGCTTCTTCCCTCTTTAGCCTTTTTGCCATAGAAGGTTTAACAAAATATCTTCGTTTTTTCACCTCATTAAGAGTTCCTTCACGAGACACTACTTGTTTTAATTTTTGTAAAGCTTTTATAATATTTCGCTGGTCTGAATCCTTATGACCAATCTTTATTGAAATCATATTCTTCCATTTCTATCCAATGTTTATCATATATTGATTTTAAATATTCATTATCAACATTAGTTTTATACCAAGGACCGCCTAAAGTAAAATGAGCGGCACCAATATCTTCCTTATCAGGATAATTTGGTTCATTTACTAACCAATTCCATTCTAAAGGAATTGATCCTATATATTTTTCTTCGGGTTCTGCCCACTCCATTTGATGTAAATAACTCATGGGTGAGTGAAATATTTCTTTGCAAGTCAATGAATATTTTTCTTTATTAAATATCATAAAACTTGACCAATTCTTTCTGGGGTAATTCACATTTTTATGTCGGCCGCCCATTTTGACTTCACCCTTTGAAACATAATTTTCATGCTTGCAACAGTATACCATTTTATTTTTATCTAAATCTCTAACTAAACTCAAAGGATTTTTAAAAAATATAAAATCATCATCGACAAACGCTACCCATTTATTATCTTCATTATAATCAATTAACGGAACTAAGTATCTTGTTCTGGCAAAAGGATTGTTCGTATTTTTAACATAATAATGGGGAACACTGTGAGTTTTTACTCCGAATCTTTCTAAAGAAAATCTACATTTCCTATTAACCTGTTCGCGTCCTGGCGTATATCCAACCCAAAAATCTATCATACTGCTTCCATTATTTGATAACACGCATCTTTCCAAAGACTTATATCTTTTGAATCATTCGCTATATTTGTATTATTAATGTGATTGTAGAGTTCATTCATGTATCCTGAAAACCCTTGTTTTTTAGGCGGGGCAAACTTAAATTCTTTCTTAAATATTTTTACTAATTTTTCTTTTCCTATATCATTTACAAAAGCATCATTATAAAATATAGTATGATCTAAAAAAGGATTTCTTGACTCTATACAGCTCATTCCTAATGCCAAATTTGCACCGATAGCTGCACAAGGGAGAAAGGATCTCTGATCCAAATACTTATTTGTTTGAGTTACATTATTAACTTTAGAGATTTGTTTTGCTACTTGATGTTTGTATTTAGCATTTAGGATTTTTCCGTCAGCTACTCTAGAATATTTGGAAAGTTTATTATCTTTATATAAATCATAACCTCCAAATATTTCATCTGCTCCCTCTCCCGTCAACATTACTTTTACATGAGGACTCATTGCTTTACCCATTATATAATAACCAACATAACTCCATGTATAGGGAATCATATATGATTTTTGAATATATTCTATTGCTGCTTCACACCATTGTTTTTCATCGTTTTTAACTTCCACTCTAGGCTCAAATCCATATTTTTTAATATCCGCCGAAGCCCAACATTTATCTTCATTAATTGTCGTTACATAATGATCTAAACTATCTTTAAAAAGAGCAGATATAACAGAACTATCTACTCCACCCGAAACTATTCCACAATTGACTCGATGACTCGAATATGAACGTTGCATGTTTTTTAACAATTGTAATATATTGCCATCATAAACATGTTTCGGTTTAATAACGCGCGATTTAAGAGCTCTACCGCGCATGTTATAAGTGATTATTAAACCTTTGGGAAATAACTTAATGTCTTTATAATGTGTTTTATCAAATGTATAATGACGTGTTTGGTGCCAACGTTTGAGGAAGTCTTTATCTAATTTTGTTTTAACTGTTGTGGCAATAGATTTTATAGTATTGCTATAAATTAAACAATTTTTATTATAATAGAAAAGAGGTACTTGCCCTATAGGATCTCTAATTAATGTTATAGTTAAATTTTTTTTGTCATAAACAGAAATTGCATATTGTCCGTTCACTTCATCAAAATTATAATCCTGTCTTCTTATTTTTTCTGCTAACCATTCCGTATCATTAGCAAAACCCTTTGTAGGAGCGTTATATATTTCACCCACATACGTAAAATAATAATCGCCCGTATCAAATACTTGAGAGCCTGGAAATTTTCCGTTAACGGAAAGAATACTTTGATGGAAAAATGAAGAATTAAAAGTAGCAGAAAAACTAATTTCACCTCTTTCATCTATATCACTGAAATCAGTATCAATTAAGGATCTGTCACTTATACCGAAAAAACCACACATAATAACAATAATATTTAAGCTACATCCTTATTCGGGCGCCACACCCCAGTGTATATTTTCTAGCCCAGCAGGGGTTAACATGCCGGTTTTGGTGTCTTGCGTCTTCAATGAAGAGGCAAGATCAGCCGCATTTGCCTTTTTTTGAACGTATAAAGCCACGTCTGCTCGTAAAGCATCTTTTATTTCATCCGAGACGGCTTCGTCGAAGACGGTTAGATTATCAATGAATTCCTCCGCTTCTGCATCCGAAGGTGCTCTGCTGCCAAAACTGCTAAGTGCCCTAATAGCCTCAGTATGAATTTCGTTTTTATCTGCCATAGGTTATCCTTTTATGCTCTAATTAATAGCTGTGTCGCCGAAAGTGCAGTTCCTGCTATAACAGATGGTGAACCTGCAGTAGTTGATAAGGTTCCATCCGGCAGTACATAATATGTAGATCCTGTTGTTAAACCTGATTGAGAATCATCAACAGATGAACTAGCTAATTGAACTGTAGCTGTGGCACCATCCGCATATGCGGCATCAACAATACCTATATAATTATGCGCAGTAAGATTCTGAACTCCTGGTGATCCAAGGGCAATGGAAGAAAATTTAGTGTGGTTGCCGGATCCAGTTGCGCGCAAGCCGTTTATCATCAACTTCATTCCAGTTGAATTTACTGCCATGTGCCAAGGAAAAGCTACTCCCATATTATCATTGTTATAAAAAAGATCAAACCATTGATGAGGATGACATTGGGTAAAAGAACCGGGGGTCGTTATAGTAGTCCCAGTAATATCAAAAGCTTGAACATACAAATATCCTACCATACCTCCTGACGGCATTTTAGTTGTTCCAGCATAAAATCTGCCTGCTGCAGCACCCACGCCAAATACAATTTGCCATGGTTGGGTATTAACAGCCGGATAGGACGGATAGGCTCGATATACCGTTCCCCAAGATACAGAAGATCCACTTACTGTTCCAACGACAAACACCGGATCATTATCATAAGAAGTCCCAGAAAGTGTTTGCTGACCTGAAAAAACGATTTGATTTGCTATACTTGGATTCCATTCGACCCAATGTTCACCTCGACCGGTTATAGCGCAGGACTGCGTGGACATGTTTATTTCTGATCCCAATGTGATGGAGGTTGAACCATTTGTAGTACAAATATACAAAGAAGGACAAGATTGATTACCACTTGCATTATATGGAGGAGAATCATTATTCATCATCCCTGTAACTAAGAATTTATTCGCAGTATTCGGGTCAAATCGTAAACTTCTAACTTGGCCACCACCATACCACCAATGGGCATCATTCATTTCGAGGGGGTACCCTCCTTGCGGCCAAGCCACACTTCCTTTACTCGGACTAGTTGCATCATCCGCAACTACACCGCATATGATTGCAGGCATGCGCCTCGCTTTTTTACCAGTATTGGGACCGCCATAAGCCGTGGACCAATTATCATACTGAAGAGCCCAATGATTAGTTGATGAAAAATAATCCCAACTAAAACAGAAACTACCTTCATGGGAGCCATAATTGACCCATTCAGCTAGTATCATAGAGGAAACCATAGTTATTGATGTTCCTGATACAACTCCAAATCTAAGGTAAGCTTTATTGTATGTTCCGTATGCGACTGCAAACAAATTTGGGGTACTAGGATGAAAGTGGATGCAACAAGGGCTATGGTCACCCTCTCCGTCGATTTGCACCGCAGATCCAAATGATATGGTTGAACCAGACATTGTTCCTATTTTACAATGGAGTGTACCGTTATAAGAACCATATCCTACTATAAATTTATCTTCGTCGTTTGGATCCCAAGAAATCCACGGTTTATGCGATGGGGGATCCGGTTTGTTAGCTGATGAGGACGTGCCCTGAGCTTCCGCTTCTTTACCGCACCTGAGACCAAAAGTTTGATTTTGGTTACCGGGAGTAACATTATCACTCGCTGTACCTGCATCATTAGCTACTTCAATTTTTCCATCTGAGCGAATCAGAACTCTATCTCCATTGGATAATGCTCCTTCTGCTACAGCGTCCCAAGTGGAACCGGCTGGAGCAGTAAAAGCCGGATCCGGAGCTTCAACAGCCCAATTTGTTCCATCACTTGTTAAAAGTGTTCCGTCGGCTCCTGGAGTCGGCAAAATTGGAATATCTGCTCTTGAGAGTCCATCCCAAATTTTACCGGAGTTTGAACCTACTTTATTAACAATTCCGCTCATTTATGTCTCCTATGTCCAATCTTGATCAATATATGAAACTACAACGTCAACATCGGCACCGCCTGCTCCGTTTGTCACAACACAAAGTGCATCTGTTCCAGATAGGACGAGCCTATCATTATATACGAAGGTTTCATTTGCGCCAAGCGCATTTTCAGAAAGGATTTCGTAATCTGTTCCGCCTGCATTATCATCAACATACATATCAAATGTTTCTGCCGCGCCGGCCGTTTCACACAATGTAACACTTAATATCGTATAGATATGATTTGCAACACCACCCAAAACAACGCTTTCTGAATTAGTAACACCTGCTGTTAATGCTACTTTTAAAACTTCTGTTCCGCTGCCGCTAGGTATAGCCATTTTTTATTTCTCCTTAAATTTTTTATTAGTCAAAAATCAAATTAAATTATAAAAATAATCCTTGATGTAGTGGTTTCAAAGTCCCGAGTGCTCTTGCATCTCCGGAAGTCCAATTTGTTCCATCACTTGTTAAAATTTTTCCTGTTGTTCCTGGTAATGGTAATTGCGAACCCACCACGCCTGGACGAGTGGCAGCAATTAATAATGTTGTTGCTGAAAGTGCTGTGCCAGCGAAAACGGAAGGTGTACCTGGAGTTGTAGCTAAAGACCCATTAGGTTGTATGTAATATGTAGAACCGGTTGTTAGGCCCGATTGAGCGTCATCTACCACTCCAGAAAGTTGAATTGTTGCTGTCGCACCGGATGCATATACACCATCGGAAATTCCTAAGAAATTATCTGCAGTAAGATTTGTTACTCCTTCTCCTCCGATTGTACCAGTAGTAATTTTAGTATCTCCAGTTGATTCGAGATGGGTCACCATAAATTTCTTTCCGGAAGGTGAAACCGCGGCGTGCCAAGGATAAGTTGTAGTATTATCAAGCCAGTTGTGAGCAGCAATTGTTACCGGGGAACCAACCTCCGATATAGTAGTACCAGTAATATCAAAAGCTTGGCACACTAGTGGACGTGGATCAGTGCTGTTTCCTGTATAAATGGTTGTTACGCCGTAAAATCTACCTTGCGCGGCGCCAAGTCCAAAGAAAATATTCCATGGTTGTGCCGTGGAAGTGTTTGAGGCTGTTGGGGTAAACCTAGATCCCCAAGATACTGAAGTTCCACTTACTGTTCCTACGCACATTGTAGCGGGCTGATATGTCTTACCTGAAAACACGATTTGGTTTGGTATACCAGGATTCCATTCGCAGTAAGCACCGGCATCACTATTATCTACACCTTGTCCCACAAGCTGTATTTCTGAACCCATACTAGGATAATTATTTGAATCTAAATTAACTATGCGTAAAGCGTGAGCAATTCCGCCTCCTCCTGAAGGATAATGATGTACAAAAAAGAATTTCTTGTGAGTATTAGGATCAAATCGTAAAGATTTAATTTGTCCACCGCCCCATTGATAATTACCAGCAGAGGTAAGCCCTCGTGGCCATGTTGCTGAACCTGGAGTTATACTAACAGCGTCCTGAGTAACTTTACCTGCTCTCAGAACCGCCATTCGATAGTTAGTTGCACCGGCAAAATCAAACCAACAATCCATGACACAAGCATATTCTCTGTGAGTACCACTTGAATTGCGATCCCAATCAAATGCGAAATTACCTTTTTCGAAACGAGGTACACTCGAGCCGTATGAAGCACCCAGATGCATATTAAGAACAGATTTGGCTACAAATCGCTCAGTCGGTGCGTTTTCAATCATTCCAAATTTAAGTATTGGACTTTTTGTACCGGTATAGTCGGCGCCGTATGCAATTGCTACCAAATCAGCTACATCTGGATGAAAATGTATAGCAACAGGACTACTATCGTCATCCGTATCGATATCAACTGGAGTACCTAATGATAAAGTTGTACCAGATATTGTTCCTACTACGGCCCTTGGATAACCTGTTCCGAGTGGAGCGTTTTCGTCTTTATATCCTATGATGAATCTATTCTCGTCAAGTGGATCCCAAGAAATGAACGCTTTCTGCTGTGGTTGTTCTGTTGCACCACTGCCTAGAGCCACTGTAGGTTCATCCATCCTTCCACCCATCGTTTGCGATTGAGTATCGGAAGTTGGAACATCCAGCGGTGGTGGACTATTGGCAATTAGTTTAGCCGTTCCATCTGCTTGAAGAATAACTTTATTTCCATTTGCCAAAGATCCAGATGCAACAATTTGTAAAGTATCGACGGCGTAAGCTAGTGTTGTTGCCGCCGCAATTGCGTCTGTTTCTGCTTGGTCTGCTTTAGTAGTTGCGTCGGTTGCGGCATTGGTTGTTATGGTAGTATCGGCTGCTGCTCTAGTTGCTGCTTCGGCCGCTATGGCTGCTGCTGATGTAGTCCTTGACTGTGATTCAACTTTGGAATCAGCAATTAATATTTTCGTTGCAGAAACTGCCGTACCCACTAAAACTTCTGGTGTGGCCGCAGTTGTAGCTAAAGATCCATCGCTCTGTACATAATATTTGGATCCTATTGTTAAACCTGATTGAGCATCGTCAACGGCGCCGGGAAGTTGAATTGTTGCTGTTGCTCCATCAGCATATACCCCATCGGAAAGTCCTAAGAAATTATCTGCAGTAAGATTGGTTCCACCTGCACCTACAAACTCAGATAGTGAAAGTTCATGAAAAGCGGAATGCATTCCCGATGGAAAATACATAGCAATAATTCTGGTTAATCCATCACTGGCTGCACAGAAAGACCGTTGATAATAATTACCAATGTTTGGTTCAGTTCCATAGTTGGGATTACTAATGATCACCTGCGCCCATGGAGCAGATATAGTAGTACCAGACCATGAAAAGGCTCGGTGATATATTTGATAGTTTTCATATCCAACGGCATAAATTTTGTCGGCATTAAACTCCATTATGAACCAAGGGAATTTAACAGCACCGGTACCCACTGAGGAGACCTCAAAAGGCTGAGTCGGACCAGCGGAACCGGGAATGTTAGCAACAGTTCCTGAAACAGTAGCTATTTGAAAGTGTGGTCTCGAGGCGCGGTTTGGTGCAACAAATGATATTAAGAGAGTATCTGCTACGGCGGAATTCCATAATATGTTAGACATAGTTGCCCTGTCTCCTCCGCCACCGCCATCAATATCATATGGGGAACCAAGAGTAATAGTGGTTCCTGAAATAGTACCAATAAATAATTGAAGTTTTGAATTTCCCGGGACTGTTTTATCATCCCAGTTTGCATATGCAAACTTACCTGCAGTATTCGGATCGAATGCAACGGGTCTTTCATAATGTTCCCAAGCAAATTCCTGCGCGGATGTTTGTAGTCCGTACGGCGAGGTTCCTTGGCTCCAATTCTGGGGGCTGCCAAAAACGATATTTGTTCCATTATTATCACATGTCCCTGCAACTAGGAAGGTCGGTCTATGACTCATATTCATCATGTCCATCATGCCTGAGAATGAGAGCAAAAATCGATTTGTAGTTGTATACGCAATATCCCAATCAAAATAACCATACGTTGCTTGCGAATCGTAGTTCATGCCGGTGCCCATATTCATAGCAGTTCCGAGATTTACGTTTGCAACAACCGCAGTAATCGATGAACCAGTTGCTAAGTAAGTAGATACTGACCATCCATTCGTTTGCTGTGCCCAAGCAACCGCGACTAAATTTGGAGTGACAGGATGATATTTTACTTTCGGGCCTTCACTAAAATTATTATTAGGGCTCACTGCAAATGGTGTGCCCATTGATATAGTATTGCCACTTAGTGTGCCTACATTAATCATCAACTCATAACCCATACCATTATTTCTGAATAATATTACAAATTTGGTTGGGTCATTCGGATCAAAATCAACAGAACAGGAATGGTCTGCCGACCAGGAAGCATGTGCCAAGGTACGGGTGTCAGTGCCCTGTGAAAGTGGTACGTCCAGCGGAGCAACAGGTATATCGACTATTTCAACTTTTCCATCTGATCTAAGAATAACTGTTCTTCCATCGGTCAGTGCTCCGGATGCAACAGCTTCCGTTGAACCGCCGCCGCCGCCTGCTGATACCGCGGAAACCCAATTTGATCCGTCAAATGTTAAAACTTCATCTTGATTACCTACTGGCAGTTCCAGATGTCCAGGATCTTGAGTCTGCCAAGTTCCGGATCCATCACTTTTTAAAACTTGTCCTGCTGTACCTGGATTTGGGATTCGCGAATCATTTGTAGTTCCTGCAATAGTACCGATATATGGCATTTTATGTAATCTCCAAAAAAGACATAAGTACGTCAATACTGGACGCGGTGTCTGATGTTATAACTATTTTATCTCCTGTCATTAAAACTACTTTCTGATCGCCACCAATTACTACTAGCGCCGTTTCCGTTGGAATGGGGATGTTTTTAGCTATATTCGTTGTGTTTGACCCATCATTTATCGCAATGGTTGCTTTGATATTAGAAGCAGTTATATTTGCAAGTGACAAACCTATTACTGTTACTTCAGTGGCGCTCGGAACAGCATTTCCAACATCTGTTGGGGCTGTGCCTACTGCTCTTTCTGTGCTATTCTTAAAAGTACTTGCCATAATTTATTTATCCTTATCCTAGTGCAATTGCCATTGCTATCGCAATTCCTGTGACAAACTGACCTGTGGCGGTGGCAGTTCCGACAGCTAAATCAGTGGTTTCCCAAAATAAACCAGTAGAATTGGAATACAGCTTATTTGCTGTTACTGTTGGTTTGCTTACGTGGTCTGTTATTTTTATAGAAGTTCCGGTAGCAAGTTCTGATACTTTAAGACCCCCTGTTGAATTAGCTGCTAATATTGTAGCTGCACTTGCGGCACTAGTATCGTCAGAAGAAGTAATCGAGTGTGTATGTGATCCGACAGAGGCGGCATCTGTAGTAATAGCTGTTAATGTATCCGGAGTACCTAACGTAATTGTTTGTGTATCATTTCCATCCGCACCGCCTGGTCGAACAGATACTTGCATTCCATTGCCGGCAACAACTTCATCTAATCGGCCAGCATCAACCGAAGTTTTCATCTGGGCATGTGTTCTATAATGGGCTACTCCACTTGGCGACAATGAAAGAATTCTTCCACCGGTTGCTGGAGACCCACCTGAAATATTGGCAAGTTTAAAATCTCCCTCTACTTCTATTCCGCCTGCTGCTTTAAATGGTACTGTTGACATGTCGTTTATACGCTATGAAAGGTTGCTTCTACTTTGGCTACTATTTGAACTCCGTCTCCATTGAGAACGTTCATTCCTATATGAGTTGCACCTAATGTAGAACCCGAACCATCGGTTGTATCAAAAGTTATTGTTGCAGTAATATCATGACCTAATCCACCATATTGATTATTTTCTACTGTTCCGCTTCCACTTTCACAAAATAAATACTTGCGAAATTCAGTTTCATTAGCTCCAGCTTTTAATTTTAAGGCCACTTCTCCTGCAGACCAACTCGCTATGGGAACTTCAAATAACCATGCATCAGCTGCATTCGCAATAGTAGCTTCTGCTACTAAAGTTCGTGTTATATCTTTTTTAAACGTATCGGTCCAAGTAGTTAAATCTCCGCCGATTACTGCTGCTTTCGCAATTCCTAAACCACCGGATGAAAGTAATTGTCCTGATGTATTAGATGTAGCATTTACGGTTCCGTCTGCATGTACAACATTAGCAAAAAGAGATAATGCTACTCCTACTCCACCATCAGTTTGAATTGAACCGGTTGTTCCACTTGATGCATCTGCTGTACCTTCAACTACTATAGCATCTTGAACTGTTACTGTACCTTGATTCGTATCAGCATAATCCGTAACAGTTATACTACCTGTTGATAATCCACCATCAGTAGTTGTAATAAATGCAAATTCATCTTCTGATTCGTCCCATACAAAAGCGACGTTCGCGGAATTACCTCTGTTGATCATAAGACCTTGATCATGGGTAGGATCAACAAGATCGCCATTTGCGGATAAAGTAATTAAAGGATCACTGACACTTAAATTCGTTGCATTAACATATGTAAGTGCTCCGTCAACGAATAAACTTCCATCAATAGCTACATTAGCTGAAAATGTAGCATCTCCGGCTGCTGCGAATTCCTCTACTTTAACTCCACCAGTTGAATTTGCTGATAATATTACAGTTGAGGTTGCTCCGCTAGTATCATCAGAATGAGTAATCGCGTGTGTATGAGAATCTGCTGTAACTGCGTCTGTGGTAATGGTCGTTAATGTGGTTGGAGTATCTAATGTGATCGTTTGTGTATCGGCTCCAACTCCACCACCTTGCTTTGCAGAAACACCAATACCGTCGCCGGCTACTACTGATTCTAATTCACCTGCATCTATTTCTGCTTTTACTTGTGCGAATGTACGGACATGGACATTAGAACTATTATCTATTTCTAAAATTTTACCGCCGGTTGCGACTGTGCCGTCGGCAGGAGTATTATTAAGAGTTAAATTCCCGTCAGAAATTAAACCACTTCTTACTCTAAACTGTTTCATTGCCATTGTTAATCTTCCTTAAATGTTCTGCTAAAGGTTAAGGTGCCCATGGAGTTCCGTCATAATTGGTACACACTGTTCGATGAACAGTAACTACTTGTTGATCAGAAGAAGTAGTAACTTTTAATCGAACATCCGTCGCTAATATATCTGCCGCTATACCGGGTTCAATTGAAATCGCACCTAATTCCACTTCCCCATAAATTACATGTTCTGTATCTGTTCCATCATGAACTAATGCTACCTCACCGGTCCAATATGCCGTCGTGCCCAAAGTGTAATCTTCACAGGTGACAATGTACTTAGCGGATCTGAATGTATTTATATTAAAAGTATCTGCAACAACCTCTCCTGCAGTGACGGCAAGTGTTCGTGAAGTGGAAAACATCATGTCAGAATTAACTGTAAAAGTACCCTTAACCTGAAAGTCTTCAAATTCAAGCATATTTGTATTAACAGCTTTCCATGCGCTCAATGAATCATTATATTGCCACATCATACCATCAGCATATACTGATGCTGCAACGTCTTCTAATTCTCCGATACCTTTTTGAGAAATATCTAAACTCTCTGGAGTTGTACCGGGACCAGCAACCCACTTTGATGTAGCTTTATCCCAGTTTAAGATATCTCCGTTTGCGATTCCCTCTATAGTAACATCAGTTAATGCGGATATTTTTAATTGATCTCCAAAAGCTAATAATCTAGTTCCGGTGATAGTGGTAGACCCTATCATAACATTAGCACCAAAATCTAAATATTCAACACCATCTTGTTCTGTTATTCCAATTGATTTGGTAGATAATGTAAGAGTATTACCTTGAAGATATAAATCACCAAACGGCGCTTCCGTGGTACCCAGTCCGACAGGATTGTTACCGGGTTCCGGAGCTTTAGGCTTTAAGTTGACCGTTAAATTTTCTAAATCAATTATACCTAATGATACAGTTGCTTGCTGTTGCATTAATTAAATTCCTCAGATGTTCTATAGATAATTATCAAACACTGTTCGATGAACAGTAACTACTTGTTGATCAGAAGAAGTAGTAACTTTTAATCGAACATTAGAGCCTGTTATATCTGACTCAATTATGGGCATCATTGAAATTATACCTATTTCCACATCGCCATATAGAGACAGTCCTGTATTTGTTCCGTCATGAACCAACATTGCTTGGCCCGTCCAATAAGCTTTGTTGTCTGTGGTATAATCTTCGCAGGTGACAATGTACTTAGCAGTTCTATATATATTTATATCAAAGGTATCTACTACAACTTGCCCGGCTAAAATCTGAATTGTTCGTGAAGCGGAGTATCTTACTGTGCCCGTTGGGTTCTCAGCGGACGTTCCAGAATTAACTGAAAACGTTTTAGCTTTGGGATAATCTAAATCAAGATCATTCGGATTGAAGCTTGCCCAAGCGTCCGCTGATGGACTATATTGCCACATCATACCTTCTGTATAGGTATTGGGTTCAACATCATTTAATTCTGCAATATTTTTTTGAGATAGATCTAAGTCAGCTGGATCAAGTGAAAAATCCGCATGAATCCACTTAGATGTATCCTGATTCCATTCTAGAACATTTCCATCTTCAATACCAGTTATAGTAACATCGGTTAGTCCAGTTGTTTTTAATTGATCTTGAAAAGCTAATAATCTAGTACCGGAAATCACAGTTGAACCTATCACAACATTAGACCCAAAATCTAAATATTCCGTGCCGGATTGTTCCGTTATTCCGATTGATCTAGTTGATATTGTAAGGGTATTACCTTGAAGATATAAATCACCAAAGGGTGCTGTTGTTTCACCTAATGAAGGTGCTTTTTCGCCGGCGGCAACTGTTTTAGGTTTTAGATTAACAGTTAAATTTTCAAAATCAATATTACCTAAATGAATTATATTATCTTGTGAAGCAATTAAATTGATTTCCCCTTGTCGTCCGTCTTCATACAGTAGAGTCATCTTTAACCTTCAAGTAATAGTTTATTGCCGGATTCTAGTAAAGTTGCACCTTTTGGACTTGCGGTAGGTCTTAATACTAATGTTCCCTCTATTACGCGTCTGGTTATATCAAATTCGGAGTTATGAATAACAATGTCATAATTATAACGGCCGGAAGGAATATCATCGGATACGGAACCCAATAATCTTAATTGCACTGCGCCCGTCGTAGGGCTTGTTATAGTAGTGGTAAATTTATATACTTTGTTTGCACCGGTCCACTTTTGAAAATAAGCTTCAGCCGTATAGCCTGTTAAATCAGTTGAGCCGCCGCTATCATTTTTAACTGTTAATGATAAAGTATAATCAGAACCTTGATCTGCAAATATATTTACAATAGATGCCATATAATTTCTCCTTATACATTATTTATAATACCTCATCTATTCCCAAAAATACTTATTATGAATTTTAAAATTAGAGCAATCTCTCTTATGGTTACCTGTAAACATATCATAGTCTAAGGGTAAGTTGGTTGCCTTCATCCAGTCTTCTAAGAATGTATGATTTCTAATAGGAAGTCTATTTACACACATTTCTTCGGATATAGCATGACTATATTCTTGTGTTGTTTCCAGACCAACGATCCAATTTCTGCTTGAGACTTCCATTATTTGTAACCTAAACTTTTCAAGAGGTATTGAGCTATTATATTGTTTATGTTGCCAATTACCTATTTCAGATGAAAAGCCTGTATAAAAAAAATAACGGTGGGTGTGGTGATTGAGTGGAGGGGACACTTGTTTATGTAATCTACTGAAGGTGTACTCCAATTGTTTTCGCGCAGTGTTTACAGGGCGTAATTGAGGCTTAAATTTTACTAATACATGTTTTACGTGAGGAATATCATGTGGTTGATATTTATTAATTACTCCGTCGTCTTCTATCCATATGTTAGTCAATTCATAATCACATGCATTTATAACCCAATTTCCAGGATCATTCCATGCTTTATCTGCTAAAAAAGTTACATCATCTGGAACATTCATTCTATTGCGATCTGATATATTCCAGGAATAATCAAACAAATCTTCTCCTGTTCCAGATCCGTTTTCTTCCATCTCAGAACGTCTAGACCAATATGTATATCGTTCCAGACCTATTCCTCTGGCTGCTATAGAAACACCAGGACCGCTAACATAAATTTCCATTCATGTGCCCCATTTATTACCAAATAAATCTACATGTAATCTGGGCGAATATTTAAAGCCATGCTTCATTGCCATTTCAGCAACATTAAATTTTGTATTTTCTAACATCTCAGCTGTTCCACCAACTGGCATTAAATAAATATCTATATAATCTTCCCACCGAGTGTATTCAAGTTCTATTTGCTTAATTTCCTCAATATCCTGTTCATCTTGAACCACAAATTTTAAATACAAATGTGAATTTTGCACTTCTTTATACTGATGCCAATTTTCAGGTTTAATTGCTTTAAAACCCAATTCACCACTTATACTTAATTTTGGACTACATGACCACGTAATATGATGATCATAAAGACTATACTCATGTAACCATTTAAGAAATTCATCCGTTAAAGCAAATGTACTATTTGTTTCAAATGTAATATTTTTAATATGTCTAAATGAAGGATGACCTAATAAATCTGGCAATTGTTTCTGCCACATCATTGGTTCACCGCCTGTAATCACCAAATGAATATCCTGTTTATTATCTTCATAATACCATTTTTTATCAGGACAAAGATCTATTAGTTTTTCAGCTATTACATCAGCCTCTTCAAATGTTGATAGATGCATATATTCTTTTGCCCAGCTTGCAGAACTATCACATCCTATTTTCATTACAGGTAATTCTTCAATACTCTTGTACTGACTAACATCAAGTTTTTTCCAAGGCATTTCATCTCGTGGAATTAATTGCCCTCTAGGTTGTCCAAATCCAGGACACTCAAAATTACACCCAAATAATCTTAAAAATACACTTGGTGTTCCTACAAATCTTCCTTCGCCCTGAATGCTATAAAACATTTCAGAATGTCTAAGTTTTTTCACAGTTCTTTTCTCTTTTTTTTTCAATTCTCTCTCACCTTTTTGTAATTCTTTTATGACCTCTGGAATTCCTGTTCCATCTTTGTAAACCTTAATCATTATTCATCTACGTCGAATAAATCTTCATTCCATTCTCTATGACCTTCACGCCATGCCATGTTGCTTTCTGTTTCACGTACTTCTACTCTATAACACCAAAGTCTTTCTGCTTCGCCCTTTCCCCACATATCAGGAATGAATACTCCATTCATATATTTGTACAACATAGAAGAAAGCCCTTCACATCCAAGTTTTGGTAATACAGTAAGTTTTGCAATACCACGTTCTTGTAACTGTTTATAAAGATCTATTTCTGGGTCATCTTCTGCTACTAATAATGTATGATCGAATTGCTCATCTAAGAAACTTTTGAGTTCTCCCAATCCACCATAATCTGCAACCCAATTTCTAACATCCAAATGATCTGTACCAAAAAAGAATCTCATAGTAAAACTGTAACCATGAATAACATTACAATGACTATCGGCCTTGTATTGTCTATATGCACATGGAAATTTGTCTACATATTCTTTTGTGCTATTATATTTGTATATTCTTGGCTCTTTATTCATATTCCTCCTCCTCTTCTTCAGTCTCATCGAATTCTTCATCGATGTAATTATTAGCCCAGTCTTTATTTCGACGGCGTTCTTTTTTCGACATATTTTTTAAAATGTCTTTACTAAAACTCTCTCTTGTTTTTTGTTGTTTAAATGACTTTGCCATAGTGTTGGACTCGATGTTTTTATTTTTTTAAGAAACATTCTTCGTTTTTTCCTCGCATTTTGTATATAAATTTGGCTCGCTCCATCATAAAAAATTTTTCCCTTTATATGATCCATTTCATGTAAAAAGATACGAGCAGATAGATCAGAAAAATAACCATTAAGGGGGTTGTTTTCAGCATCCTCCCAAGATGCAGATAAACTCTTAGGTCTACTTATTTTAATATATAATCCGGGATATGTCAAGCAACCTTCAGTTTCCCAAACAAATTCTTCCGACTCTTCAATAATTTGAGGATTAAATAATACCATGCTATTTCCTTCATGATTCATAGCAAATGCACTATATTGATAACCTATCTGATTTGCAGATAATCCTACTCCATCATAGTATTTCATATTTTCTATTAATTCATCCCGAAATTCAATGGGGTCAACCGGAGGGCTCCAGAAGCTAAATGGAATAGTTTCCTTTTCTAATAATTCATGCCCTTCTGGCACCAAAGGTTTAATCATAATATTACACTAAAGTTTTTTCGTTTTTCAAATTTCATATGGACTCTAAATTTATCATATAAAGTATCCCCCTTATGAGAAATTACAAAAACATTTATAGTTTCTCCCTGTTCATTAACTATCTTCATAAATTCATCTGTTCCGTCGCCATCTAAGGAACTATCAAATACTTCATCCAATATTAATAAATTAGTATTAACTGAATTTTTTAATTTAGCAACGGTCCTCCATGTAAACAATAATGCTAAATCAATACGCATTTTCTCTCCCTCACTAAAAGAATCATACGTAAAATCATCCCTATATCTTGACTTTATCTCTTCATTAAAGTTCTCATCTAAATTAAAAGATACAAAGAAATTCATTTGAGTTAAATATTTGTTAATCAATTTATTCATGATTGGCAAATATTGTTTTATAATTCTAGATTTTATTCCTTCATCTTTTAAAATACTTTTGGCTGTTTCATTTATAAATTTTTCTTCAATTAATTCCTCTGTTTGAACCTTTATTTCCTCAAACTCTTTCCCATATTCCTTTAATTTCTTTTTTTCATCATTTATATCGCCAGTATCTTGTTCTAAATGATTTATACTTTCTTGTTGTTTTTTAACATATTGATCAATAACACTTATGCCATTATTAATTGTTTGTACTGTTGTCTGGTGATCTTGTATGTTTTCTTGAATTGATTGTATTGAAGATAATCGATCTCTGATTGCATTAAGTTCTTCATCAATTTTATCGATTGCTGTTCTGAATTCTTTAATCTTTTCTTGCTTTTGAATAATTTCTTTGTGTTTGAAGGCGTGGTCGATGTTTTGTTTACATGTTGGACAATCATCATTTGTCTCAAAGAAGGAGATATTCTTTTGTTCGGAATCAACATTTCTGAGAATGGAACGTTGATATTCTGTAAGTTTATCATGCTTATTATTCACCTGTTTGGCATCAGACACTTCATTTAAAAATTCTTCTACCGATTTATTAATTTCATCAATTTGTTTTATGCGAGAATCTTTTTCATCTAAGGATTTTTTAATATCATTTTCATATTTTGAAATAAGAGTTTTAGTTTTACGTTTTAATTGTAATATATAATTCTCTTTTAAATCTATTTTATTTTCAAGTAAATCTTTAGCTGATTTAGTTTTATCTATTTTTAGTTTATTCTCTATCGCATATGTTTTAAGAATATTATTCATAGAAGAAAATATTTGTATGTCTAACAAGTCCTCTATAATATCTCTTCTGTCTGATGCTTTCAATTGCATGAAAGGAACAAATGAAGAATTTCCCAAAATTACTATTTGAGTAAATGATTTATAATTTAACTTTAATACATTTTTTTCTAAAAATTCTTGAAAATCTCTTACATTAGCATTTTGTTGTAATTGAACACCATCTGTTTCTATTTCAAAGAAATTTGGCTTAATTCCTCTGCGAACTAAAATATGTTTTTTACCAACTAAAAATTCTACCTCAACAACTGCTTCTCTTTCGTTAACAGAATTTACTAATTGAGGTTTATTGACATTGCGAAATGGTTTACCAAATAAGCCGAATGTTAAGGCATCAAGCATAGTACTTTTGCCTGCGCCGTTATCTCCAATGATAAGTGTAGTTTTAGATCTATCCAGATCTATCTGGGTAAAAACGTTGCCGCTACTTAAAAAGTTTTTATAGCGCACAGATTTAAATACTATCATTAATTCTCAACTAAAAATCTAGGCTTGCTACCATTTTCGAATTGATATTCATTATCTTTTAGCTGATTTTTTAATACTTGAGATACGAGCTGATTTAATGTTATATCGTTTTCATGAGCCATCAACATCAATTTGAGTAAATCTGGCTCATCTATTTCAACTTCTACATTTTTTGCTTTTAATTTTGTTTCTTTTTCGTGGGATTTATCATCCATAAAAATTCTCTCTGCTTCTTTCAATGAACAATTATGTTCTCTGGCTATTTCAGGTAAACGCTCACCATAAAACCAATTTGCGTTGTCACTCATATTACTCTAAGGTTAAAGATTCATTATATAGGTTTCTCATTAAAATGTCAAGTCTTTTTTTATCTGCAATTGTATCCATTTGATCTATATACGAAGATAAAATAGTCATAGTATCTTGAGCTTCATCAACGAATGTTTCATCATTATCTAATTCGGCAAAAGATTCAACAACAGTAATATCCCCTACTCCAGATTTATACATTTTATCTAATATAACATCAAATAGATATGGATTAGTTTTATTTTCAACAATTATTTTAATATAACAATTTTTCCATTTATCAAAACTTACTCCTTGAACTGTTTCCGTGGTCCAATCTAAGTCATTATAAAAATACTTATGAAACATTTCATTAGGATTTTCAACAAACGTTAATTCTCTTGTTTCAAAATCAAATATATGAAATCCTCGTGGATCCTTATAATCCATCCAATTAGTTTGATAGGGGTTTCCGAGATAGTAAATAGTACCGTTATCTGACTTATGATGAAAGTGACCACTGAAAACCATGTCAAATTTATCAAATAACTTTCGATCCAATCCTTCAGCACAAAATTGCCCCCTAATCATTTCAAAACCATTTACTTCAAGATGTCCGAACATTAAATCACATTTAGTATTATTAATTAATTCAACGGCTCCTCCATAATTTTCCTTACATAACCATGGCATCATTATAAATGTTGAATCACAATATGTTAATTCACAAGGGTTGCTATAAGTTGTAATATTAGAATATTCTTTTAATAAAAGAGTTGGAGAATTTATTTCATTGGTGGTTTTATAAAATGTATCATGATTGCCGGCTAACATATGACATTCTATATCATTTTTCGCCAAGGGATTGAAAAACATATCTTTGGCATCATATAGAGATTTATAATTGACAAACTTTCGTCTATCAAATACATCGCCCATATGTATGAGATTTTTTATATTATGTTTTTTAAGATAAGGAAAGAATATATTTTCGTAAAATTTAGTAAAATAACTAGAAAAAGCTATATTATCATTTCTGGCGCCGAAGTGTGTATCCGTAAGTATAGCTGTTTTCATGAAGGGGTTTTTGCTTCCACCATATAAGGCACCAATGTATTAGCTACACTTGCTGCTTGTTTTTTTGATTTTCTTGCTTTTGCTTCTTCAAAATCACCTACAAATTTATACATATTTGCTTTTTGTTCTTCTGTTAAAACTTCAACATTGAAATGATGATCATCATGATCGTGTTCTGATAATACAATACTATCAGATAACATGCTATTATTGTGAATGGTTTTATATTTTATATAAAGTTGTTTTTTTTCTTTTTGGATTCTTCTGATAAATGCAAAATATATAATTTGGGTAAAATAAGAAAATGGATTAGAAGACCTTTCCGGATTAAAATTGTGAGCAGATTGTACACAATTTTCTATTCCATCCGATATCATTTCATCTCTAAAAGTATAATTAACAAAATTTGGTCTCAAACTTAATCTTTCCGCAATTTTCATAAAGCATGATCCAATATAATCTGGAATAATTGGAACTAGCTCTTCTGGATTTTTTTCCTTTACCTCAGCACAATGATTTTTATAATTAACCATTTCTTCATGAAATTTTTTATTATCAACATAATGTATTGATTTCGCTCTGGCCATGATTTACCTATTTTTTAGATGACTTAGTTTTCTTTTTAAGTGCTTTACTAATTACCGCTTTTACTGGTTTCTTTGCTACTTTTTTAGCTGCCTTTTTAGCTACCTTTTTCAACACCTTTGCTTCAGTCGGAGGTTTGAGAATTTCTACTTCCTCTTTAACTGGTTTTTTTACTGCCTTTGAATCATCTGCATCTTTTTTTTGTGCTTCTCTATATACATTCACAATTTCATCTTGAAAATTATTTGTATCTTTTTCTAAATTTTGCATTGATTCTAAAGTTGGATAACTCTTCGCTCTATGATACAATGTAGTTTTTTCCATAGAATCTTGAGCAGCTAATTCATCAATATCAACAGTAGCTATTTCCGTTGGATCAAATAACTTCATTGTTTTTTGATGAAACTGAACACTCTGAGGAGTATAATTTCTCTCTGGAATCATTTCTGCCGGAGGAAAAACAATTACTGTAGGAGTACCTATAAGCTGTGCTAGGTAAGAAAAACCGCCGCGCGATGATATTAGATAAGAACAATTTGAAATCGCAGTAAAGAGCTGTTTAGGGGTCATAGTATAGTCAAGATATACTACGGCGCGTTTGGATTTTAAACATGCTTCATTCAAATCATTCCAATACTTATTAACAACTTTTTCATCTCGTGATATCATTTTATCACCGATGTTTTCGAAAGAATTTTGTGAAATCAAATCCCAACCAACCGGTGGAGAATATTTGTATATACAAACAGAATCTTTTTTTGGTCTCTTCCATTGTGACTTAGTAGGATACCATTCCATTTGTGTTGAAAGAGGTGAAAACACATATTGCTCCATATTAATTGGAACATACTTATACCACATATTTCTATGAGTTCTATCTATATGAGAAAAAAGGCCTTTACCTTTCAAAGCACTTTTATAAGTTCTTAAAATATTTCCAAATGACCTTCTTATTTTAGTAAATTTAATTTCAATATCAGAGCCCCACTCTTTAACCATATATTCGATTTTATCTAAAGTAGTTTCTTTATTATTAAAACCCTTTTTCTCATGTGTATCGTCATATAAAATTTTTAATCTTATAGGCCTAATCTCATTTAACCATAACCAATAATTCATATTACAAACGATATCCCCATAACCATAATCAGTTATTATGCTAACCATTTTAGACAGATCAACATTTAGTTCATTTAAAAATACTGAATCTATACTATTATGATGATATAATTCGTGTTCTAATTGATGATATTTTGCCCACCTATTAGTAGGTAAAAGAATCCTATTCTCATCAAATAAAACTTTTATTGCTGTTTCCTTATCCATAACTTTAACCTATATTATACCCTATTTCTGTAATAATATCAACTGTTAACTTGCCGGTTGATTTTTTTGAAAAAATATATTATAATAAATATGTTGTCGGCACCGGAGAATATATAAATTACATCCTGATGTGAAACATACTATATTTAAATTGTTGTTCATTATATTGAGAAATTCTTTCTTTAAAGTGCTTGAGAGTATAATTGGTATAAGATTTATAAGATAAATCATCAGCTATATCAAATAATACAGCTTCTGTTTTATTATCACCTTTTCGCAATCCTCTTCCTATCGATTGTAAATTTCTTATTTTAGACTTAGAAGGACTGGCAAAAATGATATTATGAAGATTCCTAATATTAATACCAGTAGAAAAAGTTCCGAATGAAGCCACAATAATCGCATCGGTTTCTTTTTCTGTAATTTTTCTAATTTCTTCTCTGTCTGCTCCATCAACTCCTCCATATACAAAAAATACTTTCCTATTACTCTCTACTTTTTCTTTTATTATATTATATAATATTTTACCATGTTTTTCAACAAATTGAAACAAAAGTAATGTATTTCCCTTTTGGTCAACTGCTAGATTTCGAATAAATTTATTTCTTTTAGGATGTCTAACGAGATAATCCATTTCATCTTGATATGAAAACCCTTTACATTCAGCTTTTGATTCATCACTGTAAGTTAGTATGAGAGCTTTAATAGAAAATTCTGAAAGATATCCGGCATCAATTAAATCTTTTGTTTGGGTTACACTAAAAACTGGTCCAAATAATCCTTCAAGAATTAACTTATGAGTTTGAGTATCATCTAAAGTGCCCGTTGTACCAAATTTGTATCTACAATTTTTTAACTTGCTCATTACAGAAGTTAAAGATTTGGCTTTAAATAGATGTGCTTCGTCACCAACCATAAATTCGAATCCTTCGAAATAGCTTTTAGGTAAATTATATATTGATTGCCAAGTCGATATAACTATTGGTTTATCAGTTTCTTTTTCCTTACCGGCTCTTATAATATGACAATTTTTTTCCACATCCCAGTCATCGCTATATTCTTGAAAATCTGTATACATTTGTTGTGTTAATGATACAGTTGGTACCACTATGAGACTCCTTGTATTATAATATCTTAATAATAAATATATTATAAGAGATTTTCCGGAAGCTGTTGGAGATAAGAGTAAGCACCTATCATTTTGAATACAATGTGTTACAGCTCTTAATTGATAATCTCTAGGTTCTAGATTTAAAGCGTAGTGTCCATATAACCGAGAGCAATCAGTATCAGTGAAATTATTATTACCGAACGTAAAATTTTTATCAATTTGTAATTCATAGTCTCCGGTTTCACAGAATTTTTTAACATATTCAGCAAGTCCATAATATAATCTCCCTGTTCTTATATCAAATAGTCTTATTTTGCCGTCCCAAAATCCATTTTTGTAGGACGATGTGAATCTAGCATTTGGAACTTCAAATGTAAAATAATCATTTAATTCTGCTGCTTGGCCTCTTTCACAATCTACTAATAAATGAACATCATCTATTTTTTTTAATATCATTGTCCCATTGTAAAGCGTAAAAAGTCAATTGCAGATTTAATATTATATCCTCTAGTATTTAGGGATTTGATAATTGATTCTAAAAACTCTACTTTTATCTTTTGATATTCCAGTTTTTGATTTGCTTCAATTAAATCATCATCTCCCTGAAGATATGTTTCTATTTTAGGTTCATATCCTTTAATTATTTTAATTTTAAATTGTTCCCATCCATGTTCTTCTAACTCTTCTTCACTCATTTTTCCAGCATACCAGATAGTTTTAAACTTTAGAAGTTTCTTATTTTCAAAAAATAACTTCTTTTGAGAAAGAGATTCATCGTTATAAATCCCTAAGTATTTACTATGAAGATTGGGGAGTTTTAATAATTCTATATCTAATTTGGTATCATCAATCTGACAATCTTTTTGCCACATTGTTTGAATATCACTTAATTTCATAATATTTTATGTAGGTTCGTTTAGCCTTGTCATTGTATAATAATTATATTGAAAAACTATATCTGCTGTAGAATATGTTATGTCGGCAGACATTATATCAAACTGAACTGATCCGATAGATTTAGGCCATAAATTATAAAAATCGAATCTTAATGAGGGATTTTTTGAACCAGTAAGAATAAATAATTGCCCTGTTGTATCAAGACCAGATTCTTTTCTTTTTTCATAATCTTTAAATCCAAAAGGTTTTCCTAAACCAATTATCCATTTTTGTATTTCTTCCCAATTTTTTAGATATTCATCAACGATTATTGTTATTGAAAATTCATCAAATGATACATTATCACCAGCTACATAATGTTGTTTATGAGGTGTGGGAATAGGAATTTCTGATATTGAAACGCCAGGTAAATTGGCTGTTTGACAGTAAAATTGAGTTTCAGGCATAGCAGAGCAAAGAAATCTGAAGCCAGTAGGTGAAAGGTAATTTATATTATCTGTACCGCGTACTCCGGTAGATGCTTGTGCCATTGATACCTCGTGAGCATAAAAAAAGGGTAAGGAAATCTAAGACCCCTTACCCTTATTTATATCACTTAATTTAATACAAGATTACATCAAGTTTGTAACAAGACATCGTCTGTAATAAACATTAGTATTATAAGTGAGTGATCCATCGGAGGATGCTGCAGTTCCAGTGGAGAAAGGATTTGATACCATTCCGTATCGTGTTTTGAATCCGATCTTTGGCTGAAAATTATTCTCACCAACCGCACGTACCATTTGTAGTGGAACGTATGGGCAATAGAATAATCCGGCATCATATGCGCTAGAACCTTTATATCCTAGTACAAACCAATTTGTGTCTTGGATTGTTGCATATGGATCAACATATACTTTATAACGACCATTAAGTGTACCAGCAAATGTTGATTGTGTGTCATCAACATTCAAGGAATCGTTACCGGAAAGAGCAGGTGTGTAATCAAGTACACCAGCCATTTGCAATGCGGAAGCAACATCCGAAGAAGTCATAAGGATATTACCTTTTCCTCTACGTGTGTCGTGCCCGATAGCATTAGCTTCGCGCTCAATCTGGAACATCAGTCCCTTGAATTTTTCAACCATCCAACGACCGTTTGAATCAACATCCATATCGAATGTTCCGGCAGTGGCTACGTTGTTCTGGGCACCAGTTTTGGCGTTACCATAAATTGTGCGGATAACTTCGCGGTTAATCTCTGCCAAAATTTCTGAACTCAAAATATTTGAAAGTTCAGTTTCAGCATCAAGACCATGAATTGCTTTTAGGTCTTGGGCGAGTTCCATTGTGTACTCACCTTTGAGTGCGCGTGTTTTCGCTGTAACAGTTACCTTATCGATTGAGAAGGCCATTTCAGCAAAAGCATTTGCAGCCGAATCGCCAAGTGCTTCACCAAGTGCCGTAGTCATTCCACGACCAGGTAGATATGCAGTTGAACTTGAAGCGGCAGCCGCTGGGTTACCATTAGCGGTATGTGCAGATGTTGCAGCAGCGTCACCACCAGAAATTCCAGAATCAGCTTCACTGAAAAGTGCTTCTGAACCAGTTTGACTAGCATAACGGGACTTCATGGCGAAAATTAAGCCAGTCGGACCTGTCATAGGTTGAACACCGCAAACATCGTATGCGATTAAGAGAGGCATACTTCTGCGAACCAAGGAAATAAGTACAGGGTCATAACCCTTAATATTTCCAGCTGTAGTACCCATTCCGGCACCAACCGCGTTCCCAGGAGCGTCCTCAAATAAAATAGTAGATCCGCCTTCTTCCATAATTGATTTTTCCTCATTCTCTAACAAAACAGCTGTTACTGCTTTCCTATAAGAATCTTTAATAGGAGGAAGATCAGGATGGTCGAGTACGGGACTCCACTTTTCTTGTAAGGTTTCAGACAAATACATTGTTATTCTCCTGTATGTATTTTAGTAAATTTAAATTTAAAAAAAATATTATCTAACATGTCTTGAAATAGCAGACATGTAGTGTTCCATACCCGCAGGTACGGCTTCTTTTTCGCTTTCTTCGTCATTATTTTGTGATTCCATATCTTCGACCAAAGCAACCTTCGTATCATCTGAAGGAAAGTAATTTTCTTTAAGAACTTCAACTTTTTGTTCGTAGTCCTCTGCATTATCAGCTTCAACATTTTCAGCTAATTCTGCCACTTTTTCTTTCTGGGTCTCAGTTAAGTCTTTCGTCAATGACGATAAAACTTTTTCTTTTTTAACTTTTGTAAGTTCTGACTGAATGTCAACATTTTTACTAACTTGTTCATTCAGTTCTGATTCTAAGGATTCAACCTTATCGAATAGATCATCGACTACATCAACCTTCTCATCTGGAATTGTAATGTAGTGTTCTGTGAATAGATCTTTTAGTCCAACGAGGAATCCTTCGGTCAATTCTGAGCGAATTCCTTTTTCGATGGCTAATTTATTATCTTTTACCCATTCTTCGGAAACGTAATTAAGATAATTATCAACTTTTTCTACGATTTCTTGGATATAAGAATCAAGTTCTTCAGTTAATCGTTCTTGCATTTGTTCTTCGATTTCTTGTTCTTTACCGATCACAACTTGATTAACTTTGGCTTGAACCGCTGCTTCAAAAATAGTACTTGCTTTTTCTTTAAAAGCATCAGAAAGATCTTCACCTTCGGTTAACGCATCAATATCATCTTGAACGTCAAGTGGTTTAGTATCTTCTTCGTCTGTACCTTCTTGAATTGTTAGGGAACTAAGAATAGATTCGTAATGCGCTGCAATCTGATCTTTTTTCAGTTTGCCTAGTCTTTCATAGACAGCTGCCATCATACCAGATTTAGTTTTTGGCATTTCTTCTTCTTTTACTTTAGTCATTGGTTCGCCTTTATCTGCCATTTTAGCTTTTCCTTTAACAGGATTACCCATAGCAGTTCCGGAACCTTTAACTTCGGCGGGTGGATCAGCGTTTACAACTTTTTGCTTATCTGGTCCTTCCCCATCTTTTCCACCTTTACCAGGTGCTGGTTGATTTTTACTATCCTCTTGAACCTTGCGTGCTTCCTGAACAAGACCTATCTCTTCCAACAACTCATCAGTCTCAGTGGCCGATAGCCCCTCATCTTCGCATTTTGATTTAATTTGTTCAACGAGCTCTTCCCTTGCCTCGCCGTCTAATTCTAATGCTTGTTGAGCTAATGTTTCTAGTTCGTTCACACTATTGGCAAGAGTCTGCTGCTGTTCGGCAGTTTCTTGTTCAGACATTTGCATTCTCCTTTAGAATATCTTTTAGAATATTAGTTACTGTTATTATTTATAACATTAAAGCCTTGACAAAAACTTTTCAAAGGATGAAGTCAAGGCTGATTCATCCGGTTTTACTTTTATAAATTCTTTGACTATAGAGTCTTTAATATCTTGAACATCTGCTTCTTTTAAAATACCATTATTCCAAATCCATTCTCTGCCTTCCATGATGCCTTCTACGAAGGCCATTGGAGCAGAAGGATCAGCAACAATGTCTCCAGCTGTTGCAAGATGAAAATCATTTTGTACGATCTGGGAACCACCTAACGATTTTAGTGTTCCCATTCCTCTAGAACTTACTCCTAATTTAGCACCTTCATCAATTAAATTTTTGACAATTTTACCATATGGAGTTTCCATAATTTTTGCTTTTCCAATAAAATTTGCACCATCTTGTTTGAGTTCCTTAACCATATGTGAAACTCTTTCAAGATTTATAGTAGGTCCATCTGGATGACCTAATTCTCCGAATGCTCTGTTGGTATCAATATATTGTTTAGAATATCTAGATACTTCGTTTTGCATAGTTTCTAGTGGATAGACTCGTCCGTTTCTATTTTTTTGTTCTGCTTGTAAAAATACACCTTTGATATAGTAATTTTTTTGATCTGTAGAATTATCCTTTTCTACAAGCATTTCTACGTCTTCCATTAGTTCGCAAATGAGTTTCATTTAATTCCTTATCTGATAGCGACTTTGGTTAATAGTACACCGGCATTTGCCGCGAAAATCCAATCCGTAGGATCTTTTTCAATAAATGCGTCTGCGCCTCCGGCTAAAACAAAGCTACCTTTTAAAACGCTACCTGCAGTTTCTACGGTAACGAGATGATTAGTAGTAGTGTTATTAAATGCTCTAACACACGTTGCAGATTGTACATCGCCGCCTGCGCCGGTTTGTATCTCGGCCGGTGCTGATGCTCCTAAAGCTTTAATCATTCTCATTATTAATTATCCTAACTAGTATTGTTATGTTTATTTATACAATTTCTTCGGCTATGATTTCATTTTTTATTATCAAATAAGTTAGAATTAAAATCTTTTTTTAATTCCTCTATGCGACTCGAGATTTTATTATTTAAAACATCAAATGTCCTGTCACGAGCCTTATATTCTTTTCCACATAGTATATCGTCAATCATATTTGCTATAGTTTCTCTACCTTTATTTTCCAACGACTTTCCTTCTAGGTAGGCTGTATAATTTTCCTCCTGTAAGCATTTCTGGTTTAACTGCTTCCGGTTGACCAGCTTCTGGTGGAGGTGGTGTTACTCCGGGTTGTACATTAATTTGATTACTAGGATCGGCTACAGGTGGAGCAGGTACTTGTGGTGGCATTTCCTGACCATCCTGTTCTGCTTCTTTAGCCTCATTTTCTATTTCTTTTTCTATTTTCTTTTGTTCATCTGGCGTATGTCTTAGAATATTATCTTTAACGTATTGTTTAGATATATATGTTCCTACTAATTCTTCAACATCTCTCATCATATTATATCTATCGGTCTGTAATTCTTGAGATTTTAATTCTGCGAAATGATTATCTAAGGCATAATTAAATTTTATTGTTTCTCTTAATTTAGTCCATTCAGAAGTATGAATAACATTTTTAAGAATTAATTGTTTTTCTAGGCATTGATAAAATAAATGTGAAAATCTTATTCTGATTCTATCAATAAATCTTGAAAATTTTAATTCGTCTCTGCTAATTTCAGATGCTCTACCTAATACAAAGGGAGTATCGGCTTCTAATCGTGACAAGGGAACATTTAATGATTGATATAATTTCCTTCTGAAATAATCAACATCGTCCATTTCACCTAGATTTTGACCACCAGGTAAAGTAGTTATTTCTGTTCCTCTTCCTCCTTCTCTCCGAGGAAGCCAATAATCTTCTAACATCGATTGATGTCGTCTATCATCTTTTATATCACCTGTAGCAGCATCATAAACTAATTTATTTTTATACCGAGTCATAATATCTTTGAGATATTGTTCGGCTTTCATTTTAGGTAAATTACCTACATCAATATAAAAAATTCTTCGTTCCGGAGCTCTTGCAATTCTATAAATTACAACAGCATCTTCCAACATTCTTAATTGATTTAATCCTTTAATGGCTTTATGCAAATGAGAAATAACATATTTTTTATCTTTAGTCATTACTCCCGAATGAGCCATTATAATAGAATCTGGTGCTACTTTAACTCCCAGTTGACTAGGAGTCAATAAACCCTTATCATTAAATAGATAATATTCATGAAATTTCGGTAATTTAAAGACACTAGGTGATTGTTTTTGATCCGGTTTTATTTCTCTAACCTTTTTAATTTTAAGGGCATCTATTAATCTAAGTTCTTTTATTCCTTGTTGAGGTTCTTTGGGGTCAATCATTACATGATAATATATCCTACCTTCAATATACCACCTTTTAAAAATATCATATGCTTGATTATTAAAATCTAGCATTTTTAAAATGATATCAAATTCTTCATCGATCCGGTTTTGCAAACCTTTAGATAAATTCGTTTTTGTTAGATCTAATTGAACTGGATTTCTATTTTGATTTGTGATGATAGCTTCTTGAATGATATTTTCAACAGCCATATCACATTCGGGGTGTTCATTCATTTCCCTATATTTCATGATTAAATCCGCTTCAGTTTTAGCAGTTGCTTCTAAATCTAAGTAGGAAGCAAATGCCCCACCGGCGGAGGTGGCTTCTACAGCCCCTTCTTCATTTTCAGGGAATGCCAGAGCCGGGAGGTCTGGCCTTTTATCTCTCTCAATATTGAATCCAAATAACTTCATAATATATTTTTTAATTTAAATTGTTTAAGCGCCTGACGCGATTTTGGCTTCTTTGTGAAGATAGTAATCATATTGCCAATCGATTGTAAATTCCTGGATTGTATTAACGGTGTCCCAACTTAAATCAATCGCGGACATGTTTGAAGGCCAACAGTTGAGAAACTTCCACTCCTGATCTTTCTCACCATCTTTCTTATACATATCTAATGTAATTGTAGCGGTATAATCAGAGCGAGTCTTGAAGAGATCCTTCGTGGCTTTGTTCGATTGCGCGCCACTAAATGATTCAAACCATTCCACCATGACCTTATAAATATCCATGGATTCATCATTTACAACAGTCGTAGTTAATGGTGCAAATTCTCTACTTTCTCCTGCAACTTTTACATTTCTACCAAAATATGGAACTTCAATGGCCGTAAGTGTGGAGCCGGGTACGTTGGCGGCTTTGCACATATATGAAAATGCACCGGAACTCAAGTTTGTTACGGGCTTACCTTCCACTTTACACATCATTAAATTAGTGCGGGCACCACCTCCGGACATTGATTTGGTAAACGCTGTTACATTAAAATCTGCCATTTTTTTCCTATTTTATTTTTTATGGGTCTATGTAGGAATTATCCAATAATCATAAGCCCAGGTAACGGAGTATTCCATTATGGCATCATTGGGTTCCCAATTAACATCAATTTGATCTAAAGAACTCGGCCAACAATTTTTAAGTTCCCATTTTCCAATTGCAGCGCCCTCTTTTCCACGAGTAGTTATAAGCATACTTCGTGTATATCCCGTGGTACCGAGTTTCTTTACAAATTTTGGATCCCTTACATTACCAAAATGAGAATTTAGTTTATGCATCCAACTTTCGATTTTGTTCCGGAGAGCATAACCTTCATCATTTAAAACAGTAGTTGTTATATCATCAAATGATCTATTACCTGGTAATTTTACTGCGCGACCCATAAACATAGTGCTTACTATTCCTACGGTGCTGGGTGGAATTTGGATTCCCTTACATGCATAAGTAAAGTTTTCAGTTCCAGTCTTCGATGTGCTGTCATCTCCCAAAAGAGTAATTTGAGAGTCGAATAAGGATGCTCTCGCACCGCCACCGGATAATTTAGATATAAAAGAATCTTGTCCATCGACCTGAAATCCAGCCATTTTAACTTCCTTCGTATATTAATTATTATTTATATTGTTATTTATACGATATTTTTAATTATTTATACTGCGTTTACAACTTCTTCAAAATCTACACCACTTCTTACAGCAACAAAGTTCAACAATACGAAGTTAATGCTCTTAGTTGGTTTGACAAAAATACTACCAATAAATTCATTTCGATCAATAACCTCTTGAGTATTATTAGATTCGTCACAAACTACTGCAAAATCTGTTATACCCCCTCGTCCCTGAATATCTCTGAGAAAAGGTTCAACTGAAGAAACAAAACTGGATCTGGTAAAATCATCATTGAATTCAAACATTGAAAATCTAGCAAAATTTGCAATTGACTTTTCTAATGTAATAAAAAGCCTTCTGACGTTAATTCTATCAAATGCTGATGGTTTAGCTAATAAAGTTTTATCACCAAATAACAATGTTCCTTGTCCTGCGAAAGAAACAACCGGATTTACACCATTTTTATAAAGTAAATCTCTTTGTGTTTTATTTGGGTTCCATGCTAACCTAGCAACATTTTTAACTGCACCTCTATTAAATCCCGCTGGTGAGAAGAAAAAATCTCTTTCAACAGTAGTTCGTACAACTAATCCTGCAGTGTCCGGATTCAATGGAATATATCTGAAGGTATCGTTATACTTGTCGTATTGGTATTTCCAACCACAATCTATAACTGAATAAGATGAACTCGGCAATAAATTTCTAAAATCATTAACCGCATCTACTTCATTTCCTTCATTATTAACAACATCTGATTGTTCCGGTGAAACGAAGACCATACAATCTTTACGCGTTTCTGCAATATTACTAATAAGATATGAATTAATAACTGAAGAAACAGCTCCAGATATAATCAAAGACACATCAACATCTTCTGCTGATTTAAATTTATCATATCCCAAAATAATATTAGCGTCAGTTAATTCTTGTCCATCTGCACCACCCGTCATACTAGTCGAAAAATTAGTTCTGGATTGTGTATAAGATGGTTTAGAAGCAACATTAGCAGATGTGCCCCATGCAGCTGTATTGGGAGCTGTATCAGCACCTGTTCCGTTAGGATGTTTCATCCACCAAATATATTTGGATCGTCTATTAATCGCCTCTTTATAATAAAGCGCTTGACCATCTTCGGATTTAGCATCGCTGGCTACTGACAAAGCTGGAAATATTTCAAGAACAGTTCCTTTGACGCCTGTCCACTCTCCGTCTTCGTCTGTTATTATTACATGAACTTCATCATTATACACCCCTCTGCGAGTTGCAAAATCGGAGGTAGTTGGTGCATAATCAAAATTACCTGCAAATTCCCATTCCCTCTGAAAATTTACCGAGGTCGTAATCGAGGCTGAACTTGGAGAAATTGCATCGACTAATGTAGCCGATGTATTACTGGTAACAGAAGCTACTTCGAGAGTTTCTCCAGCAATAGTTACGTTATCTCCAGCCGTTAATTGTATATCAAAATATGTTCCAGTCCCTGTCATTACTTTTCTTGCAGAGTCAGCAATTTGAACAGTTCCCATTATTGCTCCGAATGCATCTTGACCTACGGCTTTATAATGAGATGATACAGTTCTTACAAGGCTTGCTCCAACAGATACATCGGTATTTTGTGAAGATTGAACTGTCATTCCTGTGTCGGTACCAATTGCTGTTACAAGATAAAAGACAGTACCTATATGAACAACATCACTTACCTGTATTTCTGATGTGAATGCTGTTGATGTTCCTGTGACTGTTCCTTCTGTTCCAGCAAAAGCTATTGTTACAGTTCCTGTAAGTCCTTCAGCTGCTGTATCGGCACCACATAAAGATACCTTCATTGAATTGCCTAATTCTCCGGCAAATTTAGATGCAAATTCTCCGAAATCATTTGAAGGACCAGATCCTCCATATTCTGAGTAATATGTATTATAATAAGATTCATCGCTTTTAATTAAAACTGCGTTTGCTGAATCTGTAGTTGCGTTAAATGCTGATGAATTTGCTACTCGAACAACATTCAAATTTTGTCCGTAGGCTAAAAAATTCGCCGCTGAAAAAAAACTTAGATATGTTGAAGAGTCAGGCTTCTGGAAGTTTTCCACCAGTAGATCTTCACTGCTTACATTAACAATTTTATCTATAGGTCCCCAGCGAAAAGCCCCAGCAAAAGCACCTGCAGTTGTTCCGGTCTCAGGTACAATGGTAGTTAAATCTATTTCGCGAGTAACTACTCCTGGACTTACTGTAAATGCCATCTTCTTCTCCTGTAAATCGCTGAAAAATTTATTAAGTTCATGTACTATTAGTTACTATGATTATTTATAGAAATCAACTCTTCATACACCAAATACATTATGACCAGTTTCTTCTAATGCTCGATCTATTCTTTCTACTGACCATCTTGTTCCCTGATCATCAACAATCACTTCCGGTTCAAGGCCATCTTCAATAAAACCGAAGGGTAAGTATGATTCATCTATTTCTTTCATTTTTTCATGATACATTTTTTCTCTTAAATCAAAATCTGTTAATTCTTTAAAATATGGCTGATTTGTTAGCCATGCGAAGATCACAAGAGTAATAACTAAATCATCATGATGACCTTCTTCTGCTTCATATGATTCTTTTTTAGCTGAGAAAGATGTGAGTTCATATATTATATCATAATCTGTAATTATAAGTTTGTCTTCTTCTATTAAATTTTTTAATGTTGCACATCCTAGTCGTTTAACTTGTTTTGTAGTTCTTACTCCCCATTGTGCATTTTTTCCAAATCCCCCACCTAATTGCTGCCCGCCGCGACCTTTCCAATTCATCATTAACATATTTTCATATTCCATATCCTGATGAAGAATTATCGCGACTTGTTCCCCTATATCATTAACCTCTACTAATACAAATGAGTTATTGTAATGTTTTGCAGCTTTATGAATAAAATTTGGATATAGCATGGGAGATATTTCATTATCTCTATATTTTGCAACAACCTTATAAGGAAGAGACGTACTGTCTATAACTGTAAAAGCTGAGTAATCTAATTGTAATCCTTTTGCTGTATCGCATACTATTGTATAAGTATGTTTTTCAATTGGTTGTTCAAATATGTCTAAATTTTCATAGGTATGGACTGGTGTTTTAAATGGCATAGATCTTAATTTTGAACCAGATATTAATGTTCTTGTGCTCCCAATAAATTCAGTTTCAAATTCTTGAGAAAATTGTCTCTCGCTTGTATTGCGAATGGTCTCTTGTTTCCATGCAATATCTCTGCCAGGAATTTCAGACCAATGAACTTCAATGGGTATATAGTTACTTCTTTTTTCTTCTGAATCCACCCACATTTTATAAAATTGATTTAAACCGAGTGGTGTAGATACTATAAAAACTTTCGTAGTCTGTCCGGAAGAAATAGTAGGATAAACCGAAGTGAAAAATTCTTCTGCTAATTCTTTCGGAACGTGTGCGAACTCATCTAGGAAAATAATATTAAAAGATGATCCCCTTACCGCCGAAGATGAAGTAGCTGCAGCTAATACTTTTGAACCATTCTCTAATTCAATGTTACCTTTATTCCATGCTAATATACCTTGCTGTAACCATATGGGCAAATTTTCATACGATAATTTTAATCTATCCAATAATTCTCTAGCTAGGGATCCTTTATTAGCTAGTATACCTACTTGAACATTTTCGTTAAAAAGTATATAATGTAAAAAGAAGGCTATGATAGTTGTTGATTTTCCTGATTGGCGGGGCATCTTACATATCACAAAACGATTATCATGAAATGTACGAATCATATTTTTTTGAAAAGGATATAGATTAAAATCTACTAGTCCATGATCAACATGAATGATTTTTACATATTTTGTGATAAAATAAACTGGATCGCTGTGACATTTAATATATTCAGATAATTGTTCCTCAGAAAATGAAACTGGAACATTAGATGATTTAAGTTTTGGATTACCTAGGTAAGAAGTGCCCATATCACTAACTCTTTATTATATTTTTCCAATCAACGGAATCATATGGAGTATTGGAATGTGGGTCTGTAGTTTTTTTGAAATGTTTTGGATCAATGGAATTAATATAATCTTCATGATTTATTTTGCAATGTTCATCGCGAATAAATTTTACTTTTGTTTTACGAACTTCTTTTCTAACTGTTATTCCGTTTGATTCTCTTATTGCACGCCGGACTTTTCTAAAATTCCATACCCTTATATTATGGGACATTAATTTCCTTTTACCGACCGGATTTCTTATGTACGGTCATATTTTTTCGCGCTTGTTTAATTCGTGCAGGTTCATCTCTTATAATCTGCCGTCTCATTGGTTTCATTTTTCTATTAATAATTGCTGCTTTCATTCCCTTCCACATTTTTCTTTTTCTAATTCCAGCTGCCCCTTTTGCTTTCATTATATTATGAGGAATGACTTGTCTTTGAGTTCTGGTCCGAGTGGAAGTTTGTATTTTAGTTGCAGTTTTTCTTCTTAATTGAGATCTTTTCTTTTTTATTTTGAAGGATGTTCTTTTGTTTCTTATTTTTGCTTGCCGACCCATCTTTCTCATTCGTTGGGTATACTTAGCAGAACTTTCTTTTTCAAGTAAAAAATCTTCCCCAAGTCCTAAATCTTCTTGTTCAATCCATTCGTAGAAATCAGCCAGCATATTAGCTTCTTCTACTTCCTCAATGAATTCTAATATTTCTTCATCTATTGTAGAAAATTCTTCGAATGTTAACATAGGGTCCTATCTTTTATAAAAAGTGGCCAGCTATTACACTGAGTAATGCTATTATAATTGCGACCGCACTTGTAATAATAATTCTATTTTGTTTTAAATGTTGTTCAATAAATAAGGCTCTCATATCATCTATGCTTGTTTTAACCTTATCGATTCTTTCATGTATTATTAATCTATCTTCTTTAAATGTTTCTTTTAATTCATCATACTTTTCTTCCAACCGCGCATACCTTTCCGCACATAGATCAACATGCGTCTCCAAGCTATCCTTTTCGGTTTCACTAACTTTTCGACCAGCCATCTCTCCCTAAATCTAAGTTTGCAAATGAATACAATTATTCACTGTTTCCATTTAATGATTTTTCGAACTGTTCCATCTCTTTGTGTTCCGGATCATCTTTTTCTTTAAACCAGTAGTCCGTGGATTTCCCGAGCACCGCGACATACGCGCCCATCAAAATATTAAGTAAATCGCGAGATTCGTCAGGCAGCGTGGCAAAAAACAACAACCATACTAAAATCAAAAATGTTGCAACAACAAACATTGTTATTATAAAACGAGACCAAAAATTTAATTTTTTGCGTCGTTCAGTTCCCTCATAAATCAAAGCCTTCATCGGATCACCTTCCCATAATTTTTCTTCACTATCATGAATCATTTCATTAGTTGTATTTATCTTTCCGTCTCCCCGACGGTCTTTTTTACTAGGTATCGCCATAATTATCTTTCCTTGTAATTATATTTATATATTCTTATTTAACTGGGATCAGGCCCGGTTGCACTTTCACCTCTGACACATCCTAAAGAATTATACCTACTTTGTCTCCATGAATGAGTTTCTTCATTATATCTCATCCATATTTGATTACCAGTTGAATCACAATTTTGTACATATAGTTTTCCATTTATAGTAAACACTCCTGATTGCATAAAACCTTCAACCTTAGGTAGTGTCTCCATACTTCGTATCCATAATGGAGAGTTAGGGGGAGCACAAGAAGTAAGTAAGAAAATAGTAGCTACTGTCAATATTATTTGTATTAAATTAAGGATAATTAAATTTAAAATTGTTTTCATATTATCTTTTTAGTAACTTTTTCTTCTTCTATTAACTTAGCCTCGAATTCTCTTAAACGCCTAAAAACACTTATTAATTCAATAATGGTAGGCCACGCTTTTAATAGATATTGCATCGATCCTTCTACTCTACCAAATGCTCTTATTATTTGTTGCATTACACCTAGAGTCATTACTCCTGCAACTATTGCTGG